GAACTTCTATCTTAAGTACGACCAGTACTACCTACGTTGTGGCAACTGGTCAAACGCTAACGCCAGTTGCTGGTACGTATTATGTTGCTGCTAGAGCTATCTCCAGTGCAACCACTAACGGTCATAACGTTTTCTTGTCTGTTTTTTCCAACGGATCACAAGTAACAGACAGTGAAATTTATTACTTCGTAAGAAATGGTAATGGTTTGCTAGGCGGCACGTCTGACACAGGCGAGATGCATACAGATGCCGTTGTGACAGTTAACGGCTCTCAAGCTATCGACATGAGATGGCGCGTCGATGGTGGCACCGGCAACCTAACAAACTATAGTTTAACTTTGTTGAAGCTGTCTTAATTGACGATTAGGTCGTCAAGAGCAATGAGCTCGTTGGTCGTAATGTTAAGCTTGTCGCCTAGATCGCTAAGCTTAACGTTTCCAACATCTACATCAGTGTTCAGCAAGCTGTTAAGTTCAGCTGCCAATGTATTCATGTTCTCGTCGCTCAGCTTAACGTTGTTGCGCTCGTCGACGATGATTTTACCGTCTGCATCCCTTTCGCCTAGCTTCTCTAGAGCTTCATGGCGAACTTCATCATACCTGTTGAGCTCGTCGTTGACACGCTTGATGATGCCCTTCAGTGTAAAGGCTGTTCTGAGAGGAATCTCTTGCCCAGCGAGCTTCCTGAGAGTTGCTTGAAATTGAGGATCTGTGAGTTTACTAAGCTTCATGTTGGTCTCCGGGTAAAATTGAATTATACAAAGGCAGTTTTATGAGCTTAAAAGATCTAGCTAACAATTGGAAATCCTTCATAGTAAGAATGAACGAGAAGGGTGTGCCTGTACCGATGGCGCGCTACAAGGGCGAAGGTTCTCCGGCGCTAACCTTGGTTGTCATGTCTTCTGGCCTAGTGGCCATTGGCATAGTTGGTAAGTGGGCAGGTCACTTAGGTGGCATAGACATGAACAACGCTATGGAGTTCTTCTACGCTAGCTGCACCCTATTCTTTGGTCACTCCTGGGTCCACAAGGACGCCAACGGCACCACGGACGCGATCGATACGAAGGGCGAGGATAAAGGGCCTTGACAAGGGCATACTAAATATCCCAAAAATTCGTCCTGGACCATCCTAGACGTTCTCGTTTGGTATTTAAAATCATCCGGAAGATTCCATTTTTCTTCACTTCTAGGCTACCACTGAGTTACCTCTCTAAGTTGGCCACGTGATATCATGGTAGTAGGCCAGTGCCTCGGGGGAACGAATGTCTGACAGCAGGAAGATCGACCAGATACAATCTAAGGTCGACCAAGTCGCTGAAACTCTAAATAAGATTGACAAAGATGTAGCCCTCCAGCAGGCTGCGCTTGAAGCTCATACTAAGCAAGATGAAAAGATGTATGAGGAGTTCAAGAGGATGAACGACGTCCTTCAAGAAAATACTGAGTCGTTAAAAGTTCACATTCAAAATAACATGCTCCTCAAGGACATGATCCAGAAGATGGATGATCGCCTTAGTCCTATCGAGTTAGAGCACATACAAAAAACAGCAGTACGCGAGTGGGTACTTAGAACATCTAAACTCATCGCAAAGGTTGGCGGAGCTATTGGCGTCGTAGCAGCAGGCGTCATGTGGCTTAAGCCAATACTGCAACATTGGCTACTTAAGTAGTTAAAAATGGTAGTATAAGAAGATCTAGTAGCCATGGGAATTAACCCATGTCTGTAGTCCCATAAGGAGAAACTATGGCCTATCCAGATAAGAACGGCGGCGCTTTAACGCCTCCAAATAGAGCTCCAGCAGCAAAAGTACTCGCTGGCGCCCTCGCTAACAACCGCGTAGCTCAAGCCCTCATCGCATCGCTTGGCGCTTACAGCATCCCTGCACTGATCGTTGCAACCAACGTCTCCACGACGATTGACTTCGGCGCTCTTGCTGTGGGTGACAAGGTTCTTCACATCTCTGTCGCTGGTGGCACCAACGACCTCACCACGGTAGCTACTAAGGGCACTCTTGCTGAAGCTGCTATCGTTGGCGACGTCTACGTTGTCTTCCGCGCAGTGAACCTTGACGCAGCTAACCCAATCGTTCCAGCTGGCGGTGACCTAACCGGTCGTCAAACTGGCGATGGCGGTCAAGACTTCTAATTAGAAGTTTCAACTGAATCAGTATTTGGGCTACTTGAGCAAAACTCAAGTAGCCCTTTTACTTTCTCCTGCACGTAAGCAGGATCGTTTAGCTTGCGGTTGCGACCGCTGGGATGAGGCATCTCGTAGAAATCAAGCTGAAGCAGTGTCAGTGCCTTCGCTGCGGTCTTGCCCAATGCAACAATCCTAGTTGGCGACGTGGCCTTAATATCCTCGGCGAGTCGCGTGAGGTTAGACTTAATCTCTGACGTCTTGAGCGGGCGATTGTTTTCCGTCTTCTCGTTGAGAACGTTGATGTGGACCTTCATGCCCTGAATGTCTCTGGTCCAGTCGGTGAGAATCTTGGAAGACTTAGTGGACCCGTGAAACGCGACCTCGCAGGTGCTGGCGTTAGAGGGGTTCGAACCCACAAAAAGTATTGTGTGCATAGTACCTCTTGTTTAAAACTTTTGGATCAATCTGACGGAGTAATTGTACGATCGCGAATTTTGCTGCGCAGCGTATAGCTTGCCGCAGCGTCTTGAAGGACTTGACGCCGATGATGAGGTTACAACCTTGCTTCTTGCTCCTGATGGTCCAGTTCCAGTAGCCAGACCTACCGTAGATGTTGATGAAGATGTCGCAGCCTCTGACTGTACCCGTCAGATGGAAGGAGCCGTCACGATACAGGGTCGGAGGTTCGTTCTGAGTTGCTACCCACTGTATAAGTGATCTCGTGGAGGCCGTCGTCACGACGAGTAATTCCAGTCTTGACATCAGGCATGTCAAGTATCTCTTGGAAATCCTTATATAGTTCCCTAGCAACCACCTTAGTGATCCCACAGTTTATCATCAACCTCATACATAGTTTGCATGGACTAAGAGTGCATATCAGGGTGCAATCCTCCATGGAGATGCCGTGACGCGCGCAGTTAGCTATCAGGTTCTGCTCGGCGTGAAGGATGAACTCGTACTTCAGAGGGCGAGTGCACGGCAGGTGATTGTCGTTCGCGCCTCTGACGAACCCGTTGAAGCCAGTGGCAACGATCGCTCCAGACTTGTTGTTCACGAGCACTGCACCGACTTTGGTCTCAGCATCATGAGAGCGCTCGGCGACCACTGCCGCCATCTTCATGTAGTTCTCTACTTTTGTTGGCCGCACAGTGCATCTTCCAGCGGGAACGGCTGCTGCATCGTCACCTTGCGATGGATGAAGTGCGTCGCGTCTGTTATTTGAGTCTTTCCAACCTGATAGGAATTTTCTGATTCTAAGCATTTGACCTCTATCATTCTGTACTTGCCTTCCAAGTACTTTGTTCCAGAATAAGCCAACTGGCTTTCCACATGGCTAGGCATGGCTGAAAGAGGATGATCCTTAACGCTTAGGATCTCAAACTTGTTGACGAGCAGATCGTCGAACGTTCTGCCCGCCCAAAAAACGTCACCTGGTTTTAGCTGGTTGTACCAGCCCAAAAGTTTCTTTACCGATCCAGTTGGGAACAAGATCTTCTTGTTCTCCTGGATGGCGTTGTCGCGGTAGCGTCGCTTCTCGAGGTATTCCTTGTTGTACTGGAAGTTGCCGTCGCCCTCGATGAGGATGTGATCGACGAAGTCTGGATCCAGAAGGAACCTAGTATTCTCCGGATCAAAGTTTGCCGTGCAAACTAGGTTGGTAGTGAAGCCGGTACCGTCAACCTTCAGTTGCTTGATGTAGCCGATGCCGAGCTCGTTCTCGAAGACGTACATGTACTTCTTGGGAGCGCCTACGCTCGTCTTCTCTGTGACCCAATTATCTGGAGTGTGGTGACTCCAAGATTTAGTCTGCTTGATCAGAATGTCGCCGACGTTGAACTTGAAGTGATCTTGAAAGCGAAGGAAGCGCATGATGGGACTGCGCTCCAAGTCGCTCTTCTCTCTGTCCTCGTCGATTCTGTTCTTCTCGTACTTCAAGCTCATGTTAGTTTATAGGCTTAAGTGGGCCGCAAACCTTGCAGACCAACTTCCACGTAAGCGTGTTTCCCTCAGTGTCCTTGATCTCATGGTAGTACCACTTGTGCGGCGGGCACTGTTTAACTTCAATAACGTCTTGGATCTTTTTCTTCTCGTGCTCTTGGGCAGCTCTGCTAACCGACACAACGAAGTAGATGAGGAGTAGGATCACTATGATTTCCATTACTCGGCGTCTCCCTCGTTGCCCTTAACTCCAAGCTCTTCTCCGTCGCTGTAGATGGATAAGCCGTCGTCAGCTTCATCTAGCTTTGATGCCAACTCGCTAAGTGAAACTACTAGCTGCTTCCCGTCGATCTCTGTGGCTGGCTTGTAGCGCTTGATCTTTACCTTCTGAGTGACCTGGCCTCGAACGGGGCAGTTGAACGTAACCTCTTCCTCGTAGATTTCCTCTATGCGAGGGTCTTTTCGAGGCTTCTTCTCGACTGGCGTTGCTGTCTTCTTTGGCCTGGGCATTTACTTCCACTCCGCGTTCATTATCTGCGTTATTCCCCGCACGTACGCCTTTATGGCGACGGGTAATCTTGGCTGCTCGCAGAATCGTCTCCACTCGTTATACGATCCCTGCACTATCACTGTCGTGTACGTGCTGATGGGCATGAGCATCTGGGAGACGAAGCGGTCGCAGCCGTCAGATTCAAAGGCTTTTGGGTTGATCATCAGAGCTGCAGTGTTGTGCGCGATGAGCTTAGCGATCTCTGTGTTGGCGTGAAGGTCAGGACCACCAATCTCACCTACGTTAGGAACGTAAGCTTCGACCTCAGTAACAGGGACGTTGATGATCTTGAAGTTGAACGTGGATAGATTTAGCTGAACGAACAGAGGGCACTTCACCACGACGGTGAGGCTAGACAGCTCTCGCAGAAACTTGGAGTCATCCTTTTGGAATAACTCGCGCGAGATGTCGTTCAGCTTCTCAGACTTGCAGGTGCTGTCCAGTTGGGCTACGTAGCCCTTATCCAGACAGGGAATCCGATTCAGTAGCATCTTCTTCCTTCTTCTCGTGACGTGGGTCAGGTTGATGCGTGATCGCGCTGAGACCAGCTTGGCACGTGTAATCCTTAGGCGTGTCGAACGCGCCCGCTAACATCTCTTCAGTGATGAGATCGTTGTAGTGGCACTCGATGTAGTCGACCGTGTTGCCGTCGAGGATGCGAACCTCGTTCTTGGGGTTCTTGTCGAGGACAACAACCTTGGCATGGTGCTGATGCTCCTGCCACATGCTTCCTACTTCTTGGAGCATCTCCGTGAAGTCGTATGGGCCGTGAACCGTGCTGGACAGAAACTTAACGCTGTCCGGGTCGCCAGTAGAGACCGCCACCAAGAACTTCTCGTTCTTGATCTTGGAGAGGTCCATAACCTCAACTTCGGCCAAAAAATTTTCTTTCTTAACAGGAAGATCGCTCATCGGTATATTCCCTCTCAAAAATTTATAGAATCAGATATTGAGCTCTTTGTACGTTCTAGGTCTCTCTCTGTACAGAGCTTTGCCCCAGAAGAAGTCAGCAGTTATGTCCTTAACCTTACCGTTCTTGTCGAGCACGGTTAGAACTAAGACGAAAGGTCCCTTCACCCTGGTTTGCTCTCTCCAGTTGGCCTTGTTGTTAAAATCTTTCGGACTCATCTGCTTGATGTCTTGTATCAGGTAATAACCTATGTTTGAAGTCCACAGCGTGTCGCCTATCACCAGAGTGCCAAAGAAGTCAATGACGTCTTGCAGCTGATCCGTCTTAACCTTGACAGACTTGTTATGCTTCGTGACGGCGTTCCAGATGTCCTTCTTCGACCTATGCAGCTGAGCTGGGTCAAACTGATCGTCCTGAAGAAGCAACGCATCAGCATAGTCAGGATCTAAGATGAATTCGAAGTTGCGATCGATTGGTCTGTAGTCATCCGACCCAGTTCCTACGACAGAGTACAAGCCGCCGACAGGGTTACCGTTCTTGTTGGTCCTCTTGACAAACGGCATCCCGTCCTCGGTGACGTGTACCACCTTGTACTTCACTGGAGCACCGTAGGAGTTAAGTTGCGGAAGCATCTTTCCCTCGCTGTTCGATACGTACAGCAAGAGGTAGTCGTTCAGCTTGAACTGCCTAGCGCGCTCGATCGTCTGTAAGACTGGACCGTAGTGCCTGTTGAACTCATCTATGACGCGCTTATCTTCAGCTGTTAGGTTGTTGCTCATTTGCTATCCCGATCATCCGCTTCACCATCTCCTCGTTCCGCTCGTAGATGTGGAGAGAGTGTACCGTATGAGTATATGTACCCTTTGTGAGGTTGGGATAGTGAGGCTTAAGTTCGTCGACCATTCGATCGATGAGCGACATGAACCAAGGCATGTCGTAGACTAAGCCAAGAACTAAGTCATTAGAGCGCATGACAACCGAGAGGTTCAGCTTGTCCTCTCGAATCAAGAAGTTGGCATGCATCGTGCAAGTCTGATCCTTGTTGCCGACCCACTGATGCTCGGGTAGCGAGAAGCGCAATATTGCTTGCCTCGTGTCCTTGTCAGCGATGAGGGATTGCTTTGCCCATTCCCACGGAGTTCTGCGCTCGTAGCGATAGACGCCGTCGGCTATCTTCGACTCCTCAAAGTGCGAGCCGTGACTCTTCTTCTCCCAGATGAGGTAACCGTAAGCCGAGTTAACCGTTCCGTCTGGATTCGCGAGGGAGAGCCAGAATTTGCTGGCCTTGCCGAACGCTTCAGCCGTGTTGGCGCACGAGTTATATAGCTCAACTTCCTTGCGCGTATACTCTTCAATAACCTTATTGCGCTCTGGGTCTTTCGTAACGATCGGCTCGCTCGTTGGGTTGAGAATACGAAACGTGTAATCTGTCTTCTCCCTCACGGGAAGTCCGCGAGGCGCAGCGCGATAGTCGTAGTTGTAGTAAATATCTCTAAGTGTTTCGACGTAAGCTTCGTGACTTGTTTGATATGTTTTCATTCTTCATCTTTATACTTGTTGATGGTGCACACCTCTAGGCGTGAAATGTAATAAAGTCGAGGAGTATCTAGTTCTGGTCTGCCTGTTTCCCAGACGACTACGGTTTTTCCGTGCGTGCTAAGAAGCGCATTTAAGAGTCCAAGTAGACGATAAGCGTATAGAGCGTTTGGATAGTTTTTATCTATTCCCTTGCCAGATGCGGTAGGTATATCGTGCCAGAAGCTCATTTTTGAACTGCTCTGTAGCCAGTAGTTAACTCAAGTTCTGTGTTGTACTGATCGCTCTTTAAGAATTCAGATAGAAACAAACGTTGATATGGGTCGATACCAAATCCTTTTTGGACGTACTTCACCAACCTTGCTATGGTCGTGTTGTGAGGAATTGGGTTATAGATTATGCGGGAACCGTGACAATCGCCAAAGGAGCCTCTAACAGCGTATACTTTGTTTGTGTTTGGATCTAACGCTATCGAGGCAGCTCTTATGTCAAATCCAGATATTAGGTCCTCTGGACTATCGTAATGAACTCCATAGATGAGATTTAACGCAGTACTGCCATCAACAACGTTAATTGCTATGTCAGATAGCGACGTGTTGGCTGCTAGATGAGGATTGACTTTGCAGAAGTCAATTGCGTCCTGCTTGCACTTGAAGTAGATGTCTACGTCGGTAGCGGGAACAGATGCACCCGTTACTGCGCACATGAATGAGCCAGCGATCAGTTCGCCTCGATTTATCCACGTTAAGTTGGTGGCTATAATCTGTCTAGGTGCTACAGCCCAGTCGACCGTTAACTTGTGATTTCTATCGCCCAATAGTAGATAGTTGGCACGTATCGCCATCTGCCACTCATATCTTTTCTCATCAGAGGGAAAGTCATCCTCTGGAGGAAAACTTACGTGAGAATAGATGTAGATCATTAATCTTTATCTGTTTCCCAAAGGGCTTCTTCAAGGTTAGAGTGCCACACGCCGTAGCCAGCGCGCTTCTTGGTGAGACGCTTCATGAGCTGACCGACGCGGAAGCGCAGGTGGTTGAACACAAATGTAGATTCCTTAACCGACGCGCCGGTCTTGGTTCTGTAGTCTGGATTATAATTATGAAGCGCCACGCAGACCTCGGTGCGGAGATGCTGCCTGATGTCGTTGATGGTGTAGCCAGAATTGCCTAGCGCGATGTCGCCGCGATTCTTGCTCGTACTTGCCTCGTTCCAGTTCTTGACGACGCTGTCTCTGATCCAGCTCTCGATCATGGGTTCGTACTTAAGGATGTCATCGTTGGTGAGAACCCGCTTACTTTCCTTCATGTTTTTCCCTCATCATCTCGAGAATCGACAAGACGTTTATGACGTGAGGGTCTGTTTTACCCTTCGTCTCGAGATCATTGTTAACTATGTATCGATACAGGTGAATGAAGCCTTCAGATGCCCTATCATTATAGATGGTGTTGAACCACTTGTACAGTCTTGATTGTTTCGGATTCTTGAGCGGACTCTTCTGAAGATAGAAGTCGTAGATGAAAGCCGTGATGGCGTCGATGCAGCGATCAATGTTGACGTCAGCCTTGAAGACGATCTTGCCGAGATAGGGATTTTTAGTGGACTCGCGATAGTGAGTCGCAAGCACCTTCATCACGGGATCTTCGTAGTCGCTTGGGTTAGGTGAGTACGTATCCTTAAGGTTGAAGCTGATGTATCGACCGTCGCTGCTGACCTGACCTTCGTATATCGGCTCGCTGTGACCGAAGTCAGCTGCCATCAACTTGAGCGTCTCTTTCATCGTGCTCATACTTCTTCCTGGATTGAGTAGATCGGCATGTTGTTGTGAGTCATAACCTTAAGCTTGCAGAGATTAGTGAGGCATGCCAAGTTGCCAGTCTCGATGTATCCCTTGATCCAGAGTCCAACCTTATCAGCCAACCCCATGTCTCTGATGCGCCACTCGTTGTTAGCGAAGATGGCTCTGAGCCGATCGACGATCGCGCCCATCTTCTTGCGCGTTGATCTATTCTTCATCTGAGCCTCGCACTCGCCGCCTAGGATGCTGAGGATCTCATTGATGCGCTCAAACGGAGGGGTATCGTTGAAGTTGATTCGGTTGATGGCGCTGATGCCGCGACTGCCCATGAGTTTCTGTAGCCGCTCGTCCTCGAACGTTTGGACGACCTTAACCAGAGAAACCTTTCCCTTCACGGGGTTGGGAACGCCTCTGGCATCAATCTCAAGCTCAGGTGTTACCTCAAACTTGAAGCAGCTAACCAACACCTGCTCCTCTTCGTAATCTAAGCGAGGAACACCTGACATCTGTTCTAAAAGTCCACGGACTACACTGCGAGAATCTATCGATGCGTAGGAGGCGACGCATTGGAGAAGGGTCTCATCGTTCAGTTCTAGCTTATCTGGCAGTCGAGCGAGTAGTCCGTTTAGCTCGGATTCGATGGTCTCAGTCATCTGAGTCATCCAATCGAGTTGCTCGAATTTCTTGTCGTCAAAAACACCCATACTTACCCTCTCAAAAATATATCGGGTCGGGATTATCCAAGTATCGTGCGTTCGAGAAGCTCAAACTCTATGGCTCGCAGCATTTCCTCGTCCTCCTTCAGGAGAGCATCTTGAATGCTGTTAAGTTCGGAGACTGCCTTGAGCACGGTGATCTCCTTACGGAGATTCTCCGCTAGATCGTCTAGCTCTGAGTTTGAGTGATACTTGAAGTTGTGGTGCATTCTTTTAGCAGAGTACGCTCCATTATTTCCGTCTCCAACTCACGCATCCTGTTTGTGTACAGGTCAATCGTGGGTTGCAGAGCAGATTCGAATGGAGTTTCATTCAGAGGTCCAACGCCAGCAAATATGGCGTGAATCTCTCTTATGATGGAGAGCTCAGTCTCTAAAGCTTCCAGCGGCATCTGACTAACTGGAACTCCACTTAGAGTTTGATCACCGTTGCGCGAGCTTGAAACCGGCACTTTCAGCCTCTTTCATCGAGAGGTCGCCGCGAGTTTCATGGGCGCGTCTCGTGCGGACGTAAGAGATCTTCTCGAAGTGAACGAACTTGCCTTCGGGGATAACGACCTTATAGACGATGCCTTGATCGTCTTGGAACATACCGTTGATGCCGATCTCCTTGGAGACAGCCTCAACCGCCTGATTAAGCTCATCAAAGTACTTCTTGATGTCCTCTTTCTTGCGCTCAAGCTCAACGAAACGTTTCTGTGCCTCAGTCATTCTTTACCTCGGTATTAAGGAAGTTCTCGACGAGCTTGTCGAGAAACACTTGATCGGGGATCTGCTCGCGGATCTGGGCGACCATGTCGCCGAACAGAGCCATAGCACGACTCCTGCCGTAGACAGTGATGGAGACGCACGCGCTTTCATCTCGTCCGTTGTTGGCGTTAGGTCCGCGCGAAGTTGGGATGAAGTCGATCTGAACTTGGTATGGCGCGTTCTCAATCTGCTTGGCGCGAGCCGCCTTGCTGATCTTCTTGGGCTTCTTGCGCCGAGTGCTCCATTCCTCATCCTTACAGTCGTTGCTCATCTCGTTGACCGAGATGTGGTTGATTGCCTCGCAGAGGAGATAGCAGCGGTTTGTTACGATCACGATACTAGCCATTGTCTGTTCCGTTCTTCGCTATAGCTTCTTCTAGTTGGGTAGTTACTGTGGCCCCAGAAACTTCCTTTAACTGAGCTATTAAGTGTCTGGTGATCTCGTGCAGTCTCTTTGCATCCTTAGCCACAGGAACCGTTATCTCGGCATCCTTGTTATCCATGTCTTTGTACTTAAAGTGAATGTGCCAAAGATCGTTTTTGTAAACAGGTTCTACAAGGCAGCCATCGATTAGGTTAATCGCTACCGCAACCTCTTCCATGTAGATCCACATTAGTTACTCCGAATAGCGTCCTCAAGAGCAGTTGAAACACTTTCTAGTTCCACTTCCTTGATCTGCTTTAAAAGCTCCATCTGGATGGCTTCTACTGTTGCTTTGTTATCTGCTCCATGCCATCGAAACGAAGTGTCCCTTCCATCCATGTCTCGATAGTACATGATGCAATCCCAGGTGGCTTTCTCTTCTTCAACCACCTTGAATAGGTGAACTCGTTTCTTTGTCTTTGTGACATTATACTGGAGCACGATCTTGTCGACTCGAGTAACGTTGATCGTCGTGTCGCAAGCCCTGATAAGCATTAGTGAGTTGTCCCATCGCCTTTGCCGCCGTTGTAGATGATGAACTTTCCGACCTTCTTAGGTTGACCAGGATCGGTGGGCACAGGCGGAGGAGTAGGCTCAGATCCATACCCATGCTTGGCGAGATGATCGGCTGCGGTGGCTACGTACTCAGAGAGTGGGATCTCTTCTCTTACTCCCGCATCGTTCACCACGGTAATCATCGGGTCAAACCCATCTCCCAGCACGGTTCTCAAGATGTCGATCTTGCGCTGCTCGAGGTCTGCGATCTCTGCGACCAGGCCATTCTTGTATCTGGAGTGCAGCGAGTTAGAAGAAGGCATCTCAGCTTGAGCTCTCAAGTCCATCTGAGTTTGGGCTAACTTCGCAGCCTCAACGAGGCGATCCTTGATGGATGCCTCCTTAGACTTGATCTCCTCAGCTTTAGCCTTCAGAGCGTTGATGAGCGAATCCTTGGTTTTCCTGATCTTGTTCACTTGGTAGTAGCCATAGCCGATGAATAAGCCGACGCCAATCACAAATCCCAAGACAAAACCTAGCAGCAGTTCCATTATCGTCTCCTCGCTTCCCGCAAAAACTTCTTATGCTTGTCCAGCACCAACGTGCGCTTCATGGGACCAAACTGATCCACATAGAGCTTTCCGTTGAGGTGGTCCATCTCGTGTTGTACCGCGAACGCCCGCATGTCTGCGAAGTCGTCCTCCTTAAAGTGTCCGTGCTTGTCTTGCCACTTAAGTCGCAACTTACGATAGCGCTTGGTGGTGCCAGACGTTCCAGGGATGGAGAGACAACCTTCGCCCTCAAAGTCAATCAGCTCCTCTTGAGAAAGAATTTCTGGGTTGATGAACTCGTCGTACGTATCGTCTCGCTTCAGGATGAACACTTGAACTGAGTGACCAATCTGGTTTGCGGCGAGACCGATACCTTGCTCTGCTACCATGGTCTCGTGCATCGTGTCGAGAAGACCTAAGATGAACACCATGTCAAGAGCGTTGACAGGCGCGCACTTCTGGCGAAGCACGGGATCGTTGATGAGGCGAACCTTCTCAGGCATAGCGCCTCAGCTGGTAGACTCCGTATCCGCAGAAGACGGCAAAGAAGAGACTGATGAGACTTCCAGTCGTCAAGAAACTAAACACGTTCAGCAGAGTGCAAACTGCGCAAACCCAAAAATTGATTCTAGGACTCATGTGTCTCCTTCGGTTCGGGATCCATCGAGCGTTCCATGAGCTCGGTCATGATCCTATCTATGGTTTCCCCGCTTCGGAACTGCTGTCCAGTCTTGTTAGCCCGTATGATCAGCTCGAGCTTCTTGGTGGGCATCTGCAGGACATACTTCATGTACGTCGCGTTTATCTCTGGCGTCCTTATCTTCTCGTTGAGCTTGGTCTCTATGTGACGTTTGAGCTCAATAAGGTTGTATCGCTTCTGCTTGTCCGTGAGTCTGTGGCCAAAGTGATCTAATAGCGCCTTGCGAAAGCAACCGTTGGTCCAGAAGAGTTGCTTCTTGACGGATGCCTCCGGCAGCTTGTCCATTAGTAGCCCAGGGTGTAAAAGTTGATGACGCTTCCGTACTTAGTTTGCTTCTGACGAGCTACGAGCTGCGAGTGGAACTGCTTGCCCGTGTAGGTAGCTTCAGCGACGAGATTGCCGCCAACGTCGCACACGCGCAGGTGAACCGTGTCGTTAACGTTGACTTCGTTCTTCTCTGCCTCGCTGATGCTCACGTTGCGAGTATTGATGTTGCGCTCCTTAGGAGTTTTGGTAATCTCCAGATTGCGCGAAAGGACCTTGATTGTCTTTGTTGATTTTACTTTCATAAACCCTCCGATGGAGGATTATACGATCGGGGAAAGGATGGCGGGGGTTAAGTGAATCGAACACTTCTTCTCGGTTTTGGAGGCCAAGTTCTTCCCAGAAGAACCCCCTTGTAAAAATGGTGGAGGAGTACAGCGCTTTCCCTTGCGCTCTGCTTACCGCGACTACCAGCTTCGAATACTGGGTCCGGAGTGCCGTCTCTCCCCCTTCTGCAAGCGACCATCTTATGTCGGTCAGACTTGGAGTCCTTGCTCAGAATCGAACTGAGAACATCTGCTTTGCAGGCAGAGGCCTTTTCCAATCGGCCACAAGGACAAACATGGTACCCAGTGAGGGAATCGAACCCCCGTCCTGACGTTCGTAGCGTCATATCCTATCCATTGAACGAACCGGGCAACTTTATAGGTTTGTTTAACATGCTCTCATCCTTGAACTTCTCGTTAGCGTACTTGAAGTCTGCTGCTGGCGGAAACTCCGTCTCTAGCAACTTATTAAGTAAGCTTATCAAGTAGTCCGTGCTATCTAAAGCATCGCAATGAATGCACATACTAACCTTAACTTTTGGTCGCTACGGAAGGACTCGAACCTTCATTAAGCACCTTATGAGAGTGCTGCCTAACCCCTCGGACCACGTAGCGATGGAGCCTAGTGTGAGAATCGAACTCACGATTCCTGTTTACAAGACAGGGGTTATACCACTTAACTAACCAGGCAACTAAATTTTGGAGCCGATACCAAGAATCGAACTTGGGTTTCTGTGATACCAACACAGAGTAATAGCCACTATACTATACCGGCATGGAGCTAGCTCAGAGAATTGAACTCTGGTTTCCTGATTACGAAACAGGAGTAATACCACTATACGAAGCTAGCACAAATCTTTTAGAAGAACATTCTTATTCTCCTCGAAGAAGCCGTTTGGTGCATCTTCTAGGAGCTTCAGTATCGCTTGGCGAGCTTCTTCCTTCTTCTTAAACTCGCCGACCTTTCGAAAGTTGAGAAAAACATGTATCGATCCGCACACCGTTTTTTCCAACCCTTGGGTCCAACATGCGTCCCAAACCTTCAGCTCTCCGTAGTCTTTGTAGTCAACAAAGGCAAACGAATCTCTGAACTCGTTGATGACGCCTATCCGATACCTACTGTTAAAACTTCACCATAATTCCTTCCTTCAAACTTTGGCGGTGCTAAGGAGAATCGAACTCCTATCACCCCTTAGACAGAGGGGCATAATAGCCATTATACGATAGCACCAAACTTTGGGGTGTAAGGTGGGAAATCGAACCCAACTCCTTCGCTTTCACAGAGCGACGTGCATCCTCTACACTACAAACACCACGTAAACTTTTTGAGGGCCGGATTCGAACCGGTAACCTCCGGGTTCAAGGCCCGGAACTCTACCCTTGAGCTAACATCCCCAAAAACTTGGTAGCCAGTGACAGAATCGAACTGTCGTCTACTGCTTGTAAGGCAGTCGTCCTCCCATTGAACGAACCGGCTAAACTTTGGTACGCGTATAGGGAATTGAACCCCAATTTCCCGGTTATCAGCCAGGTGTACTAAACCGTTGTACGATACGCGCACATCTAAAACTAACAGCCGAGTATCCTTCCACTAGACGACGCCGGCTCATAGCGTTTCCGCTGCAGCCTGCAACGATGGGATTCGAACCCACGTCTCTCAGCTCTCTTTCGCACACTTAAGTGCCTAACTTGGTCGGGTATGAAGGATTCGAACCTTCGACCTCTAGTTCCCAAAACTAGCGCTCTAAACCAGGCTGAGCTAATACCCGTCGTCGCCCTCAATGGGTTGTGAGCCCATCGTTAACTGCCTACAAGCCCCTAAGACTTGCCCACAGCTCAGTTTACTGCTAGTTATTTTCCTAGCGGCGAAAACTGGTCGGGAGAGTGGGATTTGAACCCACGTTCTCTGCATTCCAAGTGCAGCGACCACTCCAGGCTGGTCCACCTCCCGACATATAAACTTTGGTGCTCCGGGTGGGATTCGAACCCACACTGTACAGTTTCTAAGACTGTCGACTCCTGCCGTTGGTCTACCGAAGCACTGGCTGGGGATCAAGGAATCGAACCTCAATTAGCGGCTTCAAAGACCGCAGTCCTACCATTAGACGAATCCCCAACGTTAAATTTTGGAGCACTAGGCGAGAGTCGAACTCGCTTGTCAAGATTGGAAGTCTTGTACATCACCACGAATGCTTCTAGTGCATTGGCTGGGAACCAGGGAATCGAACCCCAATTAACGGCTTCAGAGACCGTTGTCCTACCATTAGACGAGTTCCCAACATCAAATTTTGGAGCGCGTAGCCGGAATCGAACCGGCGATTCCTCCATGGCAAGGAGGTATGTTACCACTAGCATTACACGCGCGCGCTCTTAATTCTTTAACAAGACCTCCCTCTCAAAGATCTCAAACATAACCAGTTGCCTAAAAGCATCGTAGAAATCTTCTCCGTGCTCTTCCTTCATCCTCTCCACTGAGTACTTGTCCATGTTCTCTAGCCTGAAGACTAAAGCTTCCATGGTCGTTTCCTCTGGACTCCACTGTCCCTCAAGTCCGTTGCAGGAGCAGTGCGAGCCGTGAGCTTCGTAGAACTTGCCATCCCTCTCGAAGATCACGATGGCGTCGCCCTCGTAAGCAGCTCCGCCGTATGAAGCGAGAAGTACTTCTTCTTCTTTAAGTTCAACGTCGTTAAGCTTCTCATAGTTCTCGTCATGGTTAGAAAACGAGGACTTGACGTCTTCAACGTTGCTAAAATTTCCGAAGTACTTACCCACAAACCTATCCACTTTCTAGCTCGGTCGTCCAGTAAAGGAGCGACTTTGCATCGATGTAAGTTTCCCACTCTTTAGGAACACTCTTCATCCTTATAACCATCTGAGCTGGCAACCACTTGGGCTTCACCGGCTCTCTGATCAGAGTCATACGCGCTTGCGTCAACGTCTGGTCAGCCTTGGACGCGTTGCATCTACGGCAAGCCGTAACGATGTTCGTCCAGTTGGTCTTACCTCCGTGAGCCCTTGGCACCACGTGGTCGAAGGTTAATTCCTTAGTAGCCTTCTTCTTACCGCAGTACTGGCACGTCCAAGCATCTCTCATGTAGATGTTTATCCGGCTGAACTGCACGTCTCCTCTACGCTTGAACTTACCGAACTGCCTGATGACCGACGGTAACTTCCAAGACTTAGAAGAAGATCTAACTTCCTTCTCTGACTCCTCAACAACTTCTGCCTTACCGGAGAAGACTAGGTAGATAGCCCTTTCCCATCCGATAACCTTAAGAGGTTCATAAGTCGAGTCTAAAAGCAAAACTGGCATATGCATCCTCCTATTCTACAATTGGTGCGCCCGTAGGGAATCGAGCCCTCTTCCACGGATTAAAAGTCCGCTGCTCATCCATTAAAGCGTTCGAGCGCACATAAACTTTGGTGGGGCTACAGTGAATCGAACACTGGTCTTCCGGTTAAGAGCCGGTAGCTCTACCACTGAGCTATAACCCCGTTTTTAAAAACATGCGCTAAATAGCGCGTTAAAGTTGGTGGACCGTGTCGAAATCGAATCGACCCAACCGCAGTGCAAGTGCAGTTCGCCACCTTGGTACATGACGGCCCGTATTAAATTTTTAGTTGAGTTCCGCTATCGTATTTATTATTACGCCCAAAGCGGGAGGCGTTTGGTAGTTTGAGGCTTATGGCCGTCAATGCTACCTGCGACACATGGGGGTGCGATAGCGCGTAGATCGCGCTGCATCCCTTTCAGAACTGAATTTGTGTCGAATGTCGTAAACATGAGATTATTCTACCACGTGTTTTTGCTAATTTAAAAAATTATTTTTTGCTCTTCTTTACGTGCCTAAGGGCCATCTTTACGGCCTTGTTAAAGTTGGAACGTAAGTCCTCAATCTTAATGACTTGTCGAAGCTTGTCTGCCCACTCAAACTCTTCAAACGGTTTGCCAGTCTTTGGATACCCGCCAGCTTCCCTGACTGCCCAGGATAGGCTTCTGTATGGATCGTCGGCCATGCAACGGATGTCAGCTGGAAACCAAGCCATGCTGTCGCATTTTCCGCCGGTCAAACTTCTGTTGTAAATCCAACCTCTGTCCTTCATCTCGTGCATGAGACTGTGCTCGCTCATGCCAGTGAAGTCTGCGATTACTTTTACTTGAACCTTCTTGATGCCAGTTTCCCAGCACGCTCGCACGAAGTGGTGATGGTCGATGATGTAGAACTCTTCGTAGTACTTGACGACTGGAATCTTCTTGTCGCTGACGTACTTGCGCTTCTGCTTGAGCGTCATGCGCCTGATCTTCTTGATCTTGGCGTCGACCTCAATCATGCCGAGCACTAGCTGCGATGGTCTAAGCTTGAGGATCGGTTTTTGCGGCAAGCTCAAACTCCAGATGACGACGATACGAGCGCGTCAAGGTCCGCAGCTCAATAGTTTCAGCGGCGTTCTCAAGCGCTTGGAACAGCGGAATTCCTCGCTGCATCATCTCCATCGTCAGCCTGCCTTCCCGAGCTCTCCACTCTTGAAAGCGAACCATCTCCTCCATCAGCTCGAGCTTGTCCATCTGGAGCAGCATCGACTTGTACTCCGTCAGTTCCTTGCTCTCCCGATGCTTGTGCAGCTGAATAACTTCGCCCATTGCGATCTCCTTCAAACTTGATGCAACCTTGAAAGGTTAGCGTTCCTTTGGGGACGTCATACACGATGCGCACGTCGTTCCCGTCTGCTCTCAATTGTTTCAGGAGTACGTGGAATTGATGCGCTAGGTCACTCATTTGAGCAGGTCCCTCTCCGCGTTGCGGTTCATGAGCTCATTCCGGATCATCTCGAAGTTTTGGGAACTGAGGCTAATCCACTTGCGTCGATAAGCCAACATAACTGTCTTGAGATCAGACTCGGACATGTTGACCAAGAACGACAAGTCGCCGTCGCGATTCCTACTTCTTTCGCCTCGATCTGAGAAGCCGTATTCACCTAAAATATCCTTAGCCCGACTGGTCGTGTTCTTCTTGAAGTTTTCTTTGATCCTGCTCACGATGTCGAGCGGGATGGCGATAGGCCAGAGCAACGCGAAGAGACCCACAGCTATAGACTCAACGGGGTGCTTGATCGTGACGTGCGTATCCTTGTCGTGCTCCTCGATTGAAGCCATCCCATATATAGTTGGAATGACTAAACAAGTGACTAGATATACCGTGAACCAACTCATAAAACCTCAGTTATCAAACCAAAATACAACTCTTACTTGGACTTCAGACGTCGTGCCTTCTCCAAGGAGATGTTTATCGATGCTCTTCTCTTGTTTCAGTTTTTCTGCGTAGTTAATGATTGAAGTGAAGGATGGCGGATACTTGCCGCGCTCAAAGTCTTCCCACTCATAGAAGGCAACGTCGCTAGTTGAGACAGGATACTTTGCCTCTTCGAGGAGGACATTCTTAAACTCCTCAAGAGTCATGAAGGAGTGAGAGTGGCCGTCAGAGTCCCACTTGTCTGCAGCCGCCTTGATCATGTCGCTTACGTCTTCTGGGAGACCTCGCGGGTCGCGCGGTCCGCTAGATCTTACGTTGGCAAGTAAGCCAAAGAGACCATAGTCTCGAGTCGTTGCATCGATCTGGCGGAAGTCTAGATAACCGCTGTCGCAGTAGATTTGCTGGTCACCGTCGTTAAGACAATGGTCGCACCACTTTTCCTTGTTGTCCGGCTCGTCGTCCTTGCAGCGACTCTCCCACGTAGGAACGTGGTGGTCGTCGGCTTGCCAAGGCATGCCGTTACCGCAGCGGTACTCCAGGAACATGTGGATATCGCAACCCATCGTTACACCTTCTTAGGGACAGAAGCGAAGAGCTTGTCGAGGACGATCTTGCCGACCGTTTCCGTGCGCTCCTTGATCAAGCCGTCTGCAATCTTCTTAGCGTCTTCGTGAGCCATGTGCTCAACTTCGCGCCACATGCGACCGCGAAGCTCGCGCTGGTAATGCTCAAGCAGGTCTTTTCTGTACGCTTGGCACAAGTATGACTTCTCTTTGTCAGTGATGCCAAGGTCTTCTACTTTAGTATCCTTGAGGATTTGCTGAAGAGTAACCTTGATGTGATTAGTTACTTCACTCATTCGACCGTTGCAGTGGTCAACTTTAAAACCTTTTTGGTTGCCCCACGTGTTCTTTTCAAAACCGAGGCAAGCTAGCACAGTCTCTTTGAGACCATACTTGAGATGCTCGACGAGTTCGTTCTTGGCGTCATCGACGATTTTTTGTAGGAAGTTGCCGCCCAACTCGACGTCATCTCCAACGATAGCGTGCTCGAGAGTTTCGTCAACGATATTTTCTTGGGTGGCAGGAACGAGTTGAAGTCCTTTTTCGTTGACTTCAACCATGTAGTACTTATCTCCCAACTTGACAAAGCGTCTTTCCATGGGAGATTTTAGAATCAGAAAATTTGGTATCCGCACTCGGTGTCGATCCGAGTTTTTCCGACTGAGAATCGGAGGTCCTAGCCAGCGTAGACGATGCGGACATGTATGGAAGCGCGGCCGGGTGTCGATCCCGGTTCTCCTGGTTGAAAGCCAAGTATCCTAGCCAAGCGTAGACGAACGCGCCACGGTTGCTTAAGAGGAGAATTTAGGTGTGGTTGGGATTAAGCGAATAGACCAACGCACACCGAACGTTCTTGCTCGGCTTCCATGAACTGGATTGTGTAGATTGCGTTGTTCATAAGATTAGTATACCAGGACTACCAGCTAAATGCAAAATTATTTTTCCAGGTGGGCTTGCGCTTGTCGGCTGCCCACTTTTCCTTCATGGTGAGGCGATACGCAGTGATCGTTTCAAGATTCTTGTGCGGAGTGCAGTTGGCAAATGGCGTAAGCGGTCCAGCTGGAATGAGCATCGCGCCAAGAGTGAACTCCGGAAAATAGCTGCCGCACTTGTGTAGCTTCCCGTAGCGAAGCGAGTACTCGTCGCATAGCGCCGAGAAGTGCATCAGCAGCCACACGTAATTATCCCTGCTTGTCCTAGCCCATACGGAACATGGATGGTTGACATGTGTTGTCTTGTATGGACCCTTGCCACCGCGGACGTTCATGGCAGTTGACAGCATCTGAGCTGACTCAAGAATCATCTTGATTACGCGCTTGTCGTCGAGAGCTTGCGCAGATACACGTGGATCCTCATCTGTAACAAAGATGTTCACGACATCTTTATACGATCAGGATTCGTGCGTTGGGCGGTTCTTGATCTTGTCGATCCAATCCGTCGAGTCTTTCTTGACGTCTACGTTGAATGACTTAAAGGATCCTAGGTGACCGAAGAGAAGGTGGCAGTTGACGCCGTTGAGCTTGCTCTCGCAGAGGGTGATGAGATTATCCGGATTCAATTCCAGATCGGGGTGAAGATGGAAGGGCTTGATGTGGTGAACTTCTAGGTTCTTGTCCCCGCCGCACACGGCGCACTTGGGGTTGGCAACTAAGTGATCAGCTCTAACCTTAGGCCAGTGACCTGAGCGCTTTGACCCAGCTGGAACCTTGCCGACTACTCTATCTTTGATGTGCTTAATAAGCTGCTTCATACAGCTTATTATATCACCAATACAAGTACTCTAATTGAACCTTAGCAGACCTAATTTGTAACTTAGTCAACATCGTGAACAGGCGACCAAGCATGACATCCTCCATCGAGGGACCTTCCCACATGTCGTCCCTGATGAAGTAGTCGCACCAGTACAAGCTATCCTGCTCGTCTTCCCAATCAATCCTAGACTGATTTCTGCTGCTCTGGCGGTCATACGTGCGCATCGCTACATTTTACCAGTTGAGTAAATCAAATCTCTCCAGGGATCCTGTATTTTTACGACTTGTGAGTTGAATTATGGCGGAGAGCGGCGTACTCGAAACGCACTCCCTTGCGGGAGCTCATTGTTTAGCAAACAAGACCAGGGACCTCCCTAGTTCACTCTCCAAATCTGGTATCCCCGGTCGGAGTCGAACCGGCTTTGTCGGTTTAGGAAACCAACGACCCATCCTCGGGCGGGGACAAACTTGGTGCTCAAGGTGGGAGTCGAACCCACAACACCTAGGCTCTCGACCTAGTACCTCTTCCAGTTGGGTTACTTGAGCATGGTAGTCCCAGTAGGAGTCGAACCTACTTCCTCAGCTTAGAAGGCTAAGTACCTATCCACAGGTGGGACCACGTTAAATTTTTCTTTTGTCAAATCGTTCATTGGCTATTTTCATCGCTATCTCCTGGGTGGGATAACCGCCTATGAACTTGTTAGTTTCCTTTTCAAAAATTTGATATTCTAAACCCCATACTTGTGTTTCTATGACTATTTCGTAAACACCTTTATATCTACATAATCGTTCACGCAAGCGCTGCGCTACTTCGACTTGAGAGGGTTTAGAACTAGAATTGCCGTGGGACATTGGGCCCCAAATTGCTCTCTCATGCGCTGGCTGATTACGATTAAAATTGTTTACGTAATTTCTCCTTGAACTTTTGCTGCAGCCACTTGCCCATTCATCTGCTTCACGTGTAGTTACTCCCATAAAATCTCCTTTATGGGATATACTTTAATTTCCAAGTGTTTAGTTGTTTAGCTGTTTTTATTCTATGACAGTTAGCACACAACACTTGACATTTTGCAATCTCTTTTTCAATTCTTTCCCAAGAGTAAACATCCCATATTGCTTTAGCTATGTTAAACTCTTTCTCGCCACGAATATGATCAAAGTCCAAAACTAAAATGTTTGATTCTTGGCATTTTACACACGGATTGTTTTTGAGATGGTCGACTATTTTCTTTTCTATTTCAAGCTTGCGTGCTGCTTCTTGCTGCTTTAATTTTTTGCGTACTTTTCCGTTGCTATTTTTATAGCGCTCGCGGTTGTACTCTGAACAACAAGTTCTACACCAAACCGAAAACTTCTTTCCTCTCCTGTTAAAGTCCTTTTCTTCTTTATCTTGCTCACATCTACTACAATTTTTCATACTTAAACTGTATCATAGTAGGGCTTAAATCTGGTGCCCCAAGTGAGATTCGAACTCACAACCTTCTCTTTTTGAGAGAGACGACTCTTCCAGTTGGTCTACTGGGGCTTGGTGCTAGCTAAGGGAGTCGAACCCTTACTGACTTCGTTTTAAGTGAAGTGACTCTGCCAATTGGTCTAAGCTAGCAAATTTGGTGGAGGGTGAAGGAATCGAACCATTCGTCTTACCACCCTACGATTTAGAGACAACCGGGTTACAGCCGGCCGTAGGGAACACACTCCAAACTTTTTAAACTTCTTCCATACCCAGCTTGCGGGTAATCTTATTTCCTTTGTCTGTGGTCTCTTCAATCTCTACGTTGCCAAGACCAGCTTCAATCTTTAACTTCAACCAGCTCTGAAATTCTGGTGTCTTAACCATCCTCTCGAAAGCTGTCCTGCGGTTCTTACTTTGCTCTCTGCTGTCGGTTGCTTTTCCCTCGGCTCCGCTTGGCTCGTGGACGCACCTGACACCGCTTGACGTCTTTTGCTTTTTCTGACCTCCGTCTCCGCTTCCGCGGAAGACGTCCCAGCGGCAATCCGCTGCGGTCACGCTGAACATCTTTGTTTTCTTCTTCATAAATCCCACTGCATTCTTCTGGATACTTACCGAACCTCTTAGCTCCACATCGCGAGCAGGTTTGGTCAGTTATCACCTGCCACGGGTACCAATGATGTTCCACGCTTCACCCAGCTTTCACCGTCAAAATCCCAGTCCTTGAACGTCAGCCACTCGCAGTACATGCCTTTGCACTTAGGACAGAAGTTTGGTGGACCCACAGTTCCACTCCACTCTACCTTGCATGCTTCGTTCATGCACTTGTATTTTTCTAGCAACTCATTCATACTCATAAACCTGGCAGAGAGCGTCGTACTCGAAACGAACTCCCCTTTCGAGGAGCGCAATGCTTTCCAGGCATGCCAGGTGACCTCACCTGTTCACTCTCTATTTAACTTGATCATAAGCTTTGTCTATCATTAATTCAAAGTCTTGCCTATCAACGATATTCAACGCTACTAACATACTTAAAAGATCATGCAAACTATTGTACTGATTGCCACTCATATAAATCCTGGCGGAAGGCTGAGAACTCGAATCCCACTCCCTATTCAGGAGCCATCTGCTTTCGAGGCAGTGCCGATAACCCGTATCGGTTAACCTTCCATAAAATGCACGGGAGACGTGCAACCGTTACACTAGGCCACCCAACAGCGTTACCTGGCGGTGGGCTTATCTCCGGAGTCGAACCGGAACTTTCTCCCAACTTGGCGGAGAGCGAAGGACTCGAACCCTACTCCTTGCGGAGCCATCCGCTTTCAAGGCGGCTCTGATAACCCGTATCAGTTCACTCTCCAAAATTTGTTTGAGACGAGCAATACCCGCGGTTCTGTCTTCGCCGTGTGTGCGGCGGAGGACATCATCCCTCTAGGACCAGAATTACTTCTGGCCTCAAGCCTGGTACCCGTAAGCCCTCCGAGCAGGAGCACTGCTTACCTATTTCCAGTTGCTGCGCGTACGCTGTCGCTCGTTTCACCCGGCTTTCGCCGACTCGTCTCTGTAGCCGTCGCTCACCTCACGGTGGGTGGTCGTTATCCACTACGTCGCTCTTGCAGCCGCGAAGTTCCTCGAACCTGGGAAGGCTCGCGATATCCTCGCTCGTCTCAATCTGGCGCATCCCGTGGGACTCGAACCCACCGCTACTGGTTTAACAGACCAGCTTCTCCACCCGGTAGAACTGAGATGCATGTCATGGTGCCGTGACTCGGGATCGAACCGAGACCTCTTGCTCTTCAGGCGAGCGCGCAGACCCTCTACGCCATCACGGCAAACTTATTTCCTTTCTTTTTGGCTGGGGAGGCAGGATTCGAACCTGCGGTGTCTCGGTTAACAGCCGAGCGGATTACCAGCTTGCCTACTCCCCAACGTATAAATTGGTGGGGCGGTGCTTTTTACGGCAGACGCCCCTCATTAAAACTTGTATTGTGATTTTACCCGTGTGAACGGACGGGATGGCCTGTATATAGTCTCAATTAAAGAGACTATAGAACGACGCATTAGAGCTTGAGAAAGCTCTTAAGGAATTTCTGTTTGTCAACAGTTGCGTGTTCATGATTCGATTATACCACGTGTTTTGTAAAAAATACGATGTCTATAAAAATTATAGATTTTAAGGGCATTAGATTCAGGACAGAGGCCAAGCCTAGTCAGGATAACTAGTAAGTAGTCAACGCTAGTAAGCTTGGCCTGCCTGTTATCCATGTTTACTCTGAGAGAGCGTTCTCGCCGACTCCCCAGTAAGGAGTTACTCTAGCGCTTTTTCTCTTACCATCATAACCTAAGGAAATTTCGTCTTCCTCATAGTGGTTTGCTTTGTGACCGATGTACTTGATAATCTTGCGTTTTAACAAGACCTTTCTGATCTCTCTGGCTTCTTCAGGTGAAACACCTAACCAGTTCCCAAGGCCAGTCGGTCCCATATTAGATTCTCCGCCATGCTCACGTATATTTTTAACGTAAATGTCGGCGGCTTTTGCTATCAACTCTTCTGTCATGTGAATCCCCTTTCAAGAGATTAGTAGTAAGGGTATTCTACTGACAGAATATTTTTACGCGTACGAGGTGTTTGATTTGAGATTTCTCAAGTTTTTAAGGATGGCTTTAATGTGGATGTTGCACATCTCGCAGAATGCTTTCATCGTCTGTACCTCTGTTCTTTGCTCATCTTCTTGGAGAACGCAGCTGACGTTGGGTCGATTGAGTTCTCTGAGGTGAGCATATTGGTTTCGATGTACTTTTCGCCATCCCATACAAGGTTGTATATAGTCATGCCTTCGCCGGTTTTGTGACCCTTAGCGTTTAGGTAGCCGTTGCCGCCGTTAGCGTAAGCGTTGATCTTGTTAACGATGGGCTTCATGTCGTTGCAGCCCTCGTTACTTCTTGACTTCAGCTTGTAGCGCTTCTTGCGTCGCTTATTTGCCTGTAGCATGCTTCGCGATCGAGTAGCAGTACTTAGAGAAGTTGGTCTTCTCAAGCTTGTGATCGTTGATGAACTTGGTGAGCCAGTCGGGTATCGTGCCGTGGTGCTTCACCTCGACGATGATGTTGTCGTTAGGCGAGTACCTCTCGACCATCCCTCTAAGGTGGCAGTTCTCCTCGTTCCCCTTGCTGAGCTCGTTGCTGATGCCAGTTGGGATAACGTCGAGAACCTTGTACTGAACTCCCTCGTCGAACGTAACGCGAAGCCCAGCGTCGTTGGCCGTACCATCGGTATAAGCGTGGCGAACGTACTGCGTCTCGCAGGATGGGCGAAGGTGAAACAGCTCGAGAGCTTGATTGATGTCTGCAACTCTCTTAACTAGGTCGGCGACGCCGATGTTTGGGTTCATCTTGACAAGCTTAGCGTCAGCAGTGAGTGGAGCTCCCTTAGTGAAGGACTCCATGACGTCCTTGGGAACCTTGATGCGGAACTTGTCGGTGATGTTGTCGTGCTTAGCCTTGATCTCCAAGAACGTGAAGTCGGTCTTGTGGAGCTTGCCGTTAGGAGCGTATTCACGGGTCCTGAGCTTGAAGCGGTCCGTAGCCTTGGAAAGGTGATGCTGAACCATGTCTAAGTTAGACGAGTCGAAGTACATAGACTTCATGAGGTTGAACTTAGTATTCTTATCGGGATAGTCAACCTTTAGGTTCTCCTCGAGCGTCTTAACTAGTTCTTTTCTAAGACTTTTTGGGATTATGTACTTATCCTCAAAGCGCCTAAATAGAGCTGTATCGGAGGACTTCATGAGCCCCTCGACGATGTACTTCTCGGCGTACGACTTAGCAAAGGTCTCGGTGGTAACTGGTTCGGGCGTTACCCATTGCCCGTTCTTTAGTGTCGGCATCCCTTTATTATATCACTCGTGAACGTCCAGGTCAAAGGTGAGCTCCATCAGGCGGTTCATCAGGGCGTCAGACTCCAAGATGTACTCTTGGACAGCCTTCTTGGCGTCTCGCTCCTTGAACAGCTCCCACGAAGCGCGCGTCCTCTGTCCGTGACTGTTGGCGAAGTAGCTCTCCACGCTTTGCAAACCTTCCTCGTCATGCAGCTTGGCGTAAACCTCTTCAAAGTGTTTCACCAGCTTGCTGCCGCGCATGTGGTCGAAGCCTTGGAAGCCCTCGCTCAGGATGCGACTGTAGTCGTGGAGCGGCTCCATGGACATGCGGCACATGATCTTAACCATGAAGATGCTGATGTCGTGACGCAGAGCCTTCTTGAGAAGGATCTTCTCGCGACGCTTCTTCATCGCCTGCTTGCGCTTCACGTTCTTCTCTTTCATGAGGTTCCCCTTAGAACTTCAACACTTGACAAGCAGCAACCATGTCGGTGGGATCGCAGCCGTCGTAAGGCGAGTTGCATTCCTGAGCGTTGATGTCGTAGCTAGGCTTGATGCACCTCTCCAATATCTGCTTGGGAGCAGATGCGCAGCCAGTCAACACTAATGCTAGGAGTATCCACCTCATACGCGACTCTGAAAGTACTTCTTGCCTGGATACACCATGCACGTTAGCGGACGATCGCCCTTGCCGCAGCCAGAATCGATGAAGGCGTAATTCTTGAATATGCGAGGATGCTTGCCTCTGCCCGGTTGATGCCCGCAGACGCGCATCTTGTCGATCCAAGGGATGTCCAGATTCTCGTCCGTGAACTGCCACAGGAGCTCGTGCTCTATCTTCTCCAAGAAGAAGTGGAAGCCAGGGTTGTTGATGCGGTCGTTGTACTGCTCCTCGTAGTAGTCGATGCCGTTCATAAGACACGTCGTGCGGTCTAGCGGAGCGTGCGTAGCAATGAGCTCAGGCGTCTCGTAGTATGGAACCATGCGGGACGTAATCTCCTTAAAACCTCGCTTGACAAGCTCTTGCGTGATCGTGGCGGGTAAATAGTCATTGAGTCCCCAATGTTCCTTGAAGTTTTCTAAAGTGATCTGTAGGTAGGACATCCACCCGGTGGAGCCAGTCATTAGGTAGTTCTGGAGCATCCAGTCGTGGTTGCCCCTCACGAAGAAGACTTGGTCTGGATACTTGCGAGCAAGGTCGACGAGCACCTCGACGGTAAGAGCTGCTTGAGTGCCGCGGTCAACTAAGTCACCGCAAAAGACGATGTGGTCCTCTGGAGTTAGCAGAGGCTCGATCTGGTCGAGAACGTCCATCAGCTTGTCAGCCTCGTTGTGGACGTCGCCGAACAGGTAAACTTTGCCGGTAGGACAGTGCATCGTCCTCTCGCCGTACTGAATGTTACTCATCTCATTATGTTCCTATGAAGTATCTCGTCAAAGATGGCGTCCCTTACAGGCTTCTCTATCTCAAACGTCGACTTGCTAACCTTGGAGAGCATCTCGAGCTCAGCGTCCGTTAAGATGCTGATGTGCTCTCGGAGCAGGTTGTACCTCTCCTCTTGAGCCTCCATGTTCTTGTACCAGTCCCATCGACTTCTCATGGAGTCAGCTCTGGCTGCTACTTCCCACCTATGAACCGCGTCGCCGCACTTCTTTCGCACGCGGTCGCTGACGTGCTGATGCATGACGACGCAGAATATTGCGAAGGAACCTAGCGGTCCACCCGCGATTAGAGCAGCTGCAACTCCAAGATTATCCTTGGTGAGCTCAAACTCCTCCTTGAAGAAGGCGTACACGAAGAAGCCTAGCAAGACCAACTGATTAGCTAGATAGAACTCCCCAATCATAGGAGAGGAAGCTCGCCAGTTATGGGGTCAATTTTGTCCGATCGATCAGGCCCAATAGCAACAGCAGTCTTAGTAGGTATACCGCCGAATTCCGTCTTGCCGGCGTCGGTGATAATCGAGCAAGGTAATCCAGCATCTCGCGCTCGCTGGTAGATATCGCACAGCTCCTGTTCTGAGGAAACTCCCACACATACTTTGGTGAAGGTGCCATCTATCCACTCCCTCATCTCGTCGGTGACGCTGTCTTCGTCTATGACGTAGGAACCGTCGTCATGAGCCGCCATTCGATCGAAGAAGACCTTCATAGAGGCATGCGCACCTTGAGCAACCATCTTGCCCTTGCGCATGTTGAGATCCTTACGTAAGACTATGACTTGCTTTACGCTCATATCGATCCTGTTGTGGGCTCTGCAGAGCTCTCGGCTTTGCTGGCGCTTCCCCTGTACTATCGGTTCTCACGTTGGTCCAGCCTATTCTTCAGATCCACGTCTGCTAATCCGGATTCGCGACGTTCCGAGCCTTGGTATCTGTCAGGCGTGAATGCACACGCTTCCACAGGAGGGATTATACGAATTATTTTTTTAAGGGAGTCTTGGAGATCGTCGGAGGCTTTGTCGCGGTACTTGTCGAGCTCTTTTTCGACTTCTTTTAGAAGGTCGCCGCGATCCTCGTAGAGAGCGGCATGCTCGATAGCCTCGTGATGATACTCTTCAGCGACTTGAAATACGGCAACCTTGCGACGTAAATCTTTCTCTTCCATAGCCAGCTCATAGCTAGCGGCAGCTCTAGAAGCCCAGGTCCAAGCGGTCTGCTTCTGGATCTCTAGGTAAGATTTTTCCTTAAGCTCTTCTTTTGCCTTATCAATCTTTAGCGACATCTTCTGCCTCCAGGATTGCGATCATCTTAAGTTGAGCCTCAATCTCGCGGATGTCCATGGCAGCGTCTGCAACGCCGTGCCAGTCGCGCTCCCTAGTCTTTAGAGCGAGATACATCTCCATCATGGCGAGCTTATCTTTCAAGGCCTGCTTATGATTGTTCACTGTCTTCGTTCTCTATGAAGCGAGCCACGTCGTTCGGATGCATGTCCTCGAGGAGGGAAAGCAAAGCGGTGTCAGCTGTCTCGTGGGCCTTTGCTAGGAGATAGGTGTAGAACTCTTCGTAGTCGGTATCAGTCTTCTTAAGACGCTTCTGCCAAGCTCTTAGCTTCTTCCCGTCGACGTGGTGACGTCCACGGTTGAGCTTCTCAGGAACCATACGAGTGTTGGAGGCAGCGTAACCTTTGCCGTTGTTCTTGCGGTCAGGCGACAACTTTTGTCCAGTAGCTCTCTCAGCTCGTTTAGTCTGTGAAACGATTGATGACCTAGTTCCGAGGCCTTTGGTCTTTTTGTGAGCGGTTCCATTCTTCCCCTTCTGGCGACGAAGCGCGTCGTCAGCCTTAGTTTGGGCTCTTTGCCAGTGTCCAGGGGTTTTCTTGTCGTGAGCTAGCTTGTCTAGGTGATGGCGGCAGCGACCCGATGGGTTGCTGGGATTGGCGGACTTTCCGCCGCAGCGTGGGCACTTCTTCTCGAGAGGCTCGATGCCCTCTTCCCTCAGGAAGTCTTCAAAGGATGATCCGGCGTGCTTATTCTCAATCTCTTCCATGGCTTAGATTATACCACGGGGTCAGCTTTATCTTCCTCTGGGGCATCGTCAGAGCTTGTGAGATATGCTTCTGCTAAAGCGGTTTCAAGCTCTTGAATATATTCGTTAAGTTCAGCGATATCGCTCATCAGCTTGTCAGCGTTGATCTCCGCCTCTTCCAGCTTGTTCTCCAAGGTCGTTATGTGGTTATCAAGACGTAGGTTGGTATCCTCGAGCTCCTCCAAGGCTGAGCTCACGGAATCTACTAAGCGTTGACTATCCTTGGTGAGACGAGACATTACTCGTGCTCGTACTCCTCAGTCTCAACGCCTTTACGGGTCACGGTGATCTGCACGTGGTCGCCAAACATGTCCTTGAGGGCATCACCCATCTGAGTGAGAGTGGAGTGGACATACTCGATGTCCGCGCAGAGCTTGCGGGCCTGATCGATGTCCTTGAAGTTAAGAACATCCTTACGCTCGTCCAAAAAGGAGTCGAGACTGTAGGTGCCAACGAAGTTTTCATCATCACCATAGTCATCCTCATCCTCATCGTCATCGTCTTTCTTGCCCTTTGAGGACTTGTTTAGCTTGTCCGACGGGTTGTGAATCTCCTCGTTGAACCTGAACTCGATGTCGTTAACGCCAAACTCGCACGTGTCGCCATCGTTGAAGTACGGCGTATACTGAGTCCAGCGAACAGCATCAATCAAGTCGGACTTATTGATGAGCTCCTTAAGGATGCGAAGGGTCTTGTCTCCAAGCTCTTTCTTAGCCTTGTTAAGGCTATCAAGCTCACCAGAGATTCCTTCAAGTTGCTTCTTGATTTCAGTCGAAGTCGATTTTGTTCTTGACACGCTTAGGTCCTCCCAACCAGTTATAGAAAGGCATTTCTTGCAGATAGTCCTGCACAGTAGGAATACGTCCCATGTCGTCGATGACGTGCTGCTCGGCAATGTCTCTCACTGAGACGTGGCGACCATCAGAGTTGGTGATGCCCTCGCCGAAGACTTGCTCGCAGAGAAAGATACCGAAGCTGCTGTGCAAGATGGCGCGATGGCGCATGTCTGGGAAGTGAGCCTTAGTCTGATCCAGCCAGTCGTGGATCTTCTGATAGTCCTCTTCCTTGCCGCCCCACTTCTTGACGCTAACCTTACCGTGAAGAATTGGCTTCATTTAGACTCCTGCTGCGAGCGACGGATGAGCTCGCCGTTGAGCTTATCTAAGGAATCAAGGAGACGGAGATAACCTTTGTCATCGTCACCCTGATATTCCATCTGGTCCTTGTAGTCGTCGATCTCTTCGTGTAGTCTCTGAAGTTCGTCGTCAATGACGTCCAAAGCGGTTCTTGGTGAAGCTACCGTAATGGTCGGCTTAGTGTAGATAGAACCTGGTTGGTTAGTCAGCCATTGCCAAAAGGTTCGCGGCTGACGGAGAACTTGATCGTCACTCATCATTATCCCTCTTTTTCTTCCGCTTTTTAGATTCAGGAGCAGGTCGCCCAGCAAACGCGTCCATTAGCGCCTTGTACATTTTAGGGCTTCTCACTTCTGGGCGCACGAACGGTTGGTTAGCTGGGGAGTCAGCGGGCACATCAACTCCGAGCAGAGCCTTCTCCATCAAGAAATCACCGATCTCCTCAAAGACCTTATCGTCGATGTAGGTTGAGCGATTAGGAAAGCCAACGTTGACGCTGCACGAGAATGTCTCAGCTTCCTTGTAAGTTCTCGTCTTGTAGTCGTACTCGCGAGTTGGACGACCTTCAAGTTCCATGTGAAACGGGATAGACGTGCCAGGAAAGTAGTCGTCGATCTTCTTGTGGATGCCTTCGCCCGTCTTCTTCTGCTGCCCAATCTCAGCGACCTGCGTTGCCAGCTCGTGGAAGAAGTTGATGATCTCGATCGAGGGGCGCTTGGTCACGTCTTGAATGAGATACATCAAGAACTGATCGAGGTGATACCTAAGTTTAATTGGCAGTTGTTCCCTAGGCTCACTCATCTCTTAGTCCTCGCGGTCGTACCCGTCGTCAGAGTCGTGGGAGAGGCGATCTTCATCGTCATCGTCGCCGATGTCGTCGTCATAGAGGTCGTCCGGATCGCTGAGCTCTTCGGTCTCAACCTCGAGGTCAAGGAACGTCTCGAGCTGATCCTTAAGCCACTCAAGCTCGTTGTTTTGGTAGGACACCATCGAGATGCCCAAACGATCTTGAACCTGATTAACGATGTTCTGCGCCTTCTTGATCGACATTAGTATTCCTCTGGTCTATCGTCATTATCGTTGAAGTCAACCTCAACGACGTCGTTACACTTCACTCGCTTACCGGTCACCGCATCTAGGTAGGATCGCTTAGTCCAAGCTGCCGCTGGAAGGTCATCGACGATCCACTTAGGCTTCGTCTTGACCTCGTCCACCCAGTCTTCAAGTCCGAGGGTCTTGACAACTTCTCTAGCCCACTGGTATCCGCCTTGAGACCACACGATCACGTACTGACCTCTCGCCTTGAACTGCTTGAGAAGCTTGATGTGCGGCTCATGCGGGATGAGCATCGTCTCGTAGCCGAAGTTGTTGAACTTGATCGCCTTGTGCATGAGCTCTGGGATTATGTCCCACATCACCAGAGTGTCATCCACGTCGAACGTTACTATGTTATCGTTTTCAGTTACCTTCATTATGTCTCAGCTGAATCGGAGCTGCCTTCTTGGTGCGGAAGGCATCGTCGGTCTCTTGCGAGGTCACGATGTCATACTCCGCGAGGTTAAGCTTGGGAAACCCAAGGACACGGGCAACGATGCTGCCCGGGAACTGCTGAAGCTCGATCTGATAGACTCGCTTCTTGTCGAGGAGCGTCTTCTGGTCAGCCTCGAACGAGTTGCGACCAGCCTCGATGATCTGCTGAATCTTGGTGTAGACGCTGACGTCCAGCTGAGGATTCTGCTCCTTCAAGAACTGGAAGACGGCCTTGGAGCCGTTCGCTCCGTAGCGACCAGTGATCGCTGCCTGATAAACCTTCTTGAGGTCCTCGGTATACATCGAGGGAACCTGAGCGACTTCCTGCAGCTTCTTGATGTAGTTGTCGTAGTTGTTCTGGTTCTGCTTGTACTGGGCAACCAACCCAGCTTCCTGCTGAACGCACTCGTTGTTGAAGCCGATCAGCGAGCTTACGCCAACAACTCCAAACAGCCCAGCCACCAATAGTAAACCCAAAGCAATCTTAGTTCCAGTACCCATCACCATCTCCTCCCATATTCTTCGTTAAAGATGTCGTTGTTCTCAAGATAGAAACCTAGTCCCAAACTCAAAGCTAACCCAAACACCATCGCAAAGATCCACTGGCCAGTGGTCGGCTTGATGAGTCCACTCAAATACTCAAAGTCCTTCATCGGCTTGCGGATGAAGTTCTTAGAGATATTCTCTCTGAGCGTTGCCATGATAGCCTCTCGGTTCAGGGACCCAACCTGGCGAACGCTGTCGTTGAGCGCAACCTGGAAGATCTTGTTGTCGGTCCAAGCCATGACGTTGGTCCAGTCGATCTTGCCGGCGTCGTCGACATCTATCACGAGCACCACGTCGTTCTTCTTACCGCCGATCCATTCTTGCTCAAGCGCGTAGAAGTAGTCCTCTGGCTGGTTCTTGGTGACGACGACCACTGCGTTCACCTGCTTAGCGGCGCCTAGGTCGGCGTTCATCTCCATTAGGTCCTGGTTCCACTGCTGAGCGTCACCTACTGATAATCCTACGGAGACTAGTCGGTTCAACCTGTAGTAGTCGTAGATGTTGCCAGGATACCCAGGAATCTTGTCCTTGAACTTCTCGGCCAACCCTTGGTGGCGAAAGAGGGTGTCCGGCGAACCCTTCACGTAGTTGGTGAAGCCGTGAGAGACGGAGATTGGTTCTCCAACCTTGACAGACCTCCAGCGAGGCGGCTCATCTAAGCCCTGACGATCGACTCGGTCGATCTCGATGGTGCGACCGATGGAGGTGTGAACGTCCCAATCGACGTCGTAGCTATGCTCATAGCAGGTCTGGCAGATGGTGGTGCAGCTCTCGCCGCCCTTACCGTCCGACGTGCAGCTCTGGTAGCAGTTGCACTGGTAACTGTGCTCGCACGAGACCTCATCTCTGGTTTTGCTCGTCACGCGACCGTTCAAGATCTCCGTGTCCGCCGTGTTCTGGCAGCTCACTCCGTAAGCCACGCAACACATCAGCAGCGCTTGGACAGCTACGTCCAGAGCAAACTTCTTCAGGGTAAACTTCCGACCCCCGAACACTAGGAAGCCTAGCGAGACGAGGATCGGAATGATGAGCATAGTTAGTAGGATCATCGCTTGCCTTTAGCCGTCGCTGAGTCAGGGATCTGAACGGTTTCGCCCAGACGCTTCAGCGGATGCTCCTTAGTTCCACCCTTCGAGATGATGAAGAGCGTGGTTGGCCACTTCTCACCTGGCTTCATCCAAGACTCAACCGGAACATCGCCGTAACAGCCGTCGGTCACGACGACCGAGAGGTCAGGCTTACGCTTCAAGATCTCCTGCATGACAGGAGTCAAGTCCGTGCCGCCAGACTGAATGTCCTCGCGCTTCACTCTCTGACCGAGCTTGTAGTCCTCGTTCTTGTATAGAGCCGTGTGGAAGAAGCCAAGCTTGCACTTGCGAGCGCCAACCCTCAAGAACTGATCCACGATCTCGAGGAACTCGTTAGCTTCCTCGATCGAGATGGACCCTGAGGTGTCGATGAAGTTCTGCAGCTTAGGCAGATCGCCGACCTTGGTGCCCGGAGCCTTATTGCCGAAGCGCTTGGACTTGCGCGTCCAAGTGTTCTTGCGGTCGTGACCCGCAGCGTGACGCTTCAGCGCCAGCATGATGAGAGCCTTGTAGTTGAGCTCAGCGCGACGAGCCTTGATGTCCTCAAGAAGCTCCTTCACCGAGTCAGGCAGACTGGAGTAATCCAACCTAGCCTTAACCATGGCGCGCTTAACAAGCTCCTCAGTAGCCTCGAGCATGTCGCCTTCCTCAGCGGCACCGTCCCACATGTGCTCGTCGATGGTGCTAGGAAGATCGCCGGTATCGGCTCCACCGCCCGCATTTCCATCTCCGTCGCCCTGGTCTTCGTTCTTATCTGGGTCGTCGAAGCGCTGGAGGAGCTTCTCGTAGTAGTACTCCATCGTGCGATTCTTCTCCCACGGGATCTGCTTCTGGGTCTTAGGATCGATGTCGTGGAAGTCCTCGACGAAGATGCCCTTGCCCGGACAGAGATCGTTCTCGCACGGCTTCTGAGCGTCAGGCGGAGGACACTGAGGGCAACCCTGCGGCAAGTTCTTGATGAACTGGTTGATCGCCATGTCGGCCGCGATGTTCATGAGCATGCGCTTGCGAGCAGAAATCTTAAGGAACGGCACGCGAAGCGGGTGCTTGTGAGTGATGTGACTCAGCTCGTGAAGAAGGATGGCCTTCTGCTGGAGCAGGTTCAACTTCTTGCAGAAGAAGTACGGGTTGATGATCATGTCCCAGCGCTTCGCGTCCGTGTTGAACATGATGCCAGCCGTAGGAATGCTGTGGCCGTACTGAATCGTCAGGCACTGAAGGACTGAGCCCAGAAAGGGGTGAGTCTTCGTGCACTCGTAGATGGCAGACGCCAGCGAGCGTTTCTTGAGCTCGACTGGAACGAACTCGTGGTCAAGTAACTCTTTCGACAACTTTGGTCTAACGCGTGATGACATCTGTATTGGGCCTCCGTTGACCCGTAATAGTTTCAGAAAAAGGTTAGACCGGGAGCGGTGGAGGAACACCCACTCCCGGTCGACCTTGGGCCCTTATTTCTTCTCTTTATCTACTCCAGTGGCCCGAGACAGCTTCAAGTTCGCCTTGAGCACGTCGATGAGCTCAGGATGGCGCTTGCAGAAGTCTTGGAAGAAGTCGCTCATGCGACCTTTCGTCTGCTTGAATCCGCACTGCTTGATGAGGTTGACCGCGTAGTCGGCAGGGATCGTCTTGGCAACTTCTGCCATCGTGTCCTCGTCGATCTGGTCAGCCTTGCAGTCCTTCTTCGCTCCGCCGTACGCCTTGGTGATGGATTCCACCGTGGCAGCGAGCATGTCGCCTTTGTACGACTCAGGATTGGACTGCTCGGTGAGCTTAGCGATAGCAGCCTTCTTGTCCTTGATGAGGTCAGAAGCCGTCACCGGAGCTTGGTCATAGCAGTACTTGTGGTACTCGTTGCCGATGTCCTTGCCGAGAATCGAGCCGACCACGATGCGGTGGAGAATTCGGTTCTTGCGAGCGCCTGCTTTTTCAGCAGCTTGGACCTTCGACCAGGTACGAGGCGAGATGTACTTGCCGTTCTGACCGAGTTCCTTCGAGGTCTTGTAGACCCAGATTGCATCGCCGACGAAGCGCTGGATGGACTCGCTCCAGTTCTGAGTGTCCATGTAGTCGATGAACGCCATGTGGTCATACTCGACTTCATACTCCTCAAAGCGGTCTTTGAGAGCGGTATCCATCGTGTTGACGTCGTACTCGGACGAGTCGGGGTTGATGCAACCCGCGATGATCCAACCCTTCGGCAGCTCCATCTTGTGGACCTTGCGGTCGGTGAGGATCTGCATGAGGCAGTTCATGATGCCGGTGTTGCCGCGGTTCGGCTCTTCGAACAGGATCAGACCTTCGGAGTCCGGGTCGCGAGGCCAGAAGTCTGGCACGAAGTGCGACGTGATCTTGTACTCCTGACCGCGCTCCTTCACCAGCTCGTTCTCAGGAAGACCAATCATGTCAGGTGCTTCCATGTAAGCGATGCGGAGGTCGATGAACCCGAAGTTCGGATTGCGCTCGCGCTGCTTCTTCACCCATTGCTGCACGATCTGAGACTTGCCCAGACCAGCTTCACCCGTAAACAACGGGTTCATGGTTTCTCCCGCCTTACGTGCCTCGTACGCGAGGTCCATGATCGTCATAATATGTGTCGGTTTCATCTACTACTTTCCTCCTACTTACAGTAGTTCGTTTGTTCACACCATAGTTTCAGGATTAATGAACTTGGTCTGATGACGGTTCACCAATGCCTGCAACATCTCTAAACTTCTCGTAGAGCATCCAACTCAACTTAGAGCGAGCTCCATAAACCTGCATGCCCTTCTCGTCTCCCTCGCGATGGCAGTTCACGGCCATCTGCTCAAACACTTCCCTCGAAAAGGAGAGTATCTGAATCATGGAGAGCATCTCCTCAGCTGACATCACCAAGGAATAACTTCCTTCTGGGATGAGCTTAGGCTTAACCTTCTTCTCAATCTTCTTCTTCGAAGTCGTCTTCTTCTTCGCTGTTGCCACTAATCACCTCGTCAACATACTTCTTGCGCAGCTCCGGAGGCAAAGCAGACAGATCGATCGTGCTCGAGCTCTTCTTCTTTGCTTTCTTTGCTTTTGCTTCCCCGTAGTAGAGGTCTGCCTGATCCATCGTGATGATGGTTACAGGTCCTCCGACTGAGGTGGGTTTTATACTGTCTGTCTTAACGATAGGTTGCTGAGCGGGAACCCTCGTGATCATTCCACCGCGGGCTAGAAACTCTGCAACAGTTTCAGTCTTCTTCATGTGGTTTTCTCGAATCGGAATAAATAGCGTAGGCAACAAGCAGGACTGCTAGCGGCCATAAGAATATGCCGATTAGCAAGCCTCTAATTACTGATGCGAAGGATGCGTGCTTGAACGTGTGACGTCTGCAGAACGCGACGACGACGTAGAACAAGAATCCTATCAACAGATATTTGGACACACCCGTTGATAGTTTCGGAAAATTTTAGCGGTCGATCCAATGTCCATCCATAGCGTCAGGAAAGACGGATGAGAGTTTACGAAGGTAATCCATATTCTCTCTTCGCTTATCTCTAGCTATGATGAGGTCTCTCAACTTCTTGAACTTCCTGTAGTTACCGCGCCACTTCTCGAACGCTCGCTTGGAGGTTATAACGCAGTCAGCAGTAGTTCCATGGTTGGTTATGAGGTTAGGTGGAGCCTTTAAGAATAAGTAGCACGACAACTCGTTTATCATGGGGTTAAACATCACTATGACGGCGTGGACGTTGTTTGGATCGTTTACTACTGTGGACGAGTGATCATTAAGTTGAATTTTAGGTTGCCACGTAATCGTAGGCTGAACCGCCTGATTTGGCCTTCGCTCGCTGTCGTAGTACTCGAACGACTCAGGAGACATCTTGAAGTGCTCGATGAGTTTTTGAATGGTCATGCCGACCAATTCATGCTTATCCATCTAAGTATTTTACCCTATAGTATAATAGTAAAATGGCGGCCCAATCCGAACTCACAGACAGCCTTATCTACGGAATCGACTTAAAAAACAGACGCATCTACTTCGGGGTACCAATCGATTGGTCCCAGGATGACCAGGGAGACTTCACTCAGGCATCGGTAGAGCTAGCCATCCGTTCCATGCATAGAATGGCTCTGGATGCGCCTGGAAAACCCATAGAGATACATATGAACAGCTATGGCGGTGACATGTACGCCATGCTTCGACTCCACGATGAGATCCTAAGTTGCCCATGTCAAGTTAAGTTCTATGGAGGTGGAGCCATCATGTCGGCAGCCACCTGGATCATGGCAGTTTGCGACGAGCGCTACCTATATCCTCACGCCTCCGTGATGGTCCACGAACTATCTTCCTGGTATGAAGGTAAGCACACCGACATACAGATCGGCGCAGTTGAGAATCAGCGACTCATGGCTATTGCCTACGACATCTACGAAAAGAACAGTCGCATGCCGAGAGATTTCTGGGTAGACGTGCTGCAGAGAGACCTGTTTCTGTCTGCGAGTGAAGCAGTGTCATTAGGGCTGGCTGACAAGATCATCGAGCCTAAGAAGCGCGGCAACCTCAGAAAGATGCGTCAAGCGGCCATGAAGAAGGCTCCCGAAGCAGGAGAGATGAAGAAGTTACTCGCTGATATTTATGCTCGTATCAACAAGGTCAAGGTACCCAAGCTAGAGCTTAATCCCGTGGTGAAGGAACCTTCTGATCCGCATGTTGTCGTTGACGACAAGCCCGCAGAAACAGAAAAGCCCCAGCAAGTTAATGCTGAGGCTTCTCAACCTAAGGATCCAGCTTCTACTTAATTGGACTCGAAGAATCCTGCGACGCTCCAACGCATCTGATCGCCAGCCCTGAAACTTATCGGTGCAACCTTGTGATTGACTCCGCGCTTGATGATTACCAATCTATTTGGTCGCACAGCTACGAATGTTCCCTTGCCGTCGCCTCCGTCAACTAGAAGCTCACCACCCCACGAAGGTTCCCAGCGCTCAACGGCGTAGTAAACCAGCGCCAGCTGAGAATTTTCTCCATCGTGATGCCAGTCAAATCCGGAGTTGGAAGGGTACGCGAAGCCAGAGACGCCAATTCTGTCGACTTCTAGATCCTTCAACAGTTTCTGAACTTCAGCGAATCGCGGGTCATTCATCACGGTGTGCAGCAGCTCGTTGTAGCGGATGAAGTAGCTTCCTGGCAGGCACGGCATCACTGTGTAAGGAGTCTTGAGAACGTTGCCGTCATGGGGATGCCAGTAGCTCTTGCTAGTCCACTGAGAGCCGGCTGGCATGAACGCGTCGCGTCTCTGCAACTCGTCAAGGATCAACTTATGCTGACCTTGATTAAGAACGTCGTCAAATACCAGTACCGGCTCTTCCATCTATTCCTCGCAGTTGGACGTGTTGTCGTTCGTTGCTTCCACTTCGACCGGCTGATATACGGCGTTGTGCATGCATCCGTATACCTTGCCGTCATCGCAACCCCAGAAGGTCATTCCGCACTCAGAGCTCTTTCTGCAGATGCAGACAACTTTAGAGTTCCCATTGAAGTAGATGTAATTTGTCGTCTTATCCGGCTCTTGCGTAGCATCGGGAGTCGGCGAAGCTTCTGGCTCGACTTGACTGGTATCGCTCGATCCTGCTCCTCCCTGCGACTGAGCATTCTTGGCCGCTTCACTAGCTCTAGCTGCGTCGTCTTTTTCTTGCTGCTCAATTCGCTTCTGCCTTTCGATCTGGGCTTGCTGCTCGCTGTCCGTGCAGGACGCTGCGAACGCTAGGATCAAGACCAATATTGCGCTACTTACCAGCAGGCGGCGTCTTATCGTTGTCATTTTCTTTCCTCAACTCTTTAACCAGCGCGTACGCTGCTGATCCCATGAAGAAGGCCCCGGTAAGGACCAAGATTGCGAGAGCCATATCGAGTAATGCAGGCATTTGAATTCTCCTTATAAAGTGTGCCCCTGGGGACTTTCACCCCTCTGTCCGCGAGGCCCACAGACTTCCAGTCGACTAGAGGATTAACCTAGGCTAAACGCTATCCCCGATCGTCGCTGTGGAACTTACTCACCGTCGTTGGCAGAACCAGAGTTCTTACCGGTCTGACCGACGTGCTGCTTGCTCAGCTTGCTGCTGATGCGCATGAAGCTCTCGAGACCTACAGCGTCGAAGGGATTCATGGCGCTGCCGCCACTTCCACCCAGCACCATCATGCCTGGGAACTGCACCTTAGCGAGCTCTGCAGCAACGCCGATGGCAGTTTCCTTCTCGATGGTAGCGCGCTCGAGCGGAGTCAAGCCAGCTTGAACCTTCAAGCGGTTAACTTCAGCTTCAGCTTTACCATTGGTGATGGCAGCTTGGGCATCCTGCTCAGCTTGCTTGCGCTTGAGCTGGGCAACCTCGAACTGCTTCTCGGCGATCGTAACTTCCTTGATCTTCTGGACATCTTGCTCAGCTTTCTCAGTCGCGATCTTGGCGTTACCTTGCTCGCGAGCGGTGATAGCGTCTTGCTTAGCTTTCTCAGCGTTAGCGCGAGCCACAACCTTCTGCTGCTCAGCTTCCTTCTTCTTCTGGATCAGAGCTTCGATGGTCTGATCGAAGTCAAGCTCCTTAATGGTGAAGGATACGACTTCAATGCCGTAGGTATTCAGGGGAGAAGGCTTGCGGATGACGGGATTACCCTTCTCGTCTCGCTTAACGAAGACTTCATGGTCCACGAGCTCATTTCCATCTGCGTCCTTGGTTTTGACTTCTCGAGCGGTAACATCGTAGATGCCGTTCTTGATCTGGTCTTCCACGAGCGACGTGAACTCAGAGCGGCGAGTGGAATACGATTCCTCTGCCTTCATGAGAGTCGCAGTCTGCATCATAGCTTCTGATACGGTCTGACGAATCAAGTCGTGCTTGAGCGCTTCGTAGGACTTGAAGTCTTGATGAATCTTGAGTCGCTTCGCGTCGTCTGCTGGCAAGCGATACTTGATAGCGCCGCTGATGTCTGCGGTACCACCATCGTTGAATCGAACGTGGATAGGACTTGACTCATCTCCGCCACCACCGTCCAAGTTGCTCTTGGAGAAGTAGTGCATGTCGGAGATTTGGTACGTGTGGATGTCTGCGAACAAGCGAGCGTAGGAGCCGGGTTGGTCGATGACGGTCATCGTTCCGGTCACTGCCGCCTGCTTGATCTGATAAAAACCTGCGTTGTTGGTTCCAACAAGTCCTCGCCCGACGCTTACGAGCAAGAACAAGCCCACCGTGCCTGCGATGAGCAGGGAGATGAGTTTCACTTTACGAAAATCCATACTGTTTCCTTTCTGAGGGTTAGGGGGACTACTATATCGCTGCGGATTGACACTAATTGACGGCATTTCTCGCCTCCAAAAATGAAAGCCCGCCACAAGAAAACTCCTGTAGCGGGCCAATTATTGTTTCAGATTCGAGTTTTATTCACGGTTTCCGAAAACGTTTCCGGTGCGCTTCACGTTGCGGAGAGCGCGGAGAATGCGGCCGCGAGGCGTGCGACCAAGATCAGCGTAAGAACCGTCAGCGTCGTTGATGGCAGCAACATCACCGCCGAGAACCTCGATGAGGGCTTGAGCACGCTGAGAGCTGCTCACATCGTTGTTGGTAACAAACGAGTTTGCAGGCGCACGACTGTCGCTGGCAGCGTGACCGAGAGCGCACTTCTGAACCGTGCCGCTACGCTGAAGTTCGCCTTCAGTCCAGCGATGGTCAGGAATACTCTCGAAGAAGTTGATGAAGTAGGGAACCGTGTAACCTTTATGAGCCATTGAAATCTCCTTTAAAAATTTTGACGCAGAAGAACAACGCGATTATACGATCAGAATTTTAGGGGTTGGAATAGGTTGGCGAGCAGTCTCATTGTTGAGGTTTCCCCGCCAACCCCCATCTAACCCAATACATCTAACAACCTGGTCATCAAGACGGCTTTCCCAGGCTATTACCGCCTCTTTATGCTGGCAGACGGAGCCGCAAGCGGGGCGGTCCTCTAGCTGTCAGCATCCCGCCACGTCCATGAAAGTTTTTTCCATGAGACGAACGAGCTTCTTATATCTACGTCTAGCTTGTTTCCTCGCGTATCCGTAGTCTCTGTAGTTCGCAACAACCTGATCGTTGTGAACGTTCACTAAGTCATATGTGATGTTGTAGTAGGAACCCAAGTCTCCATCCTCAACGCGCTCTTCTTTCTGCTTGATCTCGAAGAGGGTTTGCCAAAGTTCTTGGGACATAAAGTTGGTAGACCTGTAGGGAGTCGAACCCTCGTGCAACACTAATCTAGTGCTTAAAGAGCTTATAAGGCTCTGCCCCGTAACCGACGGACAGGTCCAAGCTCATTATAACATGGCTGCAAAGATGTTGAACAAGCAAAAGAAACCGGCCATAAACATGTACCACGTAGGGTACGTGTTAGGGTCTTTGTAAGCTTTGTAGGCGCAGTAGCCGCACACGATGGCGCCAAGAATATCAAGGATAGATAGCACGAGATTCAGCATTGATTCCTCAACTCCTCTCTCACCTGCATGAGAGCTTTACCTAGTAGGTTTTGACCCGAGCCAACGCCACCGCGAACTCCAGTTCCCCACACCTTGTCGTAAGGTGAGTCCTCGTAAACCAGGGCATCTTCGGTAGATAGGAGCAACTTCTTGAGCTCTTGAGAGCTGCCAAACTTAGCTCTAAGAGCTGTTAGCATGACGTCGTACTTCACCTTATCCCAGTCAGGACGAAGCTTAACGACTCTGCCCATCCTCTTAGCGTCTAGCGGAGTTGCCGCCTTCCGAATAGCTTCCCTCTCAGACTCGTCCATGGTCTTTTGAGCTGCAAAATAATGCTCCGTAGTCGGCCACGACTTGCCGTCGATGTCATACGGACCCTCATGAAAATTGGAGAAGGCGCCGTACTTATCACGCTCGTTCCAGAAGAAAATCTTTCTGCGCTCATTCATGTTTCCAGTGCCTATCTACGAAGCCCGCAGCGTCGTAATGCGTTTCTACATCCTTCATAATTCTTAGTTTAAATAAGAAATCTAATAAGTTATGAACTATGTATATCTTGCTGTCTCGAAATCGCTCCCAGTGCTCTTCGTCTTTATTGTGGTAAATCCAACCTTCGTAGTCGTCCCACATTACATTCCGAGGCCGAGGCTGCGCTTGTCCTCGAAGTTACGCTTGTACTTCTTAGAGTGGTTCACGAGCTCCTCGATTACCTGACGGTAAGTCTTGTCGTGGAGCTCAGCGCGGACCGCCACTTCCTCGAGGTGGGCAATGGAGAACTCCTCAGTTCCCTTCATGCCGATCGCTTCCTTCTCCTCATCGTTGAGCTCGCGCTTGCTGATGAAGGTGAGGAGAGCAATCTTCTCTTGATGGTTGGGAGGACTGAGCTGCATCATGAGGTCAAAGCGACCAGGACGATCGGCGAGCGACTGAAGCAGATTCTCAGGGTGGTTGGTGGTCGCCACGATGAAGGTTGGGAGCTTGAAGACCACGCCGACGCCGTCGAGGAGGTTCAATAGGCCGGAGTCAACGGCCATGCGACCGTGGTCACCGTCGCGCTCGCCACCGCCAATGTCTTCGATGATGAGGACCAAGCGGGTGCACTCAGCCGTGTACTCAGAGCGAGTCGTGAGGAAGCGGCAAACGGAGTCAGCCTCGATGTCCGAGGTCGGCCAGATAACTACGACCGTGCCAGCATCCTCAGCCATGGCATCGCCGCAGAACTTCTCGATGGCAGAGGTCTTACCCATGCCAGGGCTGGAATAGAGAAGAACGCCACGCTTCTTAGGGCGACCGAGCTTCTCGTAAACGTGAAGCTTGTTGAAGAAGGTGCGAGCCTCGTTGAGGATCTGCTTGGTGTTGTCGATCGACTCGAGGAGAACCCGCTTCTTGATCTCAACCTTCTGAGTGATGAGACCTGCGGAGGTCTCTACGAACGTGTAGACTCCAGGCTTGATCTCATACTTCTTGTCTTCCTCAGGGCGCTCGTACTTCATCTGAACGATCTGGGTCTCGTTCTGGAAGCAGAGGTCGGACTCAGGAAGCTCGAGAACTTGGCCTTCAACGAGGTCTTCGAACTTGGTAATCTTCTTGATCTTGAACTTGCCTTCGGTGTTCTCAGCCATCAGAATCCTCTCCTGTTATTCATGCGATCTTTATACTTGTTTAAATTCTTGGTCTTAGAGGCGTTTACCTTCCGCACCTCTCCGAGAACGCTTACCTTCTTGAAGGAGCGACGACCTTTAGATACTTCCAACTCAACCGCGATATTGTCCGCGTCGAATATGGAGTATCTTGTACTTCGCTTGGATACCATCCTCGCGTCGTTCGAGCGATTTATCTCAAGGCCATCACCGGGATCGCTCGTGATGTAGTCGTCCCAGTACCTTCTCTTCCTGGGCTTCTTCATGGCGAGTTTCCGTTGATGGAGCCGCGACAGATATCGACTAAGTCACGATTGGATACCTTGGCTTCCCTCTTAGAGATGCCAAAGTTCTTTTTCCTAACCTTAGACTTCTTACTGCCTACAACTTCAACTAGGTCAGCTAGGTGATGAACTTGTGCCTCACAGCTCCACTCGTCGTGCCAGTAAGAGACATTCGCGTTGGTCTGCGTATGCCTCTTTCTGAAGACGTCATGGTTATCTAGGGTAATTTTTCTCATGTCCATCTATGAGCTTAAACCTTGGCATGCCGCCATCTTCAGAATCAACCATCACGTCAGCGGTGAACTCCTTCACTGGCCTCGTGTAGAAGGTTCCATGAGTTTCATTCATGTAGACGACGACAGGAGCCCCAGTTACCGAGTCTTGAGCGGTAAATAGAACCACGTATATGCCGCCTCTGTAATGCCTATATCTTCCGGGTTTTACCACGTCTTTGTTTTACCAGCTTGCCAACGCGAGCAACCTCTTTGTAGCCCTTACATTCAGAATCATGGGCGCAAGTCCTATCACCAAAATCAAAGTGATTGTTTGGTGGCCAATAGCAGTTGCCGCACGTGAGGAGCCCAAACTTAAGAGCATCCTCACGTGACATCTTGATTGTTACGGTCTTCGACATTTTGCTATGTCCAGCTTTCTCAACAGCTTAAGCAGATCCAGTCGAACGTACAAATCCATCGCAAACGATTCAACCGCAGTCGGCTTAGATTTGAACAGTCCGAGAATCTTACTTAGCATTCAGGTTGCTGAGTAGACGAGCCCTGATCTGAGCAAGCGTCTGGACGTTCTCGAAGTTGCCGTCGAGGAAGATGGTCTGCAACAAGCCCTGCTTCTCCTCTTCCGGGGTGACCTGCTGACTGAGCGAGAAGTCAGCGTTTACTCGCAGCAATCCCTTAGCCGACTTCTTCATTCCTGAGTCCGTCTTAGGGTTCTTGAAGAGATCAACTGGAGCATCGCCGATGCGACCGTAGGTTGCCTTGATGGCCATGCCGAACGTGTCGCGGGTGTTGTACTGATAGGTGAAGCTCCCGATGCCGAAGACCACGTTGGTGGAAGCAAATCCTTTCGCCGCCAGTCCGTTAACGATCGCTTCTGCGCGCTCCAGCGTGATGGAGTCACCATAGATGAGGCCAACATGCGAGTCGAGCTGCTTATAACCGGTAGAGGTTGTCGTACCTCCGAACAGGTCCCATAGCACTTGGATCGAACCTTTGTGCTGCGGACTACCGACGGGAGCATCAGGGTCACCGCAGACGATCTTTACGGGATCGCCGGAGTCAGGGCGGAATACGACCTTACCGTTGCGGGCCATGATGTCGTTCTTGAGGAGAGCTGCTTTATTGGTGAGCGTGTCCCAGTAGTCCCACGTGTCGGAGACGATGGAGACGATGCCGCTAGGATAGACATCGTTGATGAGGCGCTTGAACGTCTCTAACTCAGTCTCCTGGCCGCCCATGCACATGACCGAGTGCTCGGTAGCAGGAACAGAGCCTCCGATGAGCTCCTTCTCGGCGTCCGCACAGTAGTATTGCTCGAGGAAGTCGATAGCTGGGATCGTGTCCGTGCCGGTGAAGCTCAGCAAGTGAGCAGCACCAGAGCGAGCTGCCGAGCTCACGCCATCCATGCCGCGGAAGGAGAAGTCGTGTCCTTGCCAAGGAACGAACTCGATCATCTCCGGGTTGGTGCGCATGCACGCGCCTTGGAGGACCTTGCGGTACTCAAACGCGATCGTCGCGTTGGTGATAGGCTTCCAGGTCTCAGTGGAGATGAGCGTCTCGAGGTCGTTGGTGAGCCAGTAGAAGTTCTTATTCGTGTTCACGATGGTGAACATCGGAACGCCGATCGGGCAGAGCGATCCCTCAGGAAGAGCCTTGATGTGGAGCGGCAGGTAGCCAAGGTCATGGAGAGCTTCGATGTGATCGACAGGGACTGCACCAGGACCTAGGTACGTGTCCAGACGGCGCTTGTACGCTGACACCGCTTGGCTTTTCGGCAGTTGAAAGAACTCCTTGTCGAAGTTATCCTTCAGCTCCTGCACGAACGCTTGGAACCCAAACGGAACCACGTGCGTGTAGCGAGGGTCGCGCGAAGCGCGTGCCGTCAGGTTTGAGTACACCAGCGAGGTGTTCTCTGGGTACTGGCGGCGGTGGTCAGTTTTATATCCGTCTTTGAGGTTCGTAGGTCTGATCTTCATACTTTGTATCCATCTCCGTTTTTGGTTAAGCTGTTAGTAGTATACACTCTGTTGATTCCGTTAGTTGTAAGGATGTCTCGACCTTTACTGAAGACACCATGAGTCACGAACAGGTCGATCTCGATGCCGGGAATCTGCTCGCGAAGCTTCCTCGCGATGCTGATGAATGTAGCTCCACCGTCGCATAGGTCATCAACGATTAGGAAGCGCTGTCCAGGTCTAGCGATCTTGCCCATGTCAGCGCCTTGGATGGTGATGCCTTGAGCGTCTCTGTACGATAGGGTGTGTCCGGTGATCTGACCGGTCAGCTGGTCGCGCTCCTTGTAGAAGATGACGCGAGGTATGCTGGAGAAGTCAGAGGTGTAGTAGCGGTTCTTTGCGCCTAAGTCAGGATACACGAGGTAGTCCGGCTGGGTCTCATCGACCAGCAACTTGTGCAGCGCGGTCACTGGGACGTTGGTAAAGTTCTTGATGAGCTGCCCAGTAACCTCTGGATTGTGGGAGTCAACTGAGGTTACCTCCGCGCAGTCAAGCAGATTAACTAAGTCTGCAAATACTCTGAGGTTGAACGTCGACGTGTTGCTCGCTTCTTTGTCTTGGCGTCCGTAAGGGAGGAAAGGGATGTGGAGATACCATTGACCGCGCTGAATCTTTCTAAGCGAGAGTAGGTCAATGATCTCGCGCTCACTCTCAAAGTTCCAGGTAACTTCCAGGATGCGCGACTTCAGAAGGTCTTCTGGCAGCTTCCAGACTTGAGATGTGCCATCTGGAAACATAGTGGGGACGATGTTGTACGCCAAACCGTCATCAGTTACTACTCTAATCATCCTTCTTCTCCTGACAGTGAGGGTCGTCTATCAGGTAATAGCCGTCCTTCGTGTGACAATAAGTCATGACGTTGATGCGAACCACTGTGCATCCCGCGACGAGAACAGATAAGATCAGAATCCAGAGTTTCATAGGATGTACACTCTAACTTCTACTGATCCTGACTCCTCTTGAATAATTCGCTCAATGATTTCCCAGTTACCTCCAGCGAGACCTGCTCCAATCTTGGGAATGGCAAAACCACCCGGCCAGGAGTTGGAGAGGTCACGGATAACTTGTCTAATAGCAGGATAAGAGACGTAAGGCCCTTCATCTGGCTTACCGTAGCGCTGCTGGGTAGCACAGTTAGCAATCTCTCTTCCTGAACCGTCACCGACGCCCAGAATCTGTACCTCTCCGAGCTTCCACCCTCTAGTATTAAACCTATGCAAGTAGGCTTCTCGGACGCTCGGATAAAGCTCAGACACTTGTTTCGCAAAGCCACTTCCGAATCCGCCTGAGCAGTTGCACCCATGAGCGATACGCTTCTCTTCAAGATTGGCAAGCAGATCTCCCTGTTTGTAAACGATCATTTGCTACCCTCTACGATGCGAGCAACTTGGTATTTAATCTCATGCTTTTGAGTCTCCACCTTTTCCAGGTGGATGATCCTACCGCACCACGCTATCTCTGGCGTCATGGGGTCGTCGAGAACCTTAACAAACTCGTCTGGCTTAGTATGCTGCAACCAATGCCGATACTTTTCTTCGGACGTCCATATGGATGGAGTGTTAACCCTGTAAGTTTTTCGTCCATAACTGGGATAGTCAACGTATTGGTCAACTTCACCGTATATCTTAGTATGGACTTCTCTGTTGTCGTCGAATATAACTAGCACCGTGGTGACGCCCACATCAAACGTCATCTCGTCGTATTCTAAATGCTGCTCAGGTTCTAGTTTTTCTACTTCAACTGGAACTTCCTTGGGCTTTCTCCAAAACATTAGTTTCGGCTGCGTCCTTCGATCATACGCTCGCTGCGGCGATGCTGCGCGTCTTTCAAGTCGCAGTAGTTGTTCAACTCAGTTTCACTGGTGAACGAGCGGCCGGCGCGATCAGCTACGCCGTCACGGCAACCTTGATTGTACTCAGTAACCTGAGTGCTAGCACAACCGACCAATCCCAACAAGACCACTACGAAAAGAATCGCTCTCATATTTTCTCCTTACATTTGATAACTTATGATTACAGACAGAAACTTTGACATGATCTCAAGACCCATGAGCAAGGTGTAGCCAAGCACCATGGCGATCAAAACTCCAATTAGGAACACTCGAAGATAATCTCTCATATCATCCCTTGATACACATTATCTGTCGTAGCTCATGAAGGACTTCAACGAGGTCCGTCTGGTTTGCCATAACCTGATCAATCGGCTTGTAAGCTCCTGGTATCTCGTCAAGCACTCCCTCGTCCTTTCTGCATTCGACCCCTCGAGTTTGCTCTTCGAGATCCTTGAGAGTGAAAGTACGCTTAGCCTCGCCACGAGACATTGCGCGGCCGGCACCGTGACTGCACGAGCAAAACGAATCCTGGTTGCCAAGTCCCCGTACGATGTAAGAGCGAGTACCCATGGAACCAGGGATAATACTAAGATCTCCTTCTCTTGCTCTGACAGCACCCTTTCTTGTGACGAGGACGTTTTCTCCATAGTGGGCTTCCCTCGATACGTAGTTGTGGTGGCAGTTAACCTTGACATCAGTGTTGATCTGACCGTCCTCGCCGTACACGGCGTAGCTGAGATCCTTAAGAACGCGCTGCATCATCTCCCTGCGGTTCTGAGCAGCATACTCCTGGCACCACTCAAGATCAGCCAGATAGTTCTGGAAGTCTTGGGTTCCCTGAGCAAAGTACGCTAGGTCAGGGTCAGGAAGACTGATGAACATTGTCTTCATGAGGTCCTTAGCTTTATCGATGTGGCGCTCAGCGACAACCTTACCCACGTTGCGGGAGCCAGAATGCAGCATCACCCACACTCTGTCCTGAGTATCAAGGCAGATCTCAATGAAGTGATTGCCTCCACCCAACGAGCCAAGCTGCGATCGAGCGCGCTTGTACATGTCGGCTGTGTCTGAAGAGTTGTGACCAATAACGGTTAGGTTTTGCCAGTCTTGCCAGAGCTTCCACTGCTCGACGGACTTTGTAAGCTTATTATTGCCTTCGTGACCGACTGGTATTGACCTTTCAATCGAGAGTCGGATTGCTGTGATCTTGTCGCGGACGACGTTTGGGTCCAAGTCGGTACGTACTGCTGCCATCCCGCAGCCGATATCAACTCCGACGGCTGCCGGACAGATAGCACCTTTAGTAGCAATAACAGATCCAACAGTTGCTCCCTTGCCGAGATGCACGTCTGGCATGGCCGCAACGTGCTTAAAGACGAATGGCAAGTTTGCTGTGTTGGTGAGCTGATCCAACGCAGCGCTTTCCACAGTGGAAATGTCAGACCAGATCTTGACTGGTACACGGGCTTTGTTTAAGACTCCCTTGATTGGCATTCGACTTTTCTCCTCATCAAGTCACGCGCGTGACTGAGAGCGTTCTCCATCCAGACTTCTGTTGGAGGCAATTCATGACCGCTATGTTCAGCTTGTACCCCGTTCACCTCGAACGTGTTGGGGCAGTAGTCCGCCACGAACGTGACGTGACTTACCGAGCTGTGAACGTTAGTTCCCTTGAACCGGATCTTCGCCATTAGTTTCTCCTAAAAGGATCTTGATGTATTTCTCTTTGTCTCGCTCCTTCTCGTTAGCAAGCTGGTGGGCTGCTTCGAGCAGAACGAGCACGCGCTTCACGCGCGAGTGGTCTTCCCTGTTCTTGAGAAGGATGTAGCAGAAGCCGTCCTTGCTATCCGCTCCGGAATAAGCAAGACCGCTTGAGCCGATCTTAGCGTCCTCACGATCGCTGTCCGAGACTTCCTTGATCTCGCTCTCTTCGTACAGCTTGTAGCCGTACAGACCGACCTTGAACTTGTAGTCGGCATACTTGGCGCGAGCTGCAACCGCTTGCTCCTCAATCTCGATAGTTTTCTTCTCGTTGTTGAGGGTAGCGAACTCCTGCTGAAGCTCTGCCATTCTCTTCTGAATCTCTTTCTTTCTCTCTAAACTCATCACTCCTCCGTCTCGTTGATGATAAGGTCAGACGCACTCTCAGGAGTCTCGCCTAGTAAAATGTAGTCGATCTGCCTGTCGGCATGCCAGTCCTTGAACTCTTGCTGAATGGAACCTTGAATGTACGTGAGATTGCCGTCTTTAGACACCATGTAAAGATTCACAGTGTCTTCACAATGGCAGAGCTTCTTGTTGGTGTGGCTGCAACCCTTCTCGCGGATTGCCTTGATCTTGCCGTAAGATGAGCCGGTAGAGTTCGTAGCTCTAGTCCACTCTGGAGCCCACCAATAGGGAACTCCACGCTTGCTAATGTGATCTGGATCACGCAGTGGACGTTGGACCGGATTCTTTTTGCTCATGCGTTATATTAAGATCAGGATTTTGGTCTGAGAGGGTATGCAAATCCTTGGCGTCAAGATGGCGGATCTCGTGTGCCGTTCTTATAGCGCTGCGATACTTGCTGCGCACCCACTTAGCATCTGGTTGCTCAAGTTTAAACCACACAGCCATCTTGTTTTGAAGCAGACTGACGTCACATGCACCCGGGGGATAACCAGCATCGCAGTGAGTTATGTCAACCTCAACTCCATCTTGAGTGCTGATGAGTTTCATTCTGATGCCTCTATCACTTCTAGTTTTCGCAGCAGTTCAAGTAGGGAGTCGCGATGATACTCGTCCATCTCGTTGAACAGTCGAGCGTAGATCCTCTCTATCACTCTCATGTAAACTTCCTAGCGTAATAGATCTCGTCAGCGCTTATCAGCGCAAGGAAGAACTCCATCTCATCAGGGGTAGCTTTGATAATGCCTAGTTTCCACAGTAAAACCTTGAGCAGTTTCAAGGCATATACCATGGTGATATCGTCTTTTGGTGGAATGGTTGCAGGGCTAGAAGTCGAATCTAGTACACCTTTCTGGTTATGAGCCAGATGAGCCGCCGTTGCTCGATCCCTGCGTCGTGAAATTGTAGGAGCGCCAGGGACAACCCTGGACGTTTGACGTCTAGACATCAACAGCCTCGTCTCTATTGCCGAGCGCCCTATGCGCGCATCGTTTGTTATACAAGCGTCTTGACGAAAGCCTTGAGGTCATCGGAGAGGATGTCTACGTTTAGAGCGGACATCTTCTTCTCTTCTTTAGCTGATTGTACCACAGCCGCAGATGACCCGTAAACCTGATTTCCGTTCAGTTCTCTAGCCTTCTTGAGATGGTTCATCACCATAGAACGAGCATAAGAGAAGACTTCTGGGCCATTACTGGCGTCCTTACTGTACTCGATCTGGCCAAGGTAGATGCCTTGACCGATCTGGTGCTTGAGATCCTCCAGCTGCTGCTTGGTAAGCATGACCAGAGCTATGTCCTTATACGGTCTGAACGTAGGCAGCAGGATCTTGACAATTTCAATTACGGCTTCTTTTTGGCCCTTCATAAAACCTCAAAAGTTATACGAGAACTCTTTGTTGTTGCGATCCGTGATGATGGTGATCTTGACGCGCTCAACTGGGAGCATGATCCACTCGTACTCCAGTAGCTGAAGCTTGTTGTCTCGCTGCAAGCGTCCGAGATGTGTATGCAGCGCCTTGGCGACGTCCGAGGACGACAGCATGGCTTTTCGCTCTTCCTTACTCACAAGACTTTCCTGAGTTAGAAACTCCAGGATCATGTCTTGCGAGCCGCCACTCAGCTCCTCAAGTCTTGCAATGCACTCAATTTCCTTGCTTATTCTTGCCATCCTCAACCCTTATGTTAACGGAATTCCAGGAGGAAGCCCATGCTCTCGCCCTCGATTCAGCATCGCTCTGATCGGAAACGCGAGACAGCACGTGAAGAGCGTGACCCTTCTCAGAGAAGATAGTCCACTCTCCGGTGCCGGTTTGTTTAAGTACAAAGTTGAACGAATATGTCACAAGCTCTCTAGGTACTTCACCACGTCGATGCCGGCCAAGGTATCTCCCTTAGCTGTGTGTGCTTGAAACGAGATGCCGATGCTGGTTGCGAATCCTTCCAGCGACTCAGGAGCATTAGCAGGAAGCTTACCTTTGCGCTTCAAGTAGATGATTAGACCAGTTAGGTCGTACAGCCTGTAAGAGACGAACTGATTCCACGCTTTGGCTCCAAGGATGCTGCCGTTGATCCAGTCGACGTCGCCCTTGATGTTCTTACCCATAGGAACCAGCTTGATTTTGCCGTTCTCGCTGTACTTCCATAGGAAGTTGCGGACTTGCTGACCAGCCTCGCTGTAGGTGATAGCAACCTCGTCGTGCTTGATCAAGTCGATCTTGTTGATCTCAAGCGCGCTGGCCGTAACCTTATATAAAGTGCTACCAGTCTCATCCTTGTCGTTGGGCTTGATTAGGAGATCCAACTCGTCAAGGACGTTCCAGTCCTTGTCGCACACGGCAAAGTAAACGGACAGAAGGGAGACCTCATCACCGATGCCGCCTGACTCACAGTCAAACGCTAAGAAAGCTGCTTCACTCATTTATCACTGAACCTTTCCCCAACCGGAAAGATTGGGATGCCGTACTTGGAGATGTACTGATACTTAACCACAAGAATTTTACCCACATACTTGTGCGAGTTCGTCCAAAACTCTCTCAGACCTTCCTTGGGACCGCGCATCTTAACTCTAAAGGCACACTCAATGCACGTGCAAGGATGAGGATGCTTAGCTGTTGGGATACGGCAGACAAAGATGCCGCAGCCAGCATACGTTCCGCGACCCTCTTCGAGGTCTGTGATCTCATAGTCATCATCCTGGAACTCCTTGATCTTCTGGAGGTCGTAGCTGCGCTTACCGACGTATGAGCCTTTAGCGTTGCGCGCCATAGCGCCTTCATACCCTTTGGCAAGATAAGCCTCAAAGGTCTGCATCATCTCGTCTTCGTCTTTAACCAGGACGGTCTCCGTGAGGACTAGATACTTCAGGGTTGCTTTTGACTTCTCGTATCCGTGCAACTCTCCGTAGAGTCGCTCAATTCTATCTGCGAATCCGCCATCCATCTTCTTGTCGTAGAGATAGTAATGGACGTCTGTGCAGTTTGGCTTTGGGTCTGTTTGTCTAATAAGAGAAGCAAGATCCTCGAAGCTATCCTTAAGGGCATGATTGTACAACTCACCGTCAAGTTCGTGATAGCCGCTCGGATAGACATCCTGCAACTCCTTAATGATGTGAGGCATGCTGGTGATAGGCTTGCGAGTGCGAGACCACAGTGTTGCAACCCCGTCATCAACGATGGCAAGGCAGCGATGACCGTTTAGCTTTGGTTGGATATAGGCAGGATAAGAAATCTTGTGACCGTGATCAGCAAACTTATGGGCGAGCATGCAGTCATAGCCGCCGTCAATGTCCTTCTCGCCGGCAGCAGCGCGACTCAAATCCTCGACGTAGCCCTTCTTAATCTTGCCTTCCCACTTAGACGTAGCCTCCAGGAGCGCCTGCTCGCTTGGAGTTGTTTCGTTTGATCGTCCGAGGTTTTTACCCTCTTTGATCGTCTCTTCCGACCTTTGGATCTTGCCGTCTTTTTGGCCATGTTCCACCACTATGACGTTCTTGTCAACTCCAATGCTCCACATCTGGATAGCACCGGTTGACGTCTTCTTGTAAAGCGTCGGTAGAGTTTTCATCTCGCGGATTTCCTCCGCAAGATTATACGATCAGGATCTTAGTTCGGTCCAATGCCGAAGTTGGCGAGGATCGCTAGTGTAGGGGTGATCTGCGATCCGCCGTGCTCATCTATTCCGTAGACGGCAACGTTGAGTCCAACCACGTTTCCTTGAGCGTCAAACACTGGTCCACCACTCATGCCAGGAAAGATAACTCCTTGGCACTTGATGAAGAACGTGTCGTTGATGACTGTAACTAATGGAGAGCACATGAGGTCGTGAGAACCCTGAGGGTATCCGCACGCAGCAACCTCACCTTGAGGGATTCTAGTTGTAACGAGAGGCGCAGCAGGAAACGCGGAGAAGTTACCTTCTAGCAAACCCCAATCCATTCTGGTGTTTACTCCTGCTGGCTTACCTAAAGCAATTATCTCGCCGGAGGCGTTGCTCACAGTAAACTTATCCTTCTTCATCACTAAATCTTCGTCAACCATGCAGTGAGAAGCAGTTAAGAGGTAGTTTTTGCCGATGACCACGCCGCTGCATATGAACTGACCGTTCTTATACAGCCTGACGGTTGCTCCGACTGGATCAATCTTGTCAGCAAGTTCCAGCTTAGGAAGATTTGGCTCGATCTGGATACTGGAAACCCCTTTGTAAGGGATTAAAGTCGTCGCGCAAGTCGCTAGTCCCACCACCATGAAAACGCAGGTTGAGAGTAACGTTAAAACTCGAAACACCTTGCGCACAGCTTCAATTAACATGCTATCTCCTGTAGGGATTTCCCTTAGAGATTAATTTTACCAGAGATTACCTCACGCACATGTGGCGATCGTGAGCAAGCTTCAACGCGCGATATGCGTCAACCCTTCCTCCAGTGGCAACTCTGTCGCTCATCTGCGGAATCTTGTATGCAGACTCAAGGATGATCGACTTAATTTGAGTTGGACTAAGTCGCGAGTTGCAAGACTTAAGTAGAGCAGCGACACCTGTAACAAAGGCTGTTGCCTGTGAAGTTCCACTCATATATCCGAACCTCTGACCGGGCAGCGTGCTGTAGATGTTTTCTCCGGGCGCAGCAATATCTACCCTAGATTTTCCGTAGTTGGACGACGGCAACAGGTTGTTATTGATGTCGATTGCTGCGACCGAGATGATGTTAGAGAGACGATACGCAGACGGGTAGTAGTAGTTTTCCACTAAGTCCACATCCTGATGCTCGTTGCCAGCTGCAGCCACAACCAATATTCCCTTAGATTCTGCCTTTTTAAGGGCCAAATACTCGTCCTCGTTGAACTCAGGTCCACCTCCGCTATAGTTGATGATTTGCGCGCCGTGCTCTACGGCGTAGTTGATAGCTTTGATCGTGTTGCGCAGGTTGACAGACCCAGGATTCGCGTCTGAATAGTACTTGACGGACATGATCTGAACACCTGGCGCTACACCAGAGACCCCAGTCTTTGAGTCATAGTCAGCAGCGATGATGCCAGCAATGTGGGTGCCGTGTCCGTGATCGTCTAACGGGTTAGGTTGATCTGTAACGAAGTTCCATCCATACACAGTACGATGCCGCTTAAGCTCATCCTGATCAATCCAGATGGTACTCGCGAGGTCTCTATGACCCTCAGACACGCCCGTGTCGATGACAGCCACAACAACCTTCTTGCTGGGACGGGTAAGCTTCCACGACTCTACAGCGTGGATGTCACTCTGCACCCTGTTAGTGTTGCAGATGCCCCAGTTCTTGATGAACCTGTTGCACGGCCACTCCTTAGACGAATCTGACATGGCTCGAGGACAAGCAACAAGAAGCACAACTAAGAAGAACATAATCTTTTTCATGCGGATTTCTCCCAGCATGATATAAGATCAGGACGACTTCTTTTTCTTGGTCTTGCGAGGCTTAAAGTCACCCTCTAAAAGGGATTGAACTTCCTCTTCCGTGTACGAGTTGAAGTGGATGGTAGGTTCCGGCTGAGCTATTTCGGGTAAAGGCGCAGAGGAAGCTTCAATCAACCTGTTGACTTCCTCTTGATCCAAGAGATAAGCCATCTTCACTCGATACTTAGGAGTTGACTCCTTGGGAGGCAGTTCTTCCTCCTCGTGCTCGAATGGTGGGTCGTAATGTAGTGGTTCCTTGGCGCGTTTACCGCGCTTGGATTTTTTAGACAATTAGTCTCCCTTAGGTTAATTGTATCACTCGTTTAAGTGACAACCTAAGTTACTTATTGTCTCCCTCTTTTGAGGTGCTAGCCGGCGCCAGAGTGTCCTCGAGGGAGCGATCGAAAGACATGTCGTACGTTACGTTACGGCACTCCTCGGTGATCTCCTTGAACATCTCGTCGTTGAAGGCGTCGTGCTCGGTGTAACCGATGGCCTTGCAAAGCTGCAGCTTGACAGCATTTTGATTCTCAAAGCTAGGGTTCTTCGCGAACGCGGCAAACGCGTCTTTGAGCTCTTGGGGCATTGGGACATCGAAGTGTGTCCAGAAGTCGGCAGCGCCAGAGCAGTCTTCGGGGGTAATAACCACCTTACTCGATACTTCCTGCAATGCGTTGTTTTCAGACTCTTTAACATCGTTATTTGACATCTAGTGAATCCTCCGCGGTATCAGCGCTTCGTCTCGGGATTTTTACCGCGTTGTTTCTTTTCTGGTTTTGGCTTAGTGATGCGTGGTTTTTCAGGAGTAACTTCTACTTGATAGAGCTTTAGCCTGTTTACCTTGGGCATTCCTACGCAGTCCGCAATGCCAAATTTTACCGCTGATTCTGCATCCATGTAGTGATTGCGACCGTCGGCGTTCTTTATCATCTTGCGCAACGCTTCGTATCCACCCTTGATGCCGCAGTTCTTGGCTAGCAATCCCATAAACCACTTGTTAAGGCGCTTCATCTCTGTGGCGTCCCCGTATACGTCGTGAACGTCTCCACCAGCTCCACCACTAACCTCGTGTACCATCACTCTGGCATGCTTACCGCAGAACCTAATGTCACCATGACTCAGCAGTACAGCGCCACAGCTCATGGCTTTACCAATAGCTACGGTGATGATGGGATTAGGAACCTCGTCCATAGTCTCGATCATCTTAGCTAGGGCATCTACCTGTCCGCCGTAGGAGTCAATGTAGACTACGATGGGTCTTTGCGGATCGCCTTTAGAAGCATCTAGAAGCTTATCTCTGAACTCTTGGGCTGCGCTCTCGTTGAAGTCATTAACCACGATCTCGTTTGAGCTACTGTGGCCAGGCAACTTAAGCAACTTATCCAGGTCGAAATCCTCATTTGACATTAGCTTTGTCTCCATGAAGTCATTGTACTTCCCGGTTTGGGCCCTAACCCTAGACTCTGGTAAAATTAGGTTATGACAAAGATCGACCAGCTCATTGATAAGTTCAAAGAATTCAAAGAAGAACTGAATAAGGCGATCTGCCCTCACACCCATAAGGATGCGAAGCTCTGTCCTAAAGATTGTCCCTGCAAGAAGGACCTAAAGAAGAACGTCAACATGTCGTACTCTGCTGCCCCTAATGCTGTCACCGGAACATCTGGTGGACAAGGTGGCATGTACAGATCTGAAGGCATGAATAAGCAGATGATCAGCGCTTCTCCAGGTGGAGCTCAGGATGCGATGCAGATGGCTGAAGAGACTAAGCACGATCGCTGCGCTAGAGAAGTTAAAGAGAAAAGTCCAGGTGTAAGAAATCCGCACGCTGTCTGCGTGGCAGCTGGCGTTGAGCCTGACAAGTGGAAGAAGTCAACAGAAGAGAAGCTCACCCTTCATAAGAACGGTCAGTGGGCACTTGATGACGGCACTAACAGGGAAGCAAATCCTAAGCTTCGCTCAAAAGATGTTGGACCTGGTGGAAAGATCCACATGGTTAAGGATGAAGACCCTGAAGTCCACAACAAGGGCAAGTTTAAAGTGATGGAAATGGCTCCAGAAAAGGAGTCAAAGAAAGAAGACGTTAAAGGCGCACCTTACAACGGCAAGGACAAAGATGTCCACAAAGGTGAAAAGCAGGGAAACGAGGCCAAAGGCTTCGATGAGAACAAAGCCCCTGGCCGCGGAACTCTCTCTAATTAGTTAGCAAGCTTGCCGTCGAGCGTGACCTTCTTGCCGTTGAAGAACGGCGAGGTGATAAACACGTCACCCTTCTCAGCAACGCATTCAAGCTGCATAGGCATGCTCTGATTCAGCATACCGGTGATGTCGTTGCAAGCCGACAATCTACCCTTCTGATAAGAACCGCCGCTAAGCGATCCGCCAATAACCAAACCCAACAACAGGGCAACTGCGCCCACGATAATATTCTGTTTCATTTTTCCCCTTCAATCCATTCCAGAGCTTTCGCTACGTCCGGAAATCTTTCCGCGATTATACTTTTGCACCCGTTTGCAATGTCAGCATGTTCTTTCTGAGTTCCATTACCGCTTCTAAGTTGAATATAGTGAATCCACGAGCGCACTGACCCCGTCATGTAAATAGTAGTGGCCGTATTCAGCGGTAACAGGAACCTAGCCTGCTCCTTAGCAACACCTCGCTGTAACGCTTCTTGATACAGCTCGTTCGCCTTATTCCAAACGTTATCCTGAGCTACCTCAAACCACGCCTTATCAATATCTGACATGTCGTTGATGGAGTTCTGACGATTCTTTGCATCTTGGCGCCGCGCCTCATACTTTACAAAGTCTTGAGCAACGGCGTATCGCTGACTAAACTCTTGAAACGTAAAGGAGCGATGACGAAGAATCTGAGCGGCGATCGCCCGCGACGTCTTAATTTCCATGGTGACGAACGCGTGCTCAAAGATGCTCCAATGATCGTGCGTGATACAATACTTTATAAGCTTACTTCCCGTTTCAAAACTCATCTGGTTGTTGGGATTGGACACTCGCGCGACGTACGATATGATGTCTTGCGCGGATTTTCCCACGAGCTCATTCGCACCTTCAGTGATCGCAACTAGCTTAACACTCTGTTCCATTTTTATTCTCCATTAACGTCATCGCCGTGTAGAATTGATTTATACCTTTCGCATGACAACAAATTCTAGTGGAGCGGCATCAGTGGTAACTAATTTCTCCCCGACCGGCTTTTCTCTAACCATATTCAAAGACAGATACGCATTTACTGATACTGAGACGTGGGAGGAAGCTTGTGCTCGCGTCGCTCAGCAGATGTCTATTGCTGAACTTCCGGAGAAGCAGCAGCAATACAGAGAGAAGTTCTACAATATCCTAGCGGCAAACCTGTTTGTTCCTGGCGGACGCATCTGGTACAACTCGGGTCGCACCAATCCTCAACTGCTTAACTGCTTCGTCCTTGATCCTGCCAAGGATTCTAAAGAGGGATGGGGTAAGTCTGCGTTCAACATGATCGTTACTTCTATGACTGGCGGTGGATGCGGCGACGACTTCTCAGACGTTCGCCCTAAGGGTGCCGAGATTCGCGGTCAGAAAGGCGTTGCGCCTGGTGCGGTCGAGCTCATGCGTCTCATTGACAACTGCGCAGACCCAGTTCGGAACGGTGGACAACGTCGCGTTGCACTTATGTTCAGCTTAGACTTAGACCATCCTGACGTTGAGGAGTTCTTGAACGCTAAGTTAAATAAAGGTGAGCTTACCCACGCCAACGTATCCGTTCGCTCCAAGCACACTAAGGAGTTCATTAAGGCAGTCAAGAACGATGGGGACTGGGAACTCGTGTGGAAGGGTAAGTATAAGAGAACAGTGAAGGCTCGTGACCTATGGAACACCATCGTTCACAACGCATACAACTGCGCCGAGCCTGGATTTCTTAACTGGGAGCTCGTAGAGAGTGAATCAAACATCTGGTACATCGAGCCTCTGGTCACGACTAACCCATGCGGTGAGATCGCTCTCAGCGCGTACGATTGTTGCTGCCTTGGACATCTTGTTCTCACTCGTTTTATCAATAATGGCAGTATTGACTATGCTCTGCTTGGCAATACTATTCGTACTGCTGTTAGGTTTCTCGACAATGTTCTCTCTGTTAACTCGTATCCTCTACCTGAGATGAAGGCCAAGAGCCAAGCTCTTCGCCGCATCGGCTTAGGAACAACTGCACTAGCTGATACTTTGGCTATTCTTGGACTTCGTTATGGCTCTGAGGAAGGCAACAAATTCATTGATAAGCTGTATCGCTTCATCTCTAAAGCTGCGTACGAAGCATCTATCATGCTGGCTGTGGAGAAGGGTGCATTCCCTCTTTGTCAACCAGATAAGCACATTGAGTCTGGCTTCATGAAGCGCATGCCGGCCAAGATTCGTTCCCTCGTGGCTGAGCATGGCATTCGCAACTGCTGCATCCTTACTCAAGCACCAACTGGAACTGTCTCTATTCTTTCTGGCAACTGTAGCTCAGGTATTGAACCTATGTTTGCTCCAGCTTATGAGCGTCGCTACTGGGATAAGGAAGAGCGCAAGATGGAGCTAGTGTTTCACCCACTCTTCGAGCAGTTCATGAGAGAGGGTCGCCCAGTTGATCACTTCATTGGCTCGCACGACCTATCTGTTAGGGATCACATGGAGGTCCAAAAGATCGTCCAGAAGCACGTAGATAATGCCGTATCCAAAACCATCAACATCGCTCACGATTATCCTATAGAGGAAGTCGAGAAGCTGTGGTTGGAATACTTACCACATTTGAAGGGGACTACCTTCTATAGAGATGGCACCAGAGGCATGGTGAGAGCTGACGGCACGGTAGAACCACCTCCTCTAACCCCAATCAGCATCGACGAGGCTAAGGTACGCTTCACCGAGAAGCACGCTACCGATCTAGAAGTGGTAGACGATTGTGCTTCTGGCATATGCTCGCTGTAAAATAGAGAGATGATCTCCGTATCCGTCGCGGCAGCGCAAAAACTAAGATCGCTAAGAGAAGGCGATAAGGCCTTGCGCGTCTCCGTTATGGGAGGCGGATGCTCGGGTCTTAGCTATAAGCTAGAATGGGTAGATCCAGCTACGGTTACAGACAGGGATAAGCTGTTTGTAGTAGACGGTGATATCAAGGTCGTGATCGACTCTAAAAGCAACATATTCCTAGCTGGAACTTTGCTTGATCATAGCGATGGACTCAACGGAACAGGCTTCACCTTCACCAATCCAAACGCCAAGAAGAGCTGCGGCTGCGGTTCAAGTTTTTCTGTCTAAGTAAAGCTCAACAAAATCTTTAGATTTCTTCAGTCCCCAACCGTATGAGTACTGAGTTGTCTTTTTCTGCTTCAATTGCGCCAGAGTGAATGGTCTTAGATAGATGGACGGATCGTGCTCGTAGCGGCAGGAGCTAAGTCCCAATCTTCCCAGGACCGACGTCATCCAGCGCAGGCTTTTGATCATAGCTATTCGGTTCTCGAACGGAACCGTTTCGTGCGGCCTTTGCGAGCTCATCGCATCTTTCATTTTGGACATCTCCGTTATGACCTCTCACCCATCTTGTTTCGGCGTTGAGTTGCCTGTAGTACTTTCTGAGTTTAAGTACGTAAGGTAGGAGATGTGGCTTCTTACAATTCCATGATCCGTCTGCGAAGTGGAGTGTAAGTTGGGAGTCTGAAATGAGGACAATACGATGTCCCTCATCTCCTCCAGATACTCCTGGAATGTCATGGGTGGCAACATACTCGAGACCGCTGATTGCAGCTGTAATTTCTGCAATATTGTTAGTAGCTTTCGGTAAGTGTCCCGACCCCTCCGCGACCTTAACTCCTTGTACGCAGACGACAAATGCCCATCCGCCTGGGAGATCTGCTGTTGTTGCTGATCCGTCACTGTAAACCTCTATTAGCATTCTTTCTCACCAAGGACACTTAATTGATTTGTGGTGTCTCATGAAGTAGCGGTAGTTATCCGACGTGTTCTTCAGATCCTTATCGTTAGCCATAGTGAACCAATGACCAACCCACGGCGTCTCGTCGTCTTTTAAAAAGGGAAAGGTGTAGACATACTTAACATCATCACCGACTACCGAAACAACCTTGTCATACTCTATCATTTCTACAGGCCAGTCTTTATCAATCCACTGCATGTAGCATTCGCCCGACTTGGGCTTCTTGACGCTGAGATGATCGACGATTAGATATGAAGCTAGGATTGCTAGTCCAATGGCAATAATCCTGCTACTAAACATCCCCGTTCTCCCTAATCTTCTCATCCTCGTACGCAGCGACGTGCCTACGATAGAGTTCTAGCTTTGCACCCTCGAGAGCACCAATCGCATCGTTGTACATCTGATACGACTCTGGCTTCATGTTGAGGTAACGATGCGTCAGCACTGTGATGAGGTAGTTCAACTCGCCTGGCGACTTAATCTCCAACTCATCAATTGACCTAGTAAAGGCATTAAATCTGTTTCTGTCTTCTTGTTTGATGTAAGGCATATGGGAGATTCTACTGAGAGGTATAATCACTGCATGCCTTTAGTCGGACCAGAAATGAAAGCAAAATTCCAAAGTCGTATCCACGCAGGATTATCGCGTGTGTTCTCGCCAGATGTTGGTCAAGGCACCAACTACCCACCAATTGCAGATCCTATGTGGGCTAAGCTAGCAGATGCCATCTCAGATATCGCCATGGATATTGTGGATGAGATCCAGCAGAATGCTCAGGTAGTTCCAGGTCAGCAGGTTATCACCAACGGTGGACCGACCACTCAAGCTGGTCAAACAGTTTCACCTGGCAAGATCATTTAGTAGTTGTATTTAACGTGGTAGTTTGATTGAGGATGAGGCGAGGTTCTCTGTTCTCGTGCTCGGCGTAGACTTCTACGGTCCACTCGCTCGTCTGCTCTCTCCAGTCATCGTACTTATCTGGACCTTTAGTAGTAGAGCACTTGATGATTAGGCACTCGCCAAGAACGCCCTTCGCAACGTCCTCTTCCCTATAGATAACCTCGAGCACCGTGTTAGGCTTGTCGCCTAATCCACCCTTATATCCAATCTGCTCGAGAGCCTTCTTGAGCTGAGCGTACTTAACGTTCATCCCTCTCACCCTTGCCTTCCAGTATATTGCGAACAAAGAATTCGTCATTATGCGAGTATCCTTGCTCAAATCGGATCAGGATGGAGTTGACGGCTTCGAGTGAGTGATGCACTCCCATCATGTAATAGCCTTTAGTAGATCGCAGTATCTCAAAGCGTCTAATAAAAGTTTTGGGGAGCGTTCTCTGCAGCTTCTCCAGCTCTCTCTTCGCGCGAACTAAGTCATTACCGTAGTCCTTAACTAGGTTAAGACATCTACCCATGGCTCGCACGTACGTGAACCTGTTGTGCTGGTTCCTAATACCGCTAGCCACGTGGGTGCAAGTGGATCCTATTAGGGTTTGAACTAGGTTGCCGACATTTTGTTTTGAAGTCATGACTCAAACTCGTGAGATAATGGGTTGATGGTTTGCACTCTCTGCCACTTAGCACGCATGGAGCCCCATCCTGAGTTCTTCTGGTGGAGCAAGTGCCCGATTTGCGGGTACTGTGAACTCAAACATGACCTCACTCCTTACGATCAAAAATGTGCAGAGCGTAATCTTCTGGCGCGTCTTCCGCTTGTGGAGGCTGTTCATCGGATTGAGTTAGAACAGCAGGATCGATATATGAAATCATTACCATGTTCGGCCACTTCTTCACATAAGGAACGTGTCCAGCCGGAATCTGAACATCCAGAAGACGCCCTTCGCAAGAAGCAAGTTTAACGTAGACATCACCTTGGCCAGTCGTTGGGTCATAGCGCGCATCCAAGATCCTCACAGTCATTTCTCTTCGCTCGTCGTTTAGATAGTAAAGCTTCATAAATCCTCAGAAAGATATACTAATTCCCGTTGATTGCGTGTCCGGACTAACGTCCACCGTATGTCGAACGAACGGCAAGAATGGGTCTCTAAAAGACCTCTGGACATGCTTCTTCACTCCAACTGCATACATCGCGCCGATAAGGAAGAACAGGGTCTTAGAATCAAGCGGAGTATCCTTGTCGACGAACGTGGTAACTGTATTTGTCGCTTTAGTGGTGACATAACCACTCAGCTTATCAGCTGCAGGAGTTACACCTGTCTGAATTAGGAATGCCTCTTGCGCCTTGAATGCAGCGTCGTGGTACATGGGATTCTCACCCAGAACGTTCCAGAACAGTGGGACGTTGTTGAGTCCCAGCTGATCTGCGCTGGCTAGCACAGGCAGCAATAGTGCTATGACGCTAATTAGTTTTCTCACGACCCTTCCTCTTGCGGGGTTTCTTGTATCGGAAGACATGCACTCCTTTGGGAGACATGCAGCGAGGCATCTTGAGCTTGTTATTGAGTAACGGCTTGATCTCGTGATTGGCGCTGAAGAAGGTATTCTCCATCTTGTTGGTGATGTTCTCGTTTAAGTCTGAACTGCGAAACGTCGTAAATGACTCACCACGTCTTCCAGTGACTCGCAGTGGAGATACCTTTGCATAGTAAGGCGGTCTGGACTCACTATTCGTGGGCAGCAAAACTATCTTGAAGAAGAGCGAGGTATCAGGATAGAAACCTCGCATGATCCACACGCGCTCCTTTTGACCCCACATATTGTAGTTGGGAGGAGCAGAGAGCATTGCTTGAATCTGAGTAGCGAAAAATGCAATGAGCTCCTCAATATCAATCCCAATCACATGGGCTTGAGTGAGGAGCTCAGACATTACTTTCATGCTATATTGCTGAGGGATCTCGTCATGCGACGCCAAGGAGCTCATCGGGTCTCGCCTTATCACTGAATATGAATCGGCCTTCGAGAACACCAAATTGAGCCCTGGTATTGTCGTTGCCCATCATATCGATGAGTGCGAAGTCTATCTCGTCACTTGGCACTCCGAGGGTTTCAAGGTACTCTGCTGCCTTCTCAATGCTGGGAAAGTTTTGCAGTTCCTCGTTGTGCTCGGATTGAACAGCCCAATTCACTTTAGAAACCTTATACAGATTGATGCCCATAACACCTCCGTAGCGTTCTATAGTTTCAGAATTAAGCTGAACCCCTTACACAGAGAGTTCAGCGACCCGTTTGTCGATGAAGTTTTGAATCTCAAGGCGACGAGAAGGATCAGTCTGAGTAGACTGCAGCTTCTTCAAGGCTTTGAGTTGAGGATCTAAAGAGGTTCTGCTGGCCGTAGTTGCGCCACCATTCAGTCTTGGGTCCTTGCGCACCCAGTTACTGATGAGACCGCTGACGTAAGTACGAAGCTCAGACATCGAAACGCTGCCCTCGCTATACTTAGAGAACTCTACGTCTCCATTCAAGATCATCTGACAAAGTGAGCCATTCACTTTCGCTCGCAATTCCTTCGTTAGAACTGCACCTACGTCCGTATTTCCCATGTTGAAGCTGATACCAGCATCAGCTAGAACGGACGTAATCACGCTGAAAACCGCGTCTTTTTGAGTCATGTTGCTCTCTCCTTAGATTGCACAAAAACGCAATCACAAGGATATTATACAAATTGAATTTAATCGTAGCTTGCTTCGTCGTCGTACTCGGCGTAGTAGCGCATACTGTCAACACACGTGCAATCTGCGGTCGTTTCTGCGCAGCCGTCGCATATCGTCCAGTAAGGACCTTCCTCTTCCATCAGCGTGAACAGCTTGCGAGGCGCAGCCTCTATCTTAAATGCTTCTAGCATCTCCAATAGACGACATAGCGATTCGTACTGATGGCTACTCGTAATGACAATCGTCGTAGTCGATGCGCTTGTCACGCTTGTAATCCCGCTTTGATTTGTGTCGCTTTCCAGGAGGAGCGACTGGAACTCGAGGTTTCGGCTTCTTCAGCCTCTTCCTCTTCTCCCTCTCTCTTTTCGGTAGTCTCATCTCCGTTATCCTCTAATAGGCAATCGTTGCAAATGCCGTCTTTGCATTCTGCATACTCGCCGCAGCGTTCACAGTCTTGACGCATATTTGTTATCGCTTCTTAGGATCAGAAATGAGGTCGGTGAGTAAGTCAAGAACAACCATTTTATACTTAGCTTTTGACTTAAAACTAATCTTAGTGTAATCCTTGCCGCCATCAATGGAGACGTTTCCGCAGGAGCAATGTCTGAAGTCATGCCTATTGATACTGTAAACGACATCGTCGCAACTCAAACAATGAACTGCGTCCTGGTAGCGAAACTTGTTCATCTCGCGAGGACTCATTCCTCTGATGTACATCTGACCACCAGAACTGGTCAACAGCACAAACTTTCTATGCTTCTTTCTGCGGTTGGGATTAGGACAGTAATAGACGGCGGAAGGTTGATACTCTCCGCGAACACAGAAGTCATTCACAAACGTGGGATTGCCTTCAAACGTGCTGGAAACCTTGCTGTGATCAAGGCCGTACCAGTTAGGCTTCAGAATCCGCATTTTTCTTTTTTCGACTTTTCTTTTGCTTAGGAAGTTTCGGCGCGCCCATCACTACCAAGGTTTTCCCGTTGTGCCCATGAATCGCTTCGACGTCTCCAATATTCTTATAAACACAGATGGAAGAGTGAAAAGTTTGCCACTCCATAACAACAGCGCCAGAAGGAAGGACCACACCACGAGCGACCACACCTGTTCCGCTAATTCCTGTTTCGTCTTCGATTCGAACAAGATGGAATTCCTTAATAGTATCCAAGAGTTATGCTCACTTCCATGGCTCTTTGGAGATGTTCGGCGACTTGCAAAGGTAGCAAGCCTTCGAGTTTTCCGGACGAACCACAAGTCTTATTTTACAATCTTTGCAGATTGTGAGAAACAAGTTAGGTTGACCGCTTTTAGCTTTTGCTCTAGATTTTTTGCTAGTCGCCATGCGCTTTCCTCTCTACGATCGACGTAGTCATGAACTTCATCTTGGTGAACATAGATTGCACTATGAATACCTAACCGCTCAAGCATCCCGCAGACAGCGAAGACCGCTTGGTACGGATTACGACTTAACGCCATACTTGATCTTGAGAGCCGTCGGAAGCGCCGACATGTCGATCTCCTCGACGAATTCGGCTTCCTTCATCGTCTTGCGATAGGTCTTCTTGGGACCTTTGGCAGCAACCTTCTTGATCTCGCCGCCACGAGCCATAAACTCAGCAACCGTTTCTGTCTTAGTGATGTTCTTGTACATATTTCCTCCTGCTATCATTTAGGATCAGGATTAAGGTTTGACCCAGCCAATCGAGAGCATTACGCGGTATCCCTCTTGAATCGTGGTAACCATGTGCTCCTGAATATCTGGGCGAAACAAGGCGATGCGCCACCAGCGAAACGTAGCGTCCTTACATACGAAGTCGCCACCTTTCTTAGCTTTCTTAAGCATGATGTTGAGTCTGTAGTGACGACCGGATTCAACCGTATCTGTGTGAGCAGCAATGCGACTGCCTTGCGGGTAGTAGAGAAGATACATGTCGCACATCAGCCATTTAGACTGAAAGAGACAGATCTTGTTATAGCCAGATCCTTGGCGACCTGATACCCACGGTAACTTCTTTAATAAGAGCTCAAACATCCCAAACTCCTCTGCCTTCGGTAAGGCGAGACATCTCGTCATCCAGCCAGATGGTGGCTTCTTCCTCGTCGCAAGGTCCATGCTCCATCACGGTATCGCAATTGGGCTCGGAAGGAGTAAGTCTGAGGATAGCAGCGACACATTTCTGATCGGCTTGCTTCACTATGATGCCTTGGTAAATGTGCATAGAAACCTCCGTCGTTATCATCTGTTCGGAAACAACAGTGGGCGCCCGGCGTAGCAGTGTCAGTGAGCGGGTCAGCGACTGCGCCGACCCACCCACCGGTTGCCTTCATCGCCCTTGCGAGCTAACGGCACATTAAGGTTGCATTAACGTATTGTTGCGGAGAGCTGTCTTGTAGTTCTGACGATACTGAGAGTAGAACCATGCGTCACCAAACCAATACTCATTCATGATGCTACCGTAGACCTGAGTTCCACCTGGCAATGTTACGTAATTATTGTTATGTTCAAGGTTCATGGCGCAGTGACCTAACTCGTGATACATGAGTTGCTCTCTGCCCACATAATCCATCTGATTCCACTCGTCTCTATCTATGTAGATGTCTCTGCGACCATCATCATACGAGTCGCACATGCCGATGTCTGGTGACGTTAACTTGCTGAATGTGGCGGATACATGGCTCGCATCAACGCCAATCTCGCTCTCAAAGGTCTTAATGAATGGAATAAGTTCTGGGTCTTGAGTGATGGAGGGATCGGGAGGTGGACCACAAGACGAAGAGAGGAGTGCTAGGAGTACGAGTAAGATCATTCTCATAACACTCCTCCTTTCTTGTTGATTAAGGAGCCAGAGCGTACTCCACTACATATGTCATGCTATAGGAACCTGCGCCGGCGTTTGAGAAGTCAGATGTCACTGAGTACGTGTGACTCGGAAATGCCTGAGTCACACTCTGAATGTTGTGGACAGAACTGGAGATGGTGTACAACTCTGTCTGTACTGAGTTAGCTGACCCCAATCCTAGTGCGGTCGTCGGGTTCAGAGTCCCAGTGTAGACAGGAGCACCATACGAGTCTGCAGTATTGACAAAGCCACTGATAGTACCTGTAGTGTACACCCTAATAATCGCTTGAGTACACTTAGTATTTCCACCCGGGTTACACACCTTCAGGTTATTATCCTTGAGAGACGAGACAACAACTTGTCCCAAGTTCAAGGTGTTTCCTGTGAAGGTAGGTGTGAATGTCGGAGCTAATCCGCTCACGTCGATCGTGAACGTAGTGTTTGGCGAGTTGACGTACGTCACTGACGTGGAACCTGTCGATGCGTATGCTCTCGGCATGAACCAGTTCATCAACTTATTCATAGCAGACATCTGATCGTTGGTGATCGTGATGAACGCTTGTCCGTGAACTATTGAGTTATCAGGTTGAGGAACGTCAATCGGTGGAGCGGGAACGGGAGACTCAGACGACGGCGAACCGCCGCATCCACTTAAACAAGCCAACATGATCGCCAACACATAAAATCTTTTCATATTTCCTCCTAGGTCATCTTGCCTGAGAAATCTTAGAATCGGGATTATGTCTCTTGTGATAGCAGAATCGTATTACGAGTTCGCCACCGCAAACAGCAATCACCGCGCAGTATATAAAGTATGCTAGAAGTAAATCCATAAAGAAACCCTCCCCACGCAGTCAAGCATGAGGAGGGTTATTTTGCTTGTGCCTTAGCTGTTGCTCGAGCTGTACTTCGAGGCGAGCTCAGCAGGGAGCGCGCTGAAGTCAATCGACTTAGCAGGCTTCTTGGAAGCTTTCACTTCCGAGACGCGGGAGTCGATGAAGGACTGGATCTCAGCGCGTTCAGCCGGATCAGTCTTCGTGCTGAGAAGCATTCGCATCGCCTTCAGCTGGGGATCAGAGGAACCGACGCGGGAACCCGGATTCTTAGCGACATACTTCGTGCCGCCATTCATGCGAGTGTCCTTGCGGAGCCAGTTGCTCGTGAGTCCTGAGCAATACGTGCGAAGGTCAGCCTCACTCGAGAAGGACTTCGACAGCTCGATAGCGCCGCTGTTGAAACCCTCAACGAGGATGTTGGTGACTTGAGCACGATGCTCGCGAGTCAGGTGATCAGCGAAGTTATCGCCTTCATTCACGTTCACTCCAGCTTCGCTCAGGACCGACGTGACGGCAGAAAAAACTGCCTCTTTCTGTGATTGTACGCCCATACTAAAAATCCCTCCTATTGGGTTCATGGGTTACGGTTTTTGACAACAAATCGTAGTCTCGGGATTACCGATCTAAGATGTCCTTAAGTGCATCGTCCACTTCCATAGTGAATATGCGCTCAAGTATTGACTTACATTCAGCGTATCTAGCAACTTCAAAAGTGTTTGCTAGCTCATCGCGATGCTGAGCGTAAAGATTCTTTATGTGAGCCCATCGCTGATACTGGTCGATGCGCATATTGCGACGCTCTTCTTGTCTTTGCTCCTCAGGGTGATTAGTGTTGTAACGTGAGCGCAGCTCCACAAACCTATCCATGCTGACGATATACTCCATGACTGACGAGATGTGAGCCCACTTCTCCATTGGAGATTTCTTGGCAAACTCTTCTTCAGTCACTGTCATCTCCGATCACGTGGCGCTCAAACGTTTGATACCACCACTCATTGCGCTTCTGAACTACATCTGGACTAAGTTCTCTTACTCTTCCACCATTATAGTGAAGCATGAGCTTACCAGTATCCTCATCGATCTTCATCGATCCCAATGATCCATCGCCGCCCATGTATACCATCTCATTCCACCAAAACGCGCTGCCATAATGAGTCACGTGATCTGGTAGGCGATCAGGTCTAGCTACAGGTGTAGGACTTTCAGCTTCCATAAGAGCTCACAAAGTCTGTAGATGTGGTTGTACATAACTTCAGAGCGAACCTCATCGCTCCTATAACGAGAAGCCAACCTCTCTGCGCGCACCGCGTACTTGTTAGACCACTTATCATCGAACTCGTCGATCATGTACCACTTCATGGCTTGACCGTTGAGTATGATGTGCGGGCGACTATTGCCCGTTATGATCTTTTTGCTCATCAGGTCTGTTATACCAATCACGAATTGATAATGTTATCAAGAAGATAGGAAGCGTACTTCTCTTTAAACTCGTTAGCAATCGCTGAGATAACCTTATCTTGCTCTAAATACCAGCGAGCGGATAGAACAGGCATCTCACTCTCCACCCAAAACTTCATAAGCACGCATCTGAAGTAGCCAGCGGCATCTGGACTCTTCATCACCACGAGACACTTGCTAACCTTAGCATTGAAGAAGAAATAAGCGTTGACGATACCAGTAGCTTTGCAAAAGAAATCGAACTCAAAAGAGGTATTGATGCCAAACCCTCTCGAGTCCGACATCATTACCTTCTTCTGCTCGTTGGATAAGAGAACTTTAGTTACCTCAAACTCGTTCACAACGCTCAAGCGATCTTCCTCTTCAATCGTTCCCACACAGACGGACGATTGTTCTTGAGATAGGCGTTCAAAATGCTGCTGATGAGCTCGTCTTGAACCTCACCACTTCCTCCATGCTTCCAGAAGTGGACGACCTCCTCCTCCGTCATCTCTCTCGGCTCGCCACGTCCAGTCACCATCTCAAAGATGTTCTTCGTGCCTCGAGGATGATCGGTGTCGTAATGCTTATCGCCGATTCTCACCCATACATGACCTTGATCACTCAGAATTGTCGCCTTATCACCATGCAGCCTCTTGAGGAGAATGGCGAATTGATAGCACCAACCGAAGTTGATGCGATCGCGACTTACTCTGCACCAGCCGTCATTATCGCGATTCCAAGCGCGAACAAACATCCTCACCAGCGTATCAGGTACAACGTGACTCATGTTATTCCCCCAGATAAGATGATAGTTTTTCCATCTGCTCTTCGTTAAGCGCCACGTAGATGGCGCACAAGATTGGCCAGAAAAGCGAACCGATAACGGCGACGATATAGTCTTCTCGCTCCTCACACTCAGGCATCCATTGCTTGAGACAGAACAAAAAGACTAGTCCATACAATAGAATAGCCATAGCTCCTCCGATATTGTTAGATTTAGGATCGGGATAAAGGTGGCGCTGGCGTAGCAGTGTCAGCGTGGCGCGTGAGAGGTCGGCCGTCCATGGCCTATCGGAGGACAACTATGAGAAGATTAGCAGCAATACAACGAGAGCTAAGCCGAACCAGATCAAGCGATCAGTTCCTCCATCGGCATGCCTCGCTTGCGCCAGTCCTTAACAAGATCAGTGTGCTTGCAGTATCCTCTGTGAGAACCAGAGGCGCAGTTGCACTTAGACCTTCCGCTCGCGACGATCTCAACTCGGTAGACCGCGACCGGCAAGATCCCACCGTCCCACTTGGACACAGTAAACTGCCAGTCTGAGTCTTGACGAATCAGATAAGTTATCATGAGCTGCGTTTCACCGCGCTGTTCTGCACGATGAACTCCAACAACTCCTTCTGTCTGCGCTCGTACACTCGAAGAGCGAGGATCTTGTCGAGACGATTGCGGACGAGCGTCATGCTGTTCCAGCGATCGCGACTCACGAAGTTACCCAACTTCTTGTCCTGAAGTTCGGACGCGAACATCTGAGCGTACATCTTCTCAGCGTAATCGCGCGCTTCGCGAAACTTATAGCCTCGAACCATGTCATCATGAATGTCAGCAGAAGGGTCAACGACACAAACCTTTCCTTCCTTAACGACAGTCATGACGACGCGACCAGTTCCATGGTTGGCTCCATGACATGCGCAGTCACAGACAGGACCATGAGCGTGGGTGCAGCGACCATCGCACGCAGGTCTATTCTCAGTCTTGACGTACTTGTCGCCTTGAACGATGCCCATGAAGGTGACTTCACCGTTGCAGTCACAGAGATCGACCTTTGGCTCCGTGCTTGAGAACGGAGTTAGGCAATCGTTACACTTATGATAGTACAGAACTTGATTAGCCATTTTTCTCCCTCACAACCTGCGGCTGAAAGCCTTCCGCCATGCACTTCTCGTAGTACTCGCGACAGACGAGGATCTCACGAACAACCTCAACTCCGTGGCCGATGACTTCGTGGTCGTTCTTCTTGTGGTTCCAACGCGTATAAGCGCGGTTGCGCACGTGCGTCACCAGCTTGTGAGCAGGTTCGTTCGGCTTGCTGAGCTTCTTCGTAGCTTGACAATAAAACATAGTTCCTCCTTAGTTCGATCCGTTGATCTTTGCCATGGTCTCACCAACTTCGTTGGTAATCTCGACAAAATGGTCTCTTGAAGCGCGATCTGCCATATCGCTAGCGGCTTTCAGCGCTTCATTAAACGTGGGACGTTCGACCTGCTCGATCAAATACTTAGCAGGACCTGGATTATTCATGCGCAAACTGATAGTTAATGCCATAACTCCTCCGATTCTGCAAGTTTATTGTTTCAGAAGGGAGTCGTGTAGTCGTGAGCTGACCCAACACCTAATTTGTCCAGCACGTAGCAAAGCATGTAGGTTGCACGCGTTTTATTTGACTTAGCAATCTCCTCACTGCTGGCCAAGACAAACTCGTCGTATCTTCTCTTGAACGTGTAGACAGTTGATCTCGCCTTCGCATGACGAAAGTAATCCACGCACTGACGCTTATACGTTACCAACTCAAATATGCCTGACTCAGGATCGTCGGTGTGACCAATGTATTTGTAGACAGACCTCAGGTAAGACTTATCTTTGCCAGTAACTAGATCGTTGATAGCAAATGGCGATGGCATCATCACTCGTGATCTATCCTCAACGATCTTAATGCGATCTCATCTACAACCAGTCGAAACAAATGCTCTCGCATGGGAAAGTTCTGGAAGCGAGACTGATTAGACTCAATGATCTTGAGCTCCTTCAATGGAGTAAGTTGAACCAGTTGAACTATCACCTCAATAGTCGGAGTGTGAGGCATAACGTTATTGCCGACAGCAACAGAGATGAGACGAGCTCTTAACCTACTCTTGCAGCGCTGAATCTTTTGGTCGTGACGAATCTTTTTGAGTCGCTTCTTGTCGCACTTTCTCATTTAGTCATCGCCCTTTCTAGGAGAGTGTTGGTCATTGCTTCCAACTCATACTTGAGTTGAGCTATTGACTTATCCGTCCTGTTGTTGCCTGCCTCAGCACGCTCGATCTGCTTCTTGCGCAATGCAATAGCGCGATTAAGCACACGATTAGAGTGCGAAGTGTAGTCTTTGACAGTGATCTTCTCTTCACTCATGCCTTATCCGGGTCGTATGCGAAGTCGTGACCACGAACGAAGTGATCGTACTTCTTGTATTGCATCAGCTTGAGAACGCGCTTGCGAGCGTCTACGTAGCTCTCACATTCCCAAGTCTTGCCGTGATCTGGTCCCAAAGCGATGCTTGTGACGACAGCTGTCTGCTGGTCGATAGAGTAAAGCTTCTTAGCTTTCTCAAGCCACTCGTCGTACGACAATCCTTGCTTAGTAGCGAGATTGCGTTCAGACTTCTCAACCTTAAGAAGTTCCTCGTGCTCTACTCGCTTGCGTGCCTCAGCAATAGCAGAACGAGTGAACTCAGTCCATTGAGGACCTCGCTCATTCATTGGGGTTCCGTCCTTGACGAAGCGATATGCCTCAGCCTGAATATTGTCCATCACTATCTGACTCATAAAGATTTTCTCCAAGCATGGATATGTTCAGAAATCAAGGTTGTACATGCTACCGTTAATTTCAACTCTTATACCAGAGACAGTTCCTTTTAACAACTTAAACTTACTAAGAAGTCGAAATAAACAATATACAGCTCTTACTTGTCGTTGCTCTTCTATTCTTTTTTGACTCATGATTCAAACCTATACACAAACTTCCACACACCTCTTAGCTTCCAGGACTCAACGATATCCAGCTTCTGAAGCAGAGTGATCAAGTCGTTTGTCGACCTAAACTTTCGCTCGCGCCTCAGTTTTCTAGTCTTCCGCTTGTGATTTCCGCTCATACTTCCTCGCGTAGTAACCGATAGCAACCACGTCTACGTGCCCGTTGCTCTCAAACTTAGCCTTAACGCCCTTGTTGCCCAGCAATGCCAGCAGTCTCAGCAAGCCAAACGTAGCTATAGCACCCCTCTTGCTGCCCATATCTCATTGCTCCCACTGCCAGCGCTTTGGACCTATAACTCTGTAAACGCGCTCGCAGTAGTACAAGGTCTCAGTTCCCTGAAGTCGCCTATCTTTAGTTGACTGAATGCCAAGCAGAAACAGGACATAGATGAGCTTATCTACGGATCGTCTAACCCTGTAATTCATAGCTTGCTCTTCAATCTGCTGAGGGATAATCTCGAGCAAGCATCGTCCCAAACGTCGTTACTTATCGCCTCAAGCATGAATAGGAGATAAAGTAAATCGTCTACAGCCCTATTCCTTAACAAGTCCTTATCCACTATAAAACATCCAATCGTTCTAACATGTTAACTAGAATTATCTTCGATCCCGTTCCTACCTGGAGACAAGTTACACACTCCCCAGGTTTTCTTTCCAAACATAGAAATTCTCTCTGAAGGTGATAATTTACTAACCCACGTCGCACAAATCGTGAAGCATATTCGATAGTTAATTTTGGCGAGCGCTTTATGCTTTTATTACCACATACGGAGCAACTATGTCTTTTTCTACTCATGTCTCATAACTCTCAACTTATCCAGCAGGTCAACGAGAACGACCTTAACACCGAACCCAATCCTAGCGCACATCATGCAGTCAACATCTCTACCAGGACTAAGCTCGTCTAGCCACCTCTCCCTGTAGGTTGCAAACCACTTATTAGAGACTATATTTTGGGCTTTAGCAACAGTGCGAGCGTAGGACATCTCAGTCCCGTTACACACCTCGCAACCCATACTCCTAATGTTCGTAATCTTAGTCACGCCTCTTACCCACTCGCTCTAGGTAGGAATCTATGCCGCCTAAGTAAGACTTCAATATGACATCTCTCCTAGCGCTCTTAACGTTGAGGCGAACCAGGATATTAAGCAGCTTGACGACTGCGTCAAAGGGCTCAAACTGTGGCATCCCGTTCATGCTGAATAACCCCTACTTCTGGCTCATCTGCCTATACTTGCTGCCTACTCCCAGCCCTTCCAATCGAGCCCCTCTGTAGAACCACGTGATATGCACTGATTGGCTACTGATCCCCAGCTTCCCTAATAGTCCTAGAAGCCTCCCTAAGGATGCTACCTCCGCACTGTCCACTCTAGCTCCAAACACTCGACTGGCTATGTAACATGCTGATTTCATTAGGCCACATCTCCTGGAGGCTGGGTGAGCCCCGACGCCCACCGAATAGCATCAGCTGACTTAGAATTAAGCTTAAGCAATAATCTGATCAGCCGATACCTAGCGTCCATCCTCCTAAGGGTCAGGAGGAACAGGTGGTCTTCAGGCATCAAAGGGAGTTTGACCTGAAGATCTTTTCTCGCTCTATGACAATCCTCGAGTGATCGTCTCACCCACCTCTCCCATACATCCATGTGGGGAATTAGGATCAGGATTGTATGTGTGGACCTGAAGGGTAGCCGACTTGGCCCTGAGGCATCGGCGTAGCAGTGTCAGCAGGGTATCGGGTGGTTGGGACTAGCCTATCCCGACATTCGGCTAGTCCCCTGAGCTTCTATGGGTCTATTGACTGGTAGTCGGTAGCTGTTTCCCTACTTGAGAAGTATCTCGTCAGCTTGGTAGAGGTCGATGAGTCTTGCCCATTGCTTAGGGTAGATGCAGCGATCCCTGTAATAACCCTCGCCGTTGAGCACGATGGCTTGGATCTGACCTGAGTCGCCCCAGTGCAGGGTTGCACCTGCCAGCTTCTGGACCTGGCGCATCTCCTTGGTCATCGCCTTCATGTCGGACTGCGCCTTCTGGTAGCCGGCGTAGATCTCCTCCAGCGTGTAGGCGCGGTGAGGGGCATACTCGGCGTACATCGGCTTCTGGTTGGCGTCGTATCCGAGCCACTTAGTCTTGGGTCTCAGCGCGTGGAAGCGCCTGCGCCTCCGGTTGAGATCGTTCTTCTGCTGGCAGAGCAGCGCTAGGTAGCAAAGTTGATGGTTCATGACTTAATCCTCCGTCTGCTCCATGTTTAGGATCAGGTCCATCTTCGACATTACGTCCATGTAATACCAGAGTCGACCCTTCACATCCCTCACGACCCACGTCTCGTCCTCCGCGTCGGCAGCGTGAGTTAGGACCACCACGTTGTCGGAGAAGTTCTCGTGCGGGAGCGTAACCACGGCGAGGTATGGGTCTTCGTTCCACTCGATCTGGTCGCTGACTTCTTGAGTCAGGTCGTAGTCCTCAAGGATGTAACTGTCTCCGACTATGATGACGAACTTATGTCCTCTCATATGTCCTCCGTTAGGTAGATGTAGGATCGGGACAGGGTGGGTCCGTGCGTAGCAGTGTCAGTTGGTGGGGACCAGGCTTGTCGCCCAGTCCCCAACCTAACTTGTTGCTTAGCCAGCGATCAGGTGACCGAGACCAGCGGCTTCGAGCGTGGCGATCTGCTCAGCGCTCAGCTCGACGGACTTGGTCGGCTTGATCTCAGCGACGCGCTTGTCGATGAACGCTTGGATCTCAGCGCGCTCGCTCGGGTCAGTCTTGGTTGCCAAGAGCTGACGCATCGCCTTGACTTGCGGATCAGTCGATCCAGCGCGAGAACCAGGGTTCTTGGCGACGTACGCCACGCCACCGTTCAGGCGCTTGTCCTTGCGAAGCCAGTTGGACTGAAGTCCGCTCACGTATGCCTTGAGACCAGAGTCGTCGTACTCCTTCTCCAACTCGATCTTGCCAGACCGAAAACCTTCGAACAGGATCTGGTTGATCTGAGCGCGCTCTTCCTTCGTCGGTGCGAAGTGGTTCTCGCCGACTGGTTGGCAGACGTTGGTTACTGCGCTGAAAACTGCTTCCTTCTGAGTCATCTTGGTCATAATCGTTCCTCCGTTAAGACCTGTTTGTTATGCTAACCGATCGTTTCAGATTTCAATTTTGATTTCCGATCGACCGTTTCGCTTACAACTAGATATAGAGTCGGGTAATCACCGTTAAACCAATATTGTGGGGAATTTGTTATATAGTCTCGGGGCGCTGGCGTAGCAGTGTCAGTAGGGGAATAGGCGTAGGCGAGGTGGATGTCCCTCGCCCTATGCCCTATCCGCTCTTCTGGTCAGTGCCTGCAGGGATGATGGACCATCCAAGCGTGCACATCTCGCAGTTGCACTCGAAGTCGTCCGGACCTAAGTCCGCTACAGTTAGCTCCTTCTCGTCTCTCTTCAAGAACTCCTCGAACGCCTTCCTGTCATCAGCCATGGAATACCCTCCCAATCTCGCCTAGGATCTGGACAGCGCCAACCACTGCCCAGATCGCTATGCCAATCATCGTCCACTCAATCGCTCTATCAAACACCTTCATGCGACCTCCTTCGTAGTCTGGTATGCAACCTCTGTCTCGAGGATCTGGATCAACAATCCCTGCCTGTGGGCGATCGTGAGCATGATCTGGTATCGAGCTTCCATAAGCCGAGGCAGATTCATGGTCCGATTCGCTCTCGTCTCCCGCTTCAACTCCAGGTTGTTCTGGGCAAGCGCGACCTGTAAGTCCCTGATCTGGTTCTTGATCTGTTGAACTGTCATACGTTCCTCGCTTTCAACTTAAGATAGATTCGGCGCAGCTCCTCTTCCGAAAACTTGTTGGCGATCCGCAGCGCCTCTGGATAGCTGATCCGCTTGTTAAGCAGGGACGCATTCCAGTATACGTAGTTAACTTTCCTCTCGAATCCCATTCTCATACGTTCTCCTTAGGATCGGGTTTGCTAAGTGCCTAATGCTGAAACAGGGCCCGCTGGCCTTGCCTTACAAGGGATCCCTTGAGTCGGGACTGGTACCCACTGCGCGGACGCCGCGTACATGAGCTTTTCTAATAGGTTTCACAGGTACCCCGTACCCCACGCGGGTATAAATATAAAAATGTACGATCATTACGACAACCTCGTGCTTCTACTCACTAAGCTCAGGGTAACTACACCCAGCAGCCTACGCACCTACCTACTAAGCAACACCACTCGCGACGTACCCTTCGCCCTCTTCGCAGCGGCTCACAACTTCCCAAACAGCTACCTCAACCCGTTCACCATCACTCCTCACGACACATGATCTCCTTCTGGCACCGCCGCATCTTCAAGTCCGCACCCAACAACCGCCCTCACAAGGTTACCCGCCAATCCGTCGGCACCGTGGTTTACAGCTCAAACCAACTATACAAACTCCTCAACCTCCTCACTAAGCTAGGCCTATACAAGCACCCCTAATAGGTTCGCGCGGTACCCTGTACCCTTCGTATAATACGAATATGGAAACTCACAAAGAACCAAACCTACTCCTCGACCGCGCACGCGCCTACATCTGGGACGCTTACGAGAAGGCCAACACCCACGACCGTCTCATGCGCTTCTTGGTTAACACGCCGCTCCACGCGGAGTACAAGCAGGAGATACTCAGAGTTACCCATATCCCGGGCTGGGTCCCGTTCATAAGCGTCCAGCACCTCTACTTGATGGTGTTGCTGCATAAGCTAGGTCTCCGCGGAGGCATGCGTGTCGAGTAACAAAACGTCAAGCCCTGGTCCCCTACTCGTTGAGTCGCTAGAGTCCACACTTAAGGCCGTAACGTTCGACACGAAACACCTCAAGCTGTGGCCGGTCTTGCCGCGCTGCTCGTGCCCCAACACTTACCAGCTCATAGATGACGCTGACCAGTTTGTGGCCCGCAACAGGCTGTTTCAGCTGCTGCACAAGCTGCTTCACGAGAGGCACCAATGAGATACATCATCTTGATACTCGCGATGACGATAACGTTTTGGGCCATACCTGTCAACCAGACTATGTGCCACGACGTTAAGAAGGTGGTCGGCATGAGGGAACACGATTGCAGCAGCAACTCGTGCGTTTACGAGCCCTTGTACGAGACCGTGCAGGTGTGCGGTGACTAACCACGGGCAGGCGTGCACATGCGCTTACTGCAGCTACCACAAGAAGACCAGCAGGGTCGTGCCGAGCGTCGACGAGCACAAGTTTATCGCCATGTTCAACCTCAGCGAGCTTCTCAACAAGCTCGGCATCAGGCAAGCGCTCAGCGCTAGGATGTCGCCGGACGGCGAGAACCACTACTACTTCTTCGCTGGACGTAAGTTGCCTTGAAGTTAAAAACTGAGTGGGGTGGGGGCACGCCGATGCTCAGGAAGAGAAGCTTCGCTGGGTGATAGAATCTAGAGAGCTATGGAATATCTCACCTTCGCTCAGAACGGTCAGTGGACCTTGCACAAGGCTCTCACCGATCCAAAGGACGCCGACATGCCGGGCAACACGCCTCACAGGAGCATCTCCGCGAGCACCAGAGAGGGAAGACTTCCGGAAGATCGCGGCACGCGCGGGGCGCTCCACGACCACGGAGGGGGCAAGCGACCTAAGCCAGCGCACCTCGTCGGCAGGCGCAAGTGGGGAAAGCCAACGCATCTAGTAGATTCTGTCTACGAGGATCAGAACCCTGGCGTCGGCCAGTAAGAGTATAACTACCGAATGCAGCGACGTATTCTGTACTACTTTGAGCGCGAGATCGACATGCTTAGAATCTCCCATCACGTCATCAGCACCACCGGCATCTTTCCAGACAGAACCAACTACCATCACGCCGACTGCCTAGTTAGCATCCTTAAGAAGCTCGGCTTGAAGAGTGCTGCTTATCTTTACGAGGTCGTATGAACTACGAGCTGATGTACTCCCAGAAGAGAGGCATGGTAGCTAAGAGAGATCTTCTGTACCTATTGCACAAGCTTGGCGTTCGCAAGGCTAAAATCTTTCGCATGTTCGCGGACACAACTCTGCCAGGAGCTTGGTAATGAACGTTGGCGACCCAAGACTTCGCATTCTCATCCTGCTGTGCAAGCTCGAAGTGCTAGGCATGAGGAAGGTGAGCTGGTCATACGCGCAGATGCTCCTGCAGCCAAACGGTCCAAAGCCAGAACCGTGCTTGGAGCTCGCCATGGTGAGTCTAAGCAAAGACTTCATCCAGTTCGTCCCAATCAAGAAAGCCGACAAGGATTACAAGCCCTGGCAAGGACCTCATGACGTATGAGGACAGCAGAGCTTGCAGAGGCTTGTTCGAGCTTCTGTACAAGCTTGACATCATCACTGAGGGTCATAGGCTTCGCGCCGTGCTCTACACCTGGCCCGACGGTGGGATCAGTTCTTAGTATAACTACTGCATGAAGATCTCTGCGTGGAGCCGCCGCTTTCATGACCCCTGGGGAAACAAGAATGGCAATCGCTTCGGTCACATAACTGGCTACCAGTTTCAGATTGGTCAGTCAGAGGTGAGCGACGATCGAAGGCAGATGATCGACAGTCATCTTAGCAGGTTCGATCGCACCAAGCGGTTTGAATCTAACGCTAGCAGATTTGTAAGAACAACGGGACACGGCGTGGAGAGTTTGAGGCGATGAAGAAGTTTATCTTAGCGGCAATGATAGCGGGCTTGCTAGCTGCGAGCTCAGCGATAGCTGGAACGTTCGGTCGCTACGGCTTGGGAGTGTTCAGCAGCGCTGACTACGGCAGAGGTGAAACTAAGAGCTTCTCGCTGGGTTACGAGGACGAGTGGTTCGGTCCGTTCATCTACCAGTACGAAGGCGGCATCTTCGCGGATCAAGGCGGCAACGGTCGCAGCTCCTCTGGGTTCGGCAACATCTCTGCAGGAGTAGAGGCGAATCCAGGTTATCTAGTTCTTAGATCTCTGTGGGGCATTGGAGCGATCACAACTCCAGACAGCATGCTCGGCGGTTGGTTTGAGTTCAACCAAGACTTCTTGATCGGCGTGAAGGACGACAAGGGTCACATCATCGGTCTCGACTACAAACACATATCCTCTGCGGGCATATACAACCCAAACAGAGGTCGAGACTTCATCCTAGTACACGTGGAGATTCCCTGGTGATCAACGACGATAACTTTGCAAGGTACGGAAGTGAAGCTAGCCTTAACAATAGGGACTGGCAGAGCAGAAAGTGCCGTCACAACCTACGCAATCTTCTTATCAAACTCGGCATCAAGTCCGCAGTGGATAAGAAGGAAGAGGTGCTAGCTCAGATGCTGGCAAACTTGCAGGCGCAGGTGTATCAAAACTACGGACAGCCTGACCAACTCATCATGAGCTCTCAAGCTATGGAAGGACTCATGAAGCAACTAGGCAAACCGCCTAAGAGTTGATTCCTCTCAAGCCAACGCCGCGTCTCCCAAATATCTCCTCGATCATCTCGTCGGCAGACATCTGAGACTTGTCAGACGAATAGCTATCCTTAACTATGCAATAGTCGTTGCCAGTCATGTCGATAATCTCCAGCACGTCTTGATGCCCAAAGATCTCTATGAGAGGGATGGCCTTCTCCGTGTGAGCTTTTAACCTACCAATGACTCTGAGACGTTCTAGGACCTTGATGAGCTTATAGGTGCTCTCAACCTGGTCCATGTTTAAACGATCGTAGAAGCTCATTGGATTCTTGTACCCCTATCGGGAACGGCGGTATAGGAGTACTTGTAGGAAGTGTTTGAGCTCCAAGCGGTAGAAGAGATCAATGAGCTCTTTGTGTTCACGCTTAACATCAATCTTGTCGATGCGGCTGTCCATACTACTTCCTTTGGTTGATTGCAAGAGAATAGGAAGCTCAGTGTTCTTAATGATTTAAGCATGATTCCTCCTATCTACCGCGGGGATGCGGCATAGGATTATTATAGCAGATGAGAACTTAAATAAGTCTAGGTTGCCATGACTTAGAGACGCGGAGAGCCTGCTCGTTGCTTAATAACTTAAACACGAGCATGAACAGCTGCATCCTTATCTTGTCGTCGTACTCTTTCTCAAAGTACTCTGTCTCAATTGGTTTTTCCACTTTTGTCTTTCTGAAATTCCTCTATCTCGACGTCGTCGTCGATGAGATAGTGGTGCGCCAGAACGTCCTGAGCCATCTTTAATCGTTGAGGCGGACTTGGCGGGATTGGGTTTAAAAACTCTGGGAGGCACGCGGCTCTAAAGGGACATCGTCTGCATCGCGACGAGTCAAGGCACTGACCGTCGGTCTTGACGATCTCTTCTAGTACATTCTTATCACTTGAGCTTAATGCCATTCAGTCGGCCTCGATCGCCTTCTCGATGGCGAGATCAGCGAGCTTGTCAAGTGCGGCCTTTTTATACCTTGCATCAGCTTCTTCTTCACTTAGTCCATCTATGTTGAGTGCTTCTACGCAACTCATATAGCCACCATTGTCAGATCGTGTTAGCCGACTTAACGGACATCGGGAACAGACTTTTGGAGTCGCCCAGCAACACGATCCTTCCTCCTCTACGATACGTTCCAATATTGATATACCGTCCATAGAATCGGATCCTGCGTTCTTCTATTATACGGCAACAGGATATAGTGTCTTTTCACTGTATAATGAAAGAGTATGAAGTCATCCAGGTCAGGGCAAGGAGGAGATGATGTTCCGTTCATAAACACGGACGTTGTCACTCAGCCAAATCCAGTGCAGACAGCTAACAGAGCGGTAAATGTTCCGCCTGTGCAGGCTTATCCACCTCCAGCTCTAGCTCCAACATCAATCCCATCGGAGATGCCGATGTGGACTCCAGATGTGAGCATAAACGGAAACAACTTCGATCAACTCCTGTCGCAGCGCGGCATCAGGATGATCCACGAGAAGGCGACTCCGTGCCCAAACATTTTAACGGTAGATACCAACGCTCACGAGCCTAACTGCCCGTTCTGCGATAACAACGGCTTCCTGCACTACGGACGCGAAGAGATATTCGGCGTCTTCTCTGGAAACTCGATCCAAAAAACTTTCGAGGCGCACGGCGTGTGGGAGATTGGCTCTGCAGTCGTTACGCTTCCATCTCACTATCCAGACGGCCGTGAAGCTGACTTCAACGGCTTTGACAGGTTAGTGTTGCCAGACTTTACAGTCCGCTTATGGGAGCTGAAAGAGTACGAGCCAAGACCAGGTGGCGTTCAGGAACTTAGATACCCGATCGTCAGCGTGGATTACGCCTCGTCTATCTCCAGAGACGGTCAAACTGAGAAGAAATATACGGCCGGAGTTGACTTCAATATCAACGCCGACGGTAACATAGTATGGGTGCCTGGAAGAGAACCTCACTATGATCCTCATACCGGTCATGGTGAAGTTATTACTTGGTCTTTTTATGCTGCGCCAGTTTACTTGGTCGTTCAGGTTCTGCGTGAACTTAGAGTTACGCAGGAGATGAATATTAAGGGTCAGAAGTCGCCGCGTAAGCTACCTCAGCAGGTTCTTGTGAAGAGAGACTTCCTTCCTACTGCCGGGGAATCTATAGTTAAATGACGTTAACTCTTGACTTAAGTTATAATAGCTGTAGCACTGGATGGGAGCTACGTTGATCTATGCCGCAAGCGGTCTCTAGAAGACAATATCGCATGATGATGGCCATCCTTCATGGCAACGTGAAGGACGGACCGCGCGGTCGTCCACCTAAGTCTGTGGCCGCTAAGTATACCGATCCCGGTAAAGACGCGCCAGAATCCAAGGACAACGACAGAGGCGGCACGTGGGGCGAGAAGCATCACGCAGCTGCAAAAGAAAAAGTTAAGGAAGAGCGCATCAAGAGGAAGAAGTCCAAGAAGGATCTGAAAAAGGCCTTTGAGGAGTACCTCGAGAAGAAGCATAAGACTAACAACTGCGCTGCGGTCCTAGTTATGGATCAGCATAACCGCATCCTTCTAGCTGAGCACAACAAGGGCGGACTTGCATTTCCAGGCGGTCACTGCCATCCTGACGAGCCGTTCGAGCTGGGCGCTGTTAGAGAGGCTCAAGAAGAAACTGGCTGCGAGATCCGCATAAGTACTGAGATCTGGCGCGGCAGAACTAACGGCAACAACACGGTTGTCTACCTTGGCGAGATCGCTCGCGGAAAGCCTAAGGACACGGTTGATCCTAACGGCGGCAAGGAGAAGATGACTGGATGGAAGTGGTACGAACTTGACCAAATTCCTTGGAGTCAACTGCGTCCATGCTGCAAGCAACCTATCTCTGACTTCGTTTCTAAAAGATTTGGAAAGTCTCTCAAGGGCATGATTGCCATGGAGAAGCTCGAGAAGAACATCATCCGTCAGAAAGCTGACGCTGTATTTGAAGTTACTCACGGTGACGCTCTTCGTCTCGTCGGTAACGGCATGTTCCGCACTCTTCGCAACATCGTCAAGGACATGCAGGACGAAGATTTCAAAGAGGTGATGCTGGACACTTATACTATCAGCATCCGTCGCCACATGAGCGACGTCTACTCTGGTCGCGTCAACGACGGACATAAAACCGTTTATCAGTTCACCAACAAGTCTCTTCCTGAACTTACCGCTGCACTCATGAGCGTGTTTGAGTGGTATCTCCCAGAAGACGAAAAGGAACTTCATCTCTTGGAAGACTCTGATCTCCCAGATGATGCTATCCACGGCGGACTGCACGAGCTAGTTGAGAACTACAAGCGCCACAACTTGGGCAACATCTACGAAGAGATGGAAACCATCCGCGAGCAGATGCGCAACGGCATGGCGGTAGACCTTCAGCAGGTCGAGCAGAAGATAATGAGACTCTTCGACAAGCTTGAAGAGACCATGCACGACATGACCGGCAAGCACAACCAGCTTGCAGAGATGGTTGGCAAAGATATTGACGAACTCGAGATGAAGCTTAGAGAGCTTCAGAGCAAGATCGAGAGCGTAGACAAGATTCCGCAAAAGGTTGAGGCTTATTCTTCTAATCCAGCAAATAAGGACAGGGTTCACGACGAGTATTACTCGTACCTGAGCAAGCCAAAGATTGAGATTTCTCCTAACGGAAAGATCACCATCATGTTTGCCCAGGATTGGCAAGACTTGGAAAAAGAAAACTTTCTTAAAGACATGCGCGCCAGAGTGATCAACAAGGCGGGCAAGTCCAATGGCTAACATCATCTTCGAGTTAGAGAAACTTCGCCTCACTCTCCGCAATAAGGGTCTAGATGCCAGAGCCGTCGAATCCATCGTGAAGAAGGCTGGCGACGAGATCAGCTCTGCGTTTCAAGAGCAGGCAGAAGCTGCCATGCAGCTTGCCATCGAGTCTGGCGTTCAGCAGAGATCTGCAGACTTCATCAATGAGCTTACTCTTGACTCTGTCAACATGGAGTTAACGACCGAGAGCGGAAACATGGAGTTTACTGAGCCTCCGTTCCCAATGCTTCCTCGCTTGCTGCAGAACGCTAAGCCGATGAAAGATGGTTCCGGCGTTTATAAGGTTATTCCAGTTGGTACTCCTGGCAAGGATAGACCAAAAGTTTCTACGAGCATATACGACTCTTGGAAGCAGATCAACGCTGAGCGCATCGAGAACGCAAGAAAGCAATATCAGGCGCTTGCTCCGAAGGAATCTAAGTTTAGGACAGCAACTAGCAAGCAAGACGCCAACACTCAGTGGGTGAAGCCTGCGCAAACAAAGGATTTCTCTCAAGATGTGAGCTCGATCAACGCTGAGCTCGCCAAGACCATGGAAGGCATCGTAAGAGACATCGTCAGATCGTACGAGGAGGGATTCTAATGCCTTTCGTAATGCCTGAGATTGTAGTTAGAAAAGTACTAGACGTTGGCATCAAGAGATTGAGAGCTGACAGAGAAGCTTTTGACGACCTGTTCCTAACCTTCGTTGAAGAGGGCTTAGATGAAGACTACGGCGAGGAGTATAGAGAGCAGATCTGGCAGTGGTTCAGCACCACCAAGATTCCTGTCATCCAAGCTTGGTCCTTCAACGCCCAGAAGATTCCGTGCATCAGCGTTCACCTAGCCAATGAGACCGAAGATGAGTCTAAGGCAGCTATGGATGACTTAGGTGCAGTAGGTTACGACTCTGAAGGTGGCACGGCCGCTTTCACGGTTATGGTCGACATCGGCATTCACGCTCCTAGGGGCGGTGACCACGTCCTATGGATGTACTACATAACCTCTTACATCCTGTTCAAGTACAAGCCGCTAGCTGAGAAGCTTGGACTTAGGTTACACACTTACAGCGCCTCTGACTACAGTAAGGACGCTGAGAAGATGGCCAACAACGTTTGGACTAGGTGGATTAGGTTCAGATGCACGACTCAAAACTTCTGGGATGCAGATCCCCTTAAGGAGTTTGAGTGCGTTAATACTGATGCTAAGATTGGGCAGCCTCGCTCGATCGATATCGCCACTAGTCTAGACGTGCCTCATCACAAGGTTGATAGGCATGCTAACAAGGGCATAGTTCAGCAGCAGATTGGGGACGACGATGAGTACGAGACCTTCATTGATCCCCCTGTCGTGGACATTGACGAGGATGACATTTAACCGCTTAAGTGCGTTAATATTGAGTAAGGAGTGACATATGGCTAAGAAAGCAAAAGAATCAGTGGTGTCTGCGGCACCAATCATCGCGCCAGAACCATCACAGGCTCCAAAGCTAGACTTTGATGCTTGGTGGGCTCTTAACGAGAAGAAGATTCCTAAACAGCACACCAAAGACGTTATTTGGGCTGACTTCAAAGCAAGAGGATTGTCTTCGCAAGAGACGATGCAAACCTACAATCTTGCTATTAGAGAGTATGGCCTGTTATCGTAACCGTTAACTACAGCGTCATGTTATAATTAGGTTTGACTTAACTGACTTAGGAGATTTGCCATGGCAATCAACGTACAATTCAATGGAGCCACAATCTACAAGCCAGGTGCTTACTCTGAGGAGCTCATCGATCTCGGTGGCGGTTTCCCAGTAGGACCAACTGGTCTCGTAGCAATTTTCGGCGAAGCAACTGCTGGACCTCCTGGTTCGCAGATTCCAGATATTTCCAACAACGTCTTCTCGCCCGATCAACTTCCTCAGATCCGCAGCATCTACGGCAGCGGTCCGATCGTTGACGCTTGCAACTTCTTGTTTGCACCAGGCGCTGACGGCGCAATCCCTGGCGGAGCTCAGAGCGTCTACATTTACAAGACGAACGCATCTGCTAAAGCTTCTCTCGCCTTAGCAAATAGCTATGGAACGCTAACTTCGCTTGTTTGGGGTCAAAGCGGAAACCAAATCACGTATCAAAACGTTCTTGTTCCTGCAACTCCAGCCGAAGTTACTTCGTCCGCTGGATTTGATACCACTAACGTGGCAATTCAGGGCAAGACGATGGTTCTTCGTCTTAACGGCGGAGATCCTGCTGCAGACAACACCTTCACAGTTCCTAACACGGTTGTAAGCCGCGCCACCCTTCAAAGCGCGTTGAATGCCGGTGGCAACTGGTCTGGCGGTCTTCCTTCTGGAATCAGCTTCACTGTTGCTGGTGCTGCAGATACTGCTGCAACGCTCACCGCACTTCAATCTCTTGGAACCAACCCACAGCGTAATGGCTGGGGAATGGATTTCCAACTTGTTAGCGGCTCGCTGCTTGCTTACGTAAACATCCCTGCTGCACTGTACGTATCTTCGACGGAAGATATGGCGGTAATCACGATGAAGAACAACGGTACTTCTCTTCAAGAGTCGTCGACCGTTGGCGGAAACGTAGTTATCAGCATCGGTCGTAACGGCGGCGTTGCTCCTAAAGTTAACATCAACAGCACGCAGATGACGCTCATCAACAACGCAGCAACTGAGTACGCAATCACGTTGGCTAACTTCCCAACGATTAGCGCTCTTGCTACCTTCATCAACAACAGCACCGGTGGAAACTGGAGCTGCACTGTTCAGTCGGCTCTCTTCGGACAGCTCTCTCCAAGTGTTCTTGACGAGGTTTCGAACGTTGGTGCTGCTGGCTCTGGCGGAAGTCAACCTGCTCGCATCAAGAAGGATGCAGCTGATGTTGCTAACTTCTTCGCTAACTCTGTTAACGTCGCAATGAGCGCTCAGTCTGATGTTGGTCTTCCTGATGGTTCTGCGGTTACTTACCTAACCGGTGGATTGCTCGGTGGAACTTCTACGGCTGCTGTAGTTAACGCTCTCGCAGCGTTCCAGAACGTTCGCGTGAACTCAGTGATTCCTCTCTTCTCGAGAGACGCTTCTGCTGACATTAACGATGGATTGACTGATCCAACCTCGAACTACACGATCCTTGGTATTCATCAGGCTGTTAAGACTCACTTGAGCTTGATGGCTACGACTAAGGCTCGCTCTGAACGTCAAGGTTACTTGTCCCTCAAGGACACGTACGTGAACTGCAAGATCGAGTCTCAGAACCTCGCTGATGCTCGTATCCAGCTTGTTATCCAGGACATTCGCCAGGTTAACTCGCAGGGCGCCGTTCAGTGGTTCCAGCCTTGGGCAGGCGCTTGCTTGCTCGCTGGCGCTCGCGGCGGTTCGCCAGTCGGTTTGCCAATGACCCACAAGTACTTCAACATGTCAGGCATTCGTCAGACGGCTCAGCCTATGTCTACGCCAGACGCGCAGATCATCACTGACTTCCAGCCTAACTCTCAGTATGACGACGCTATCCAGAACGGCATCACCTTCTGGGAGCATCCTCAAACTGGTGGCTTCCGCTTGGTTGTCGACAACACGACCTACGGTCAGGATGCTAACTGGGTATTCAACCGCGGCTCTGTCATGTACGCTGCCGACGTGTTGGCGTTCGACTTCCGTAACCAACTTGAGAACATCTACGTTGGCGTGAAGAACACGGTCTCTGCGGCTGAAGTTAAGTCTACTTGCGACGCTATCTTGACCAGCTACTTGGCTCAGGGCATCACGGTTTCGACCAGTGACGCTCCTAACGGCTACAAGCAGCTCGTTGTTCAGATTGTCGGCAACACGATCAACATCTCTGTTGTAGTGAAGCTTGTCGAAGGTATCGACTTCGTTCTCGCAACGATCACCCTTCAAAGGGCTTCATCGACGGCTTAATAAGTCGCTCCCTATATCGTTTCGACGCTATAGTGCAAGGGCTCAGTGGGGAAACCTACTGGGCCCTTTGCTTAACCTCAACTATGGTATCCTATAAGTAATCCACAATGTTGTGGGGTTAAATTCTAGGTAAGCCAGAACCGAACTGGCAAAGGATAGTATATGGCAGGCAAGGTCCCTTCATTTGTCACAGGCGCAAACGCTAAGATCACCGCAGGTGGTGTTACGTTCGCATACGCCTCTGACGTCTCTTATCAAGTAGTGGTTGACACAGTACCGATCGAAACGATGGGTCGCTACGAAGCAGTGTCAAACGAGCCAGTGAACTACTCTGTGAGCGGTGAGCTCTCAGTTGTTCGCTACACCGGCATCGCTAACGCCAACAACATGGCAGGAGCTGCAGCTAACGGTAACGGTCTCGGAAACGTAAACTACAAGACTGGTGGTAACGGCGCTGACGAGATCAACCCATCTCGCATGCTGACCTCTCAAACTTGGGACTTGAACGTCTATCAAAAGATTGCTTCTGGTAATCCAGCCACTACGTCTCCTGCTGAGACGAACACTGGCGCTCCTACCAGTGGCGCAGTCATCACGATCACCGACTGCCGCTTCAACCGCAAGACTGCGGGCATCAACAAGCGCGGCATCTTGGTTGACCGTCTTAGCTTCGTAGGCATCTTGGCTTACGACGACAGCTTCCAGGCTGGTACTTCTGGAGACGTCGATCTCAGCTAATGGCAGTAAGTTCTAGTTAAGTCAATAGAAAAGGCGGCTGAAAGGCTGCCTTTTTTATTTCCCCTGAGTTAACCCTCTAAGACTTATAATTTAAGAGTATGTCAGGCGTTAAACCCTTCTTCATAACAGGAGCAAATGCGAAGTTGAAGCTGAACGGCAAGACCCTTGCCTTCTGCACGGACTTCACTTGCTCTGTTCAAATTCTTCACCAGACTCCTAAGGTCTTAGGAATGTATGAAGGCGTTTCAGTTGAGCCTCTCTCCTATAACGTAAGCGGCGGTTTCTCGATCATCAGGTACGTTCACAACGCGGAAGCCAACATCCAAGGTTCTCCCAACGGAGTTGCCTTGAACGACGCAGGTAACGGAGTCGGTAACTGGGGCTCTGTGTGGGGCGGTGGAGTGCTCTCCAATCTACCCTCTACGTTGGGTAACCCTTTTGCCGGCGGATCTGACGGTAGAGCTAACGAGGCCCTTGATCCTAGCACCTATTCTCAGGGCACAACCTTCGACATAGAAGTTTATCAGCACAACCCAAATGGTGATCCGCTGGGCGTTATAAAAGTTAGATCGGCACGAATCACGAGAGCCGACTTCAGCGTCAACAAGAAATCTCCAGGAATGGATAGATTTGAGTTTGTCGCTCTGTACGTGGACGGAGACGCGTATCAGGCAAGACCTTCCGGGACAGGACAACAGAATAGCTAATGGCTGGCACAGGCTTTGATAATTCACCAGGCTTTGCAGAGAATCTAGTCAACAACGTTGCTGGCAACGCTGCTGGCATCTTCTCGCTTCGTCCAAACGCTAAGTTTCTTAGTGGTCCTCGCATCACTCTCAAGATCAACGGGAAGCTCGTTGGCTTTGCCTTCGGCATCTCGTGGAATATCAACACGCAGTTCGCTGAGATTCAAACCATCGATGACTATCTTCCTAAGGAGCTAGCTCCTCAAAGAATCACGGTTGATGGAACCATCTCCGCGATGCACATCCCAGGCATCAGCGCGACCACGCTTCAGTGGCAACCTCACGTATTGAGCTTCTTGTTTGCGCCTTACATCAGCATTGAAGTTAGAGACTCTGCTAACAATGAGATTGTCTTTGCTACTGACAAAGCTGTCATTATTACTCGCTCTGAAGAACTTAAAACAGACTCGCTTGCTAACGTAACGCTTAGATGGAGAGCTATCGGCTTCTTGGACGAGAAGACTCCAGCTCCGATGACTAACTATGAAAATACCTTGCAGCAAGCAACTAACCCAGTAAACACGAACCCAGCGGCTCCGCCTCTCCAGGTTCCAAGCTTAGGTTCCGGTCTACAGAACGTCATAAAGACACCATCACTCTTCTAAGCTGAGTATAATCGGTAAAAAGGAAGTTTATGGAGCTACCAAAAAACGAAGCAACATTTGAGATTGATGTGGTCGGCGACACGACATTCAAGCACTACGACGGACAGTTTACTGTTCGCTGCATCTTGACGATGGGTCAGAAGCACTCCATGGAGCTCGAAAAGAGTCGCTTGCTAGGCAGCTACACGAATCCAACCGAAGAATTACTTGGCTACGCCATCATCTTCTCCAATCTCAGACATAAGATCGTAGAAGGTCCTGAGTGGTGGAAGCAAAGCAATGGCGGATCCTCCATCAAGGATGAGAACGTTCTTGTTGCCCTATACGACAAAGTTTTGAAGGCAGAGGACGAATGGCGTCAGAGCGTGAAGAAGCTGGCAACACCGGCGGAGTCGACGGACTCTCAATCGCAGAATCAATAAGACAGATTGCGGCTAAGAACGCTCGCGCTGAGCTCTCCGACGAGAAGCAGCTCGAACTCTTCTTGAGAAGCTGGTGGTCCCGTCTGTATAACAGACCCTTGAAGGATCCGCTTCTGCAGGAATATACACTCGAGGACCTGCTGTACGAGTTCTACGATCGCATTGAGCGTAGAGCTGCAGAAGAAGAGCGTCAGAAGCAGGGCGAGATCGACCAAGAGGTTGCTAAAGAGAAGGCTGACCTTGACTGGGCCGAGAAGATGGAGCAAGAAGAGCTTGCCCAGATGAAGGCTAAGGCGGCAGCTGAAGAAGCAGCTAAGAAGGTCGACCCAACAAAAGATCCTGAGAACGTCAAGTGGATGGAAGAGCAGATGCGCATCGCTAAGGAGCAGTTTGGCGATACCTTCGGCGAGGATGTGGAGTTAAAGTTTGACGACAAATAATAACCCCTACTCAAAGTACCGATTCTCTAACAACTACAAGATCAAGGTTAGAGCGGATGCTAACGGTCGCATCGTGGACGTCTTTGGAGCAGACCTGCAGAGCCCAGTAAACAACGTTAGGGCTCAACTGATGGGCCAAATGGCTCCTCCATACGGCACTAAGGTTATTGTCAACGGAATCTACGAAGTCGAGCGCGTAAGCGACGTAGATACTCTTATCACGCCACCAACCTACAAAGGGCCCACTGTCTTTAAGCTTTTTAGGTTAAAATAAGCCTATATGGCTAAAAGACCTAACGAGAGCGACAACGCCAACAATCAGAACGAAGTTGGCGAGAGCCTATCCTCAAGAATTGAGGAGATCGGTAGGGCTGCATATACCGTTCCCGCCGAGGAACGTGAACTTAGACGCAGAGCTAAGATCGCTAGGAAGGGTGTGAACCTCTTCGAGCAGATGACCGAAGAGCAGCGCGCCTATGAGCCTGTCAGAGAATTCTACAAGCGAGACGTCAACACCCTATCTCGCACTGAGCCGCGTATCCGCATCGGCGCTGAAGCTCGTCTTGAGCGCATCACTCAGCAAGCCGTCAACGAGATCGGTCGATCCTTCAGCGAGCGCGCAGTAAACAGGGGACTTACAACTTTAACTGAGCAAGCTGGCATTCAGCAGGCGTCGTCGATGTACGCGTCTACTGACTACACTGCGCTGTATGCTCGCGCCGCAGCACTCAAGCAAGATATTGGAGCGCTAAGAGGAACAGCCCAAACGGCTGCCGAATCTCTCTTTACGAAGAGAGGTCTCAACCCTCAGTCGATGGCAGTGATCCAAGGCGCTGACAGAGAGCTGCAGCAGAAGCTCAAAGAATTAGCTCCTATCAACGTTGCAATGAGAGCTCAACGTGCCGCTGGACTTGACCCTGAGTCCAGGATGGATAGAGTTTTTGCTAAGCAGCAAGAGGCAGTTGGAATCATCTCTGCTGCCGAAGGTCCCAAGGGTGGAGGTCGCTTAGCAGGTTTAAGCGTTGATCAACTTAAGGAACTTGAAGTAAGACAAGCTAAAAAACTAGCTGAAGCTTTTAAAGAGCTTGAGGAAGCTGCTAGAAACGGCGCAACCAATCTAGACGACCTTCAGAAGAAGGCCGAGAAGACTGCCGAGAATCTCACCAAGACACAAGACGCTATCGCATCCGCTGGTGGCGGAGGCGGACGTGGTCCTAACTGGTTAGGAATCGCGCAGCAAGGCTTTAACGCTATCGGTGGCGCTGCTATGCAGATCGGCGTCAACCAACGCCTAACGCAGATGCAAAACCTCACTGGATACGCTGATTTCCAAAATCAGATGTACCAGACGTACAAGAGAGCAGCTGGCGGAGACATAGCATCCTTGATGATGCTGCCGCAGTTTGCAGCTGCTGAGGACTTTGGTGGAGAACTTAAAACTGCAGCCAACATCGCTGTTGGTGCCAATACTGCTGCTTCTGCCGCTCAAGGTATTGCGGGCGGAATTGAAGCGTATGCAACCGGTGGATTGGCTGGAACTGGCGACATTGCTGGCGGCATCGCTAATACGGCAGTCGGCGGATTTGACATAGCAAGAGGCGTTAGCGGTCGTCAAGCAGATATAGCCGGTCGCATGGCTCGCTTGCAGGTAGCTCAAGCAGTTCAGGCTATAGGCGCTGAGCAGCTCCAAGGTTTTAGAGATTACGCTGTTGGACTTGGCGGAGTCGCTAACCAGATGGGCACCAACGGTGAGAGCTTCTTACAGCGCAACCTCTCTGACGACAACTTAGCAAGAATTAGAAACGCTCGCTTAAGCCCTGAGCAGTTCGTGCAGCAAGCGGCATTCGGCGTAAACAACATTGGATCGACCTTTAACGAAAGTCAGATCTTTGCTTCTCGTAATCTTGAAAGAGCTGGTTATGGCACGATGCAAGACAACATGCAGCGCATGGCAACTCTTGCTAACGCTGGAGCTAACAATCCTCAGGCTGGATTGCAGAGTGTCCTTGAAAACGCCTTCTCCAAGGGACTTGAAGGTTCTAAGGTATTGAATGCGGTAGTTGAGAACACTGCAGCTATGGCTCAGTCAACTGCTGGTGCAGCTATGGGCGTGGACACGACTGCTGCAACGGCCGCGATGCTTGCTGGATCCGTGGATCCTAACAGAAAGAACCAAGAGTTCGCAGTTCAAAGAGCTCGCATCGCTCAAGAGTTGACTCGCGACATTACCACTAACACCGATGTCAGCTATGCTGGTATGGTTGCAACTGCTCGCCTAAGAAGAACAACTGGCGTCAGCGGCATGGAATCTATCTTAGCTGAGAAGCTAGACGTAGATACACTTCGCTCTCTGCAGGGAACTGGCGGTAGGAACATCTCTGAGGTCTTGAGGAATCGCGGTATCAACGTCTCTGAGAAGAGCGCTGAGGACGTAGTTCGCAAGATGATCGACGCCAAGGCAATGACGCTCCTCGAAGGTAAAGGATCGGCGTTTGCTACTGGCGGAGCTTCAGCAGCACTTCTTGAGAGAATCAAGACGGGCAAGATCTCCAAGGATGATGAGTTGGTTCTTGGAAGGATCGGTTCATTTGCTGGCTTCTCTGGCGGTCAAGAGTTTGCAAGGTCAATTCAGTCACTTTATGCTACTCCTAGTGCAGAAGGTCGCGGTAAGGCCGGAACTGCTATCAGCGGTATGGGTCCAGAGGCTGATAAACTTAGAACATCCATGGATGACTTACGTACGCTTGGCTTTGTACAACTTAGTACAGCAGCGCAAACTGCAGCTAAGCAACTTGGTGGCGCAGTCTCTGCTGTTGACAAGTTAACAGCTGCGTTTAAGGGACTTGAAAGTGCTATACCTGCAACCGAAGCATCAGCTGGTACAGCCGCATCTAGGTCTGCTGGAACAGGTGGCGGCAAAGGGATAAACACGGATGCCTTCAACGGTGCCGTTGACAAACTAAACACAGTTCTTGACAAGATGATTTCTAGGCAGGGTGGGTCACCGATCCCAAGTCGTCAAGACAATAGGACGAGGCAAGCAGCTCCTCATCAATGAGTAAGAGATGGCGCTTAACCAAACTAACAACTATAAAATAACTACACCTCACGCTGCCGTCATCGTATGGAACTACGACGATAGGCTAGGTGTTGATCCGACGGATAGCAGCACTCTTAACACGGTCAACGAGCGAATCCTAAGTACGGTTTCGTGCGTTGGCATTCACACGACCAAGACTAAAGGATCGCCAGCTGGAACGTTTGAAGTTCATCTAGCTCCAACCAGAGATTGGGTCTCTGAGATCACCGCGGGAAGCTGGTGCACTATCTTAATGTCTAACAGTCCTATTACGCAAGCTCAGCTTAAAAACGCTGACCCAAACTTTGTGAAGATGATTGGTAAGGTGGAGAGCGTAAGAGCTGAAGTTACTGTTGACGACGAAGGCGCAAGGCACACCAGATACGTAATGACCGGCGTTGACTGGGGATACATCTTCAACAACGTTCTATACATTGACAACTTAATTGCTGCTGCGTCAGATCCAGTTAATCAAGGTAATACTCTTGCGCTCATATTGCAGAGAATGCTATTTGGCGACGGCAACACCCCAAAAAGCTTTAAGGTGTCTGACAACCTTGTCGCTCTCATCGGTATCTTTGGCACTACAACGACAGAGTTAACTCAAGCGGCTGGAGCTATCAACAGGCTTGGTAAGTCCGTATACGACTTCATCATTCCCAACGAGATGGCTAGATACTTTAACTTTGTAGATGCGGACGGTAACGTCAACACGTCTACCAAGATCTCTGACCTCCTAGGATTGCAGACTGGCAGGTTGACTGGTTACGACTCGTACACAGATACAAATGAAGCCTACGGCTACATCGATCCGTTCTCGCTGCAAGGCACCAACACGTTTTGGCAGATTTTGCTAGAGAACAGTAATCCCACGATGAATGAGCTCTATAACGAGATCGATTGGACTCAGAGTAACTCCGGCAATGTTGGTCCGTCTCTCACCATCTTTAACAGGATCAAGCCGTTCTCTTATAGAACAGATTTAGATACATCAGCGGCCGAGCAGAAGATCAGATCACCGTTTAACCTACTCAAAACTCACACCATCGACAACGTCATGGTGATGGGAGTGAACGTAGGTACCAACTGGCGCGACAAGTACAACTTCATAGAGGTTAGACCTCAGTTCCAAGACTTCAACATCTTGCAAAACTGGACGGCGCAGAAGTCTCAGGGCTTTGATGAGTTAGCATTCAATCGTGAAGGCTTCAGACCTATGGTGTTTGGAACTAAGCAGTTTCCTGTAGACCCAAGCAGCACGACCGGAACGTTCAGCGCCGATCAACTCACCACGTGGATCGCTCTTCTTAAGGAGTGGTACTTCGACACGCATAAGCTGTTGAACGGAACGCTGACGATGAAGGGCAGCACCGAGTATATCGGCGTCGGCAACAACATCATGTTTGAGGCCGGCTTAATCAATCCAACTGCCAATCTTAACGACGGTCAGAACACGAGCACCGACAAGGCATATGTTCTAGGTCACGTAGAGAGTGTGGAGCACAGTTTTACCGTGGATGAGAAGGGTACTAGAACCTTCGTCACCACCATTCAGTTTGTTAGAGGCATCATCGTAAACAACGCTAAAAATAACATCGGAAGTGGTTCGCTTGATCAACTCGCTTCTACGCTGCAAGGTCGCGCATACAAGAACGCGGCCAACACGTTTGGAACCTCCGATCCTTCAGATCCTGACAGTCAGAAGTTGCGCGGTAACTAACTATGGACACTAATATCGTAAAGGATAGCTCCATATACGTTGATCCTAGCAATCGATCTACCTTAGATAGAGTAGATGGACTCATCAGGATAGGTATTGTTAAGGGTGCGTTCAATGACTCTGATACAGGTGAACTTAGGTATCTAGTCGAGATTCAAAGCAACGGCAAGAAGATCAACATGAACTGCCGAATGATGAGAAGGTTCGGCGGTATCTTCAACTACGAAGACTACATTCTCAGAGGCTACAAGACTAACGACTCTCCAGATCCAGTTGAGGCTTTTGAGGCTAAAGCTGGTGACGCAGTTCTAGTTGGACAGCTTAACGGGCAGGGAAGAGAAGGCGTCATTCTTGGCGGCTTAACGCACGCTGCTCGTCACACCAATTTAGATGCTGAAGAAGGTCCTCAGTACGACGCTGAGTTCAACGGCGTACACACTAACATAAACGCTGACGGTGAGTGGACTCTTACCTTTAGAGGACTTGCAACCAACACAAGCATTCTAAACAACTCTCCAGTGGCCGCACTTCCCGCTCCTACATACGATACGACTGTAGGAAGCAGCTTCATGAAGTTCGACAAGACTGGCGGTTGGATCGTCAACGACAACGCCACCAGCGATCCACAGCTTATCCACATTGATAAGGCTGCTGGAACTATCACGATCAACTCCGGTAAGATCTCCCTATCGATGACTAAGAGTAGTCAGGCTGTTAACTTAGCGTGTGTAGATTTGACTATTAACTCAAGTAACACAATTACTCAGTCAACCAAGGAGTTTAGCTTGAACGCAACGACAAGTGTCAAGATTAACTCTCCTAAAGTCGCCATTGGTACTTCAGGCATTGAGCTTCTTGATGAGCTTACACAGCTGATTGATGCCCTAGGTAAAGTGCAAACCATCTCTCCAGTTGGACCCTGCGCGCCTTTATCGGCAGTTGCAGACTGGCCAGTTGTCGAGCAGATCAAGTCAAAGATCAATCAAATCAAGGGCAGCCTATAACTGAGTCGAAACGAGTTATAATCGAGCTATGGGATTAACTGACGGACTACAGAATCTTTTGGGGCTAAACTCCCCTACTCCATCGCAGGGACCTAAAGGACCAGCTGGCGACAATAGTTTGACAGCTCTTGACCTTACGGACGGCAGCGGTGTATACACGCCTCAACTTACTAGTTGGTATTCCGCAAAGCCATACGGCTTCAGGATGAACACTAGGTATGGTAGCCAGTTCGTCATGTTCTTGCCAATTAGTCCTAGCAATCTAAGCATCACGACAAACTTTGCTACTAATGTTGTTCCTACATTATATGGAACTGTTGAAGAGCACTCTGACGTAAGGTACTACGACATAGTCATTGAGGGCACAACTGGGATGACGCCAGACTTTGTTCAGCCACTCAACACCACGAACAATCCTGGTCTCAGCGGAACGAACAGCGACGCGGTTGCGTACGAATCTCTAAAACAGCCTGGAAGAGCCAAGTTCCCCATCGCATCGAGTGCAGCCCTGGGCGGATTCTTCTCGAACACTCTCGGACAGATCTCGAATATCTTAAACCAAGTTAACAAGATCACCGACACGTTCAGTAAGCAAGCTGAGCCCAACACAGCTGTCTACACGGATCAAACTGGCTACTTAGCATTCCATAACCTATATCGCTTCTTGAAGAGATATAAACAGGACGCAGCTGGACTTAAGTATGACGGTACTCCTAGCGGCTTAGAATCTTCCACTCATCCACTTACCTTCTTCAACTACAAGGATGGTAACGAGTATGACGTTGCCATCAAGAGCTTTGTCCTTCGCAGGTCAGCAGAGAACCCAATGCTCTACTACTACCAGATCGTTATGAGAGGCTACAACATCAGAACGTCTGGAAGCAACATCAACCCAGACGATCTCAATCAGCGTCTTACGGATCTTGGTCTCAACGGCGTAAATTCTTCTAGCTTGCTGTCTACCATCAAGGATGTCTCTAGTTCTGCTAAGGCAATTGTAGGTTCTGCGGTAAACGGCATCAACCTGTTTGGTAGGTAAGCATGGCAACGCTTAATCAGGCATACCAAAGCATTGCAAACATAAACCTCTGGTTTAAGCTGCAGACAGGCGATCAGCTTGTTCTCGCAGACGTGCCTTCCATCATCCCAATGAGATGGAGCTACTTCCAAACCTCGTGGAACATAATTCTTCCTACGCTGGAAGCTAAAGTTTCCTCCTACTTCAATCCTGACCTATTTGCTCAGCAGTTGAAGGACTTCACGAGCTTCGTTGAGATTCAGAGGAACAGCACCTCTGTCATTAACCCGCTGTCCTCCTCAGACACGTTCTTTAGGTTCTACGCAGTGTGGGACAACATTCAGATCAACTCCATCAACCTCAGCGTTGAGGAGCAGAGTGTAATCAATTCTACGATCACTACGGTCAAAAACTACACCAAGAACGACTTCTTAGAGCTGCAGAGCAATGTTATCGACTATCGTGATCGCCAGGCAGATGCTCTTGGACTTACAGATGCTACATATAACACTGTGTTCAACAGGAGCGCAGTTGCTGTAACTCAAGGTAATCCAAATGTCTCTGACATTCTTTATCTAGAAACTTTACAGACTACAATTCAAAGCGTGGACTTCATCCTAGCAAACCTATTTCCAGTTGATACGGCAGTCGATCCGTTCGCCATCGCGAGAGCAAACGCTAACAACCCCGACATCAACATTGGACAGTACTCGTCTGGGCAACTAGTTAGATTCAACTACGGAGATGACCTGGAATCCATCGCTTATAGGTACCTTGGCGATCCAAACAGATGGGTAGACATCGCTATCGCTAACGGCTTGCAACCTCCATACATAGATGAGATTGGTTCGGCTGTTCCGCTTCAGACAAACGGCAGCGGCAACGACATCAACATCTCAGCAACTGACTCGTCTGGCGTAGACAACAGCACCAAGTTCTACGTCAACCAGCACGTAGTTCTGCAGAGCAATACGCAGCCATTTCCAGACCAACGCGTTGTCACCAACATCGTGCAGATCCCAGCCACTGGCGACTTAGTTATTACTTTAAATGGACCTGCAAATCTTAGTCAATATACTACGGCCGCCAGCGCGTACGTTAGGATCTTTGCTCCAGACACCATCAACAGCTCGCAGTTCATCTTGATTCCGTCTCAAGCACCCTTGCCAAATCAGAGACAGGAGACGGTTCCGTGGTTTCTAGCTGGAAGCGCTGAGGACGAGAAGCAGGCTGGAATTGACCTATTGCTTGATCAAAATGACGACTTGGTGTTTACGCCAAACAACGACATCAATCTAAGCTACGGTTTAAACAACGCTATCCAGGCCATGCGCCTGAAGGTTGTTACTGAGTTAGGTGAACTTAGATATCACCAGGGATTTGGTCTGGTTAACGTAATTGGCAATAAAAACAACAATTTAGAAGCAGTTAAGAACGCAATTGTTAGCTCCTTAACCACCCAGGTCTCCCAGGATCCTCGATTCAACCGCATCGAGTCTCTTAACGTTCTATACCAGTCAAATACTGGACAAGCTCCAGCAGTAGTGATCAACATGGAAGTAAGGTTGTCAGGAAGCAGCAACAGGGTTGTTCCTATTAGCTTTAGCGTCAACTACACGTAATGTTGTTCATAGTAAAATAAGGTAGAAATGGCGTCACAGATTAAGATCCAAAGTTTTAACCAGCTCCTAGGCGCGATGATTCGTACTATCATCGCCAATACGCCGCTCAACGACGTTAATCAGGGCTCAGTGCTCCTCACTCTTCTTGAGGCAGCGGCTGCTAATGACTTTGAAAACAACGCTGCGATCTTAAGTCTCTTAAACCTTCTTAACATTGACACAGTTCAAGGTGTAGACCTTGATAATAGAGCGGCTGACTACGGTCTATCCCGTAAGGCTGCAACCAAAGCTTCTGGCAACGTCTCTCTCTTCAACAATAACATCACGAAGCAGAGCACAAACCTATACGTCATTAAGCCAGCTCCTATCGCAGGACAAACGGTACTGTTCGTTAACAACACCGCTGGCTGGGCGCCAACTGGAACGCTTTACATCGGTCGCGGCACGCCTTCCTTTGAAGGTCCAATCGCGTACACCTCTATCACTGTTTTTCCAACCTTCTCTCAGATCAATTTAGCTTCTGCATTGCAGAACAATCACTTGATCTCTGACATCGTTGTCAACTCTCAAGGTCAGCCAGATAGAATCATTGCTGCTGGAACTATCATCAAGATCCCAGCGAACAATCTCAACCCAGAGATTGACTACGTAACGCTTCGTGACGCAATCCTTCCTGCAGGTGAAACTGAAGTTTCTAACGTAGCTGCTCAAGCTCTAGTTGCAGGATCAGTGAGCAACGCTCCGATCAACACCATCATTCAGTTCGACACGCTTCCTTTCCCAGGCGCTGGAGTGTCCAACCCTTCTGCCTTCACTGGTGGAACTGACGTTGAGACTGACCAAGACCTAAGAAACAGGATCAAGTCGTATCCGAATACTCTTGCTAGAGGAACTTCGGCGGCAATCTTATCCGCAGTTATCGGCGTATCTGACTCGGATGACAGCAAGCAGGTTGCTTCTGCGGTCATCGCGGAGCCGCCTAGCGTTGGTCAGCCTTCTATTCTATACATCGATGATGGCACAGGCTTCCAGCCTTCGTACGCTGGTCAGTCAGTGGACGTTCTCTTGACGAACGCTACCGGCAAAGAGCAGTTCTTGCAACTTGCCAACTATCCCGTAACGAGACCTCAAGTTATCAACGCAGGAGTTGGGCCATTCACGCTCACCAACGGTTCCTTCTTGCGCGTTGCAGTCGACGGCAAGGAAGAGACAGTATTCTTCTCGACCTCTGACTTCGTCAATATCACTGCTGCTCAAGTTGCTGAGGTTGTTGTTGCCATCAATAAGCAGTCAACTACGTTTAGTGCTCGCTTAACTAACAACTCTCAAAACATCCTCCTTTACCCTACAGCCTTTGATGCTGAGGTAATCCAAGTCACTCCTCTACAGGCAAGCGACGACCCAACACTTTACGCTAACTCCATCTTGGAGTTTCCAGTGTCGGAGTTCTCCTTCATCTCGCTGTATCAAAACAGCACTCGCTTGAAAGAGAAAACCATCACTGCTCAGATTGAGACCACTGGCTTCGCGTCCTGGAATATCACTGGCGCTGGAAACTTGATTCTCTCTGTCGACGGAACTCCAGAGCAGAACAGATCTTTTAGCTTGAGCAACTTCCCAGGAGCAACATCTTTCGCTAACTTGACGCTCGCTGATTGGGTTGCAGCGTTCAACTCGCAGTTTGCTGGTATCACGGCTACTGCAACGTCTAATCAGACAATGCAGATTAACTCCAATCAAACTGGCTCTAGCTCGTCGTTGGCTGCAACAGGCGGCACCCTGCTTGCGCAGCTATTCCCAACGCAAGCTACCAGCTCAGTTGGTCAAACTGGTCAGTTCATCCTCAACAGACAAACTGGCAACCTAGAAATCTTGACGACCATTCATCCCGGTGACACGATCACGGCAGGCACCACTGACGCTAAGGGTTTTGTTACCTCTACAGCTACTCCTAGCGGTAACTACAGCGTAACAACTGATGGCTTTGGTAGACCAGCCCAAATGATCATCGTTGCAGATTCGACCTACTGCAATAAGCGTACAGTCGCAGCTCTCATTGGTTCAACGCTAACTATCAGCAATCCAAGCACTAACGTCATGAGGATCATGGCTGATTCGCTTGGAGCACTTGCAAACTTGCTTCCCGGCGATTTTGTCTACATGACGACTCGCGCTACGGCGTGGCTTGCAACCAACAACACCGGTCTATTCAAGATCGTTGACAAGGGTGGCCATACGACTCCAGGAGTTGACTCTTACGTCGACGTGTTGAACCCCACTGTTACTCCTCAAGCTGTCACGGTAGCTGATCCAACAGATATTCAGGCTTTCTCAACGAACGGATACCCTCAGTTGTGGCTTGGAACTTTCACTCCAAATCCACCTGTAGCTTCTATCAGTGACGTCATCAACTCAATCAACGACAACATCGTAAACGTCTTAGCAACTGCTTACCAATCCGATGCTGTCAAGATTACGTCTACCACTGAGCAAGGCGGCAGCATTGCTATCCCAGTTGTGATGGGTAACGCAACCTCACTATTCAGCGCAACAGTTGCTGCTCAACTTGGTAATCCGCCAGAAGTTGCAAACATTGTCTCTAGCAAGAGCATCCTTACGTACTTTAAGTTTGCTAAGCCTTCTGAGGCAAACGCTTGGCTTAACAGACAGGTGTTCGTCGACTCCAAGGGTGCTTTAACATCTGACGCTGTGCCAGATGCTCCTCCGTACTCGTCTCCTTACAGCGAAACGTTGACGTCAACTGGCAAGCTCAACAGCTCGTACGTTGATCCAGATAACATCATTGCTTTCACCAGAGGCAATAACAGGGATCAGATTAGAAGCATCGCGGCGCTGCTAGGAAGCGATCAAGTTGGAACTCAACAAGGTCTGGCTAGAACTAGCTTGGATCACATCGTTGGCGACGAGTTTGAGATCGTTGAGCCTATGCAGCTCTCAGCAACAGACACGGTCGTAGTTGTTCTAGACAATAATCCTCAGAACAACACCATCAACATCAACATGGCGCGCACCGGTCAAATTAACTCAGGATCTAATGCTGGAACGTTTATTCCTACGTCTACTGAGTTTTCTGCCAATGACTTTGACAATCAGACTGGCGTTGACTTCTCTAACCTAACGGTTTGGGGAACCACGCAAAATAAGACTAACTTCAATGACTACGCTGTCTGGCTGAGATCGCATAACTGGTATGCTTCTGGCGGCGTTGGTTCTGGTCTAGGCGCAATGATCTTGAGAGCTGCTGAGTACGGTCCTCAGGGTGACGCATTCCGCTTCAACATGCAGTACCCTACTAAGGCTAATCAGAGCGCAACCACAAGCTTTGTCAACACGCCAGCCTTCACAACCTTCTCGTACTTCTTCGGATCTGGTTCTGCAAGACCTATCGCGCTGTCTGGCGGTAACACCATCACGGTCACCGGCCCATATCCTGACACGACTACTAACTTTCCAGCTGGTGCGCCTTCTTCTGGCAACTACTATGACTACACGTTCTCCGCTGGCACGTTCACATCAGTTGTCGTTGGCGATGTACTGAGCATCACTAATGCATCTGGCGTTTCTAACGCCAACGAGGGACAGTTTGGCGTTAAGAATATTAGCGGCAACACGGTTCGTGTGTTCAATCCTAATGGGTCTCCTACATCACCAGGATCACCAGAGATTGACACGATCACGACGATTGCAGACGTTCTTGGAACGCCTACCGATTACACCATCACAACTGTCGCAGACTCCTCTGGATCTTTGAACGGCACGTACTTTATCATTCACGATACCGCTGGCTCAGTAGCTGTCTGGATCAATGAGAATGGTACCGCTGCTCAACCTTCGGCAGGAACCAACCGTTACATCATGGTTGGTACGGTGCTTTCTGGCGACTCTGCTAACACGGTAGCAACTAAGATTACCAACGCCCTCAATCAAGACAGCGCTTTCACGGCTGGCGTCAGCGGCAATCAGATCACCATCACGAACAATCAGAATGGCGCTCTAGCTAACGCAACTGCTGGCACATCCGGATTCGGCGTAGCAACAACTACTGGAACTAACAACGCCTCGCTCAACGGCAAGTATTTCCTCATCTATGACGATAACGGATCAGTATCCGTATGGTTTGACGTTGGCAATCAAGGAACTCCAGAGCCTTTTAGTGGCGCTACTAGATCGATCAGAGTTTTCAACTTCAATGCAGGTGCAAGCGCTAACACAGTTGCCTTAGCCATTCAGCAAGCAATCAACACAGACACTAAGTTTACTGCTGGCGTTCTCAGCAACGTAGTTACGATCACTAACACCTTCGACGGAAACGTACCTAACGCTAGCGCAGGAACGTCCGGATTTGGAGTTTCGTCGACCGATGGCAGCAACGCTGCGCCAGAGCTCATCGCAAACCCTGCTGGAGTGGTTATCTTTCCACTTACTGGAACATCAGTATCTAGCATCGTTGGAACGATCAACAACAGCTCCACGATGACTGCAACAGCAGTTGGATCGCCAAGCTTGCTCATCACGGTTTCTACGCAAGAAGAATCTTACTCGTACGCGGGCAATGCTACGGCCCTAGGATACGGCCATAACCCTACAAGTCCAAGTCTAAGAGGCTATGTAGCTCTGTATGACGGTCAAAACTGGATTAAGACCTTCGAGAATGCTAATCCTAACTTTACTACTAAGGTTCCGTTCTTGCTGCAAGGCGTGTCGACCATCTACTCGATGGATACAGCTCCAAACTTTGACGTCGCAACGAACGGTGAGCTATTTAAGCTGATCCCAACGACGGTTCAGAACCTCTACCATCACTTCACTCAGAAAGCCTTGTCTCAACTACCTATCGTGGCAACTGTCGACATTGCAGATGACAGGAAGAACGTTCAGATTAGGTCTAATCAACTTGGTTCTGCAGGAGCTATCGAGTTTATCGGCGGCACCGGCAATCAATCTAAGATGTTTATTCAAGCTGAATCTGAGGTTGATACTGACTCCAGCGGTAGCTTCTTGACTGTTAGAGTTCCTGCGTTCCCAGATACGTTCAACAACGGCGATATCGTCATGCTGCAGAACGAAGCCGGTGTCCAGCGTCTCAACCGCTTGTCTACTTCAGATACCATTAACGTTCTTAACCCAAGCGCTGGCGTGATCGAGTACACCTACAATCCAAAGTCTGTAGGAATTACATCTTCTACGTCATTCACCATCGTCGATGTGTCAGCTTCTTACAGCTTGCCATCAGGCTATGTGTGGAGATGGACCGCAACTGGCGTTGGAGTGAACTTCACCAACGTAAATGCTGGTGATTTGGTCTACGCTTTCGGAAGCTTGTCAGGTTGGGACCAGAACAACCAGGTAAAGCTTGCCGGCGATGCTAAGGTTTCGGGACTTCCTATTATCAACGTAAATGTTGGCTCAAACTACTTTGACGTTGCGAATCCGTTCGGTAAGCCTATGTCCTCCACGACGGTGGGCTCAGGAACAGTTCAGATTTGCCCAACTCCAGTCATCAAGTGGACGCTTGGACACGCTAACTACGTGGCAGCAAACAGCCTATCCAGAACGTCAGGCACAGTCACTGTCAACTGCAACAACCCTCACTTCTTGAGCACCGGCGACAGCGTAAGCATTCGCGATAGCTTCAACGTTCCAGATGGCGTATACACCAGCATCACCGTGACGAGCGCATCCTCCTTCACGTTTGCTCTCGCAGGATCTGACTTCAGCGAAACTGTAACCTTCGCATCGATCATCAAGTCTACCTTAACTCCTACGCGTTATAGGTTGCAAAGCCTTGGATACAATAACCTAGTAAGGTTGAGCAGACAAGATGGTCAATCACCTAGCTTCTTAAGTTGCGGCGTGGCTGTAGATGACTACCTGGTGCTTGCAGGAACGACCTTCAGCTCTAACAATAACGGAAGGTTCAGAGTGCTTGCAGTCGACAACGACTCGATCATCTTCTTGAACTCGCAGGCAACAGATCAGCTAAACACCATCAGACTGCTAAACAATCAAGATATACAGGTGTCGTTCACCGCTAACACCAACACGGTGACTGGCGTTGCAGGAGCATTTAAGTACCTTGCAGTCGGTGATTGGGTTAAGAAGCAAACTGACGCAGATAACCTATATCTGCAAGTTATCAGCATGAACAACGTCAATCCAGCGCTTGCTACCTCCATCACTCTTGGTGGTAACTACGGTGGGTCCACGAACTCGGCAGTGGGCGTTTTCTACAACGAGGCTGCAGATTACGACAAGGGTGTTTACCTTGAGAGCGTTGACGACATCGCTGTGTACGAAGGTGACGCAGTTGTTGAGGGCGACACGCTGTTCATTCAGAACATCGTTGACTCCAACTGGTTCAACGTTAACAACGTTGGATCTTTCGCGATCGGCGAGTACGGCACTGAGCCATCTACTTACAAGCCGTTCATTAGGGTTGCTAACAGCTCTGGCGTAGCGCAGACCGGCGTTCAGATGTCCGTAAGCGTAAACGGCTTCTACACGATCGAGAGTTTGACCAACAAGTTCTACTCGATCAGACAGGTGTCTCGCAGCGTTCTCGACGACCTATCGAGCAGCTTGAGATCGATCTACGTCTATCCGTACAGCAGGAGCTACAAGTTCAATACGGCTAACAACTCCAGCATCACCCACATGGGCAAGCTTGGATACAGCAACAACACGATCGTCGGCATCGACGGCTACTCGTACTACACGGGCCTTCTCCAGAAGGTGCAGAGAATCGTGGACGGCTTTGAGCCTGATGCCTCTGACTTCCCAGGTCAGCGCGCTGTCGGTAGCTCGATTGAAACTCTACCTCCACTTCCATTCCAAGTAAACCTTGGATTGAACGTTATCACTAACGAAGGTGTGAACCTTGGAGATGTCTCCAATAACATCAAGTCAACCATCATCAATTATGTTGAGGGTCTAGGCGTTGGAGCTCCAATCATCTTGTCCCAGATCATCGCAAACGTGATGCAGGTCAAGGGTGTGGCGTCCGTGACGTTCACGAATCCTACACCAAGTACCCAGAGTATAACTCTGAATAGCAACGAGAAGGCTATCATTTCGGCTAATAACATCAGCATCGCGTAACTATGGACAACAGGACAAAAATAGATCAAATTCATGACCTGATGCCTAGTCACTTCAACACTAGGAACAATCCTAACTGGAAGGCTGTCGTAGAAGCCTTAGGCGGTTCGGACCAGGCTGTATTCGATCTGATGAACGAGGTCAAGAAGCAATTCTTCCTCAAGACAGCTTACAGACCATACTTAGACAACTTAGCAGCCAACGATGGTATCTCTAGACCTCTAGGCGTTGGGATGGATGACGCCACATTCAAGAAGTATGTTCCTATACTTGCCTACACTCCAAAGCAGGTCAAGCTCATCATCGATCAGCTGCTAAACATCTTTTTTGAGAAGGAAACCACTACGGCCTTCATCGTGTCTGGTCAACCTCAAACATACCTCCTGCAGGACGGCTGGGAGCTTGAATACAAGGTCGACGGGTTGTATGACGAGCTCATCAAGTTTACAACCTCTGACTTCACCAACATTTCTGCCGCTACAGCAGAGGAAGTTGTTGCAGCCATCAACAGGCAGGCACAGCACAGCTTTGCTGAAAACTACTATGACAACGTAAACAAAAACTTTTACGTTAAGATCTTCTCCAACACCATCGGCTCCAAAGGGTCCTTGCAGATCGTAGGCGGTAGAGCGAACATCGCGCTGCAGTTTAACGGCTTCAACACGATCTCTGGTAATGGAGTTAACACCCAGTGGACGATCACGAAGGTTGGCGATCAAACCACCTATCAGTATGTGGCAGGCGCTTCTCCTGTGCTATCTAGCGTTCAAGCTGGTGACATCTTGATCTCACTTCTGCCTGGCAACACTGGATCATTTCCTATTAATAAGGTTGATCTAGGTAACAACAGCTTCACAGTGACCGATCTATTTGGTACGCCTGGAACATACACTCAAACTGACGCCACACAGACTAAGTTCTTCACGCCTAATAAGTATGTGGTTTACACTCAGGATAGTAGGGCTGTTACGTGGGAAGTTAAGCCAGGTGAAGCTATCGTTGAGATGCCTGCAACTCCTCCAGTCGTCAAGAGATCGCTAGCTGGCTCCATGCATATCAACGGCGCCGTCAGCGCCATGACTGCGTTCAACAGTTCGACATCCCTCACGGTGGCAGACGCCTCCAGCTTTCCTATGGCTGGCAACTTCTGGTTGCAACCAGTAGATGAGATTCAAACTAGATATTTCACGCCAACCGAAGATACGTTAGCTTCTAATAAGTTTAATGGGCGTTTGCAAGGTACGCCTGTAAAGTACTCTTACACTAGTAGGCTAGTACTTCAAACCACTGGCGATACGGTGACCGGCGGAAATCAGATCACCAACCTTGGCTCCGTTGCAGGTCTTGCAGTGGGCATGAACGTGTTTATGCCCGGCGTTCCTTCGTACGCTAGGATCGCTAGCATAGTTGGAAACGCAGTTACCCTTACGTTTCCTGTAACTCAAGGTGGAACGAACCTAGTAGTTCAGTTTGCTGGCAACACGCTTTACGGCATCACTCCAGATTTGCCTCCAGTTGCTACACTAGATCAGCAAGTGTTAACTAGCCTCGTTAGAAGCGGAGGCGTTGTTACAGCTACAACAGCAGGTACGCACAACTATCAGGTCGGTCAACCAGTATCCATCTTTGGATCGAGCGGCATCGTCAGTCAAACTTCCACAGGAACGGTGACGAACGGCCTTAACCTGATCACGAGCGTCTCGCCAACCAACACTATCGCGGCCGGCGAGCTCATTGTTGGCGCCAACATTCCAACTGGAACACAGGTGCAGAGCGTTTCCGGAAACACGGTCACTATGACATTATCTGCAACTGGTAGTGCTACTGAGACTATCACTTTCAATGAAAACTTAAATGGTAGCTTTATTATTACTTCAGTAACCAGTAATACCTTTACGTTTGACGCTGTGGGCATCGACGGGACAGCTACTATTCCAGGAAACTCAATGGTAGAGAACATTGGGCTATCTGACACCGCTTCGCTCGTCATAATCACCAACGCTCTTCCTAGCACATTTACTAGACTCACAGGAACTTACGTCTGGGATCTTGCTGCTCCATTCGTGCTATCGTCAAACACAGCATCGACAACGCAAGCCATTCACGCCGGTCAGATCGTTCCACTGCTATCCTTAACTCAGAATACCATCCCATCGGGCGGTGGCTTTGTCATCTTTGACTACGGTCTCGAGACGCAAGAAGGTCCTATTCGTTACCTATACACCCCTAACGACAGCTCTATCGTCTTGGATCCTAGCTACATCTTTCAGTTTAATCACGCCTCTGGATCGGCCGTAACAGCCATCAACAACAAGGGGCCGCACATCATGAGTGGGCTAGGAACAGAGTTCCCGCCATACATCACTAACCCTTCAAGCGTTAGGTTAACTCTAGAGAACTTAATTCAATCAGTGGCCAGCGCCGGTATCTTTGTCAACTTCTTAGTGCGCTACCCAGAGCAACTTTATGGAACCATTCCAGTTTATCAGATTACGTCCTGAGGTAAGTCCAACCTCGGATATAGTATAATTTGAGTCAAGGAGACGATTGTGGCAGTACTTGGCCGTTTAGTGGTCAGCTCAGGCGAGCGCACAGACTTACCAGATCTACTCAGCATTGATTCTTACTCTGCTGGGGACTGGCAGTTCTTCATGAAGACCCTTGTCGGTGAAGATACTCCATACATCATCAAGGGCTTCGACATCATCAATCCAGTTCAATCTATCGGCACCCAGAGTTGCTCGATTGACATTGCTGATTCCGCGATGTATTACCCTGGGTCATCCGCTGGCTCCTTCTTCTACGGTCTTCCTGCTGGAAATCCTAACGCTCAGCCCCTTGTTCCAGAGCTTAGAAAGAACGCAACGAACTACGTCTACCTCACCTTCTCTACGGAGAACACCTCTGCAGACACCAGAGCATTCTGGGATCCAGACGCTAACGGTGGCGCTGGTAGTGAGTTTACTCAAGAAATCAACACAGAGTCAGTGATTATCGTTCAAGTGAACGTCTCTACTGGTTCCTTCCCTGACAACACTGTTCCTGTCGCTATCGTTAACGTTGGTCCATCCGTGATCACGTCTATCGAAGACGCTAGGCCGATGATGTTCAGGTTAGGTTCTGGCGGGATCGCTCCGAACCCAAACAACAGGTATGCATGGCGCGCTCTTCCTTCTGCTCCATACGAGCGCTTGGAAACACCTATCACCTTAACGTCTACCAGCGGACAGAATCCATTCGAGGGCGGCGATAAGAACATCCAGTCCATGAAGGAATGGATGGACGCTGTCATGACTAAGCTCGCTGAGCTTGGCGGCAGTCAGTACTGGTACGCAGATACATCATCGTACGGCCTTGTAAGCATCTTTCATGACGCTCTTGCTACCACCTTTAAGTCTAAGGGTCAGTATCAATATAGTAGCTCTAACCCAGGACAACTCACTTATACGGATGACATCTTAGTTCTAAGCACCTCGGATCCTAGAAGCTACATGATCCGTGGCCAATCGTATGGTGCCGGCAACGGAACGATCGTTGTTCCTAACGAGAACGTCGCGTACTTGCCTCTCGTAAGAAATCAACCTATCAACGCTTTGAATCAGGCGGTCGCTTGGACTAACGGTCAGCCGTATGTCAATACGCCTAATGGTTCTATCGGCTTCTTTGCCAACCTGCTGCAGGGCGACTGGATTAAGCAGCAAACTGACGATCCTACGTTATTCTTAAGAGTGGAACAGTTCTATGACTCTACTAATCTTGGTGGTTCTGTTACTACTCCTGCAAATGCGAAGTCGATAAGATTAAGTGGAAACTATCAAGGCGCGACAACAAACGCTATCGCCGCTTATGATCGCGGTGTTTATTACACAGCAGACATTGAGATTCAACCAAGAACTGACAACGCCATCACTAATACTGGTGGAAACTTCTTGTGGCTTGTTCTTCGCAGTGACATTATCCAGGGAATCTCTGCTATCAGCAGTGTAACCCTATCAGGAACATTAACTACGGCTACCGGGAGCGTTGCTACCGTCACCTCTACCGCGCACGGATTGGTAAACGGCGACATGATCACCGTTACTGCCCCAGCAGCGCAAGCAGGAACATACTCTGTTGACGTTATAGACGTTGACACGTTCTCCTTTAATACATCTAACACAACCACTGGCGCTTTCACTAGCTTCTATGGTTTGTTGACTACAACTACGACAAATAACGGTTATGGTTTGCAACTTGAATCAGCAGACCATGGATTTGAGTCCGGTGAAACTATTCAGATTGCTGGTACCACTAACTACAATGGTGCTTACGTAATCAACTACCGCACTTCAACTGAAGTTCAATTTGCCCTTCCTGCATCTTACGCTTCTGAAAGTACAGGCACAGCTACTCTTGCGCGCATGGATGTTCGCACTGAAGAGGGCATCACTAAGATTGTTCAAGGTTCTATCATCGATATCGGCGAGAAGGACTCTGCTAACATTCAAGCATACCTCGGCATGCCGTCGCTTGCAGCTACATCGCCTGTTTATCTTGTTCCAACGGGATACAACACCTTAAACGGTCAGTCTAACTTCAACGCTGGACCCGGTGATAACATCACGCTGCGTGCTGCTAAACTTACCTCCATGATGGCAGATAAGGCTCAAGACAAAACTATCAAGTACTTGTCTACTGCCACTGTCGCAGTGAATACAGCGAACGGATCAGCTCAAGAACTTACGTTTCAAGCTTCAGGTGCAACTCTTACTATCTTGCAGCCTGGCTCCCCAGGAAATGCGGTGATTACGCTTCCTAATTCAAGTCCAGGTTGGTCACTTCAAACTAACCAATCTGCGTACGTGACGATTGATCGCAACAACGCGACAACCCCTACTGTAACCATCGTTGACAACAGTGCGGTTCCAGTTGGCGAAAGCGTCATCGTTGTTGCAAGCAGACTTGGTGGACAAGCTGTTTATCTCTGGAATGGTCTTGAGGTTCTTGGTTCGTCTCCGCTTATTCCAAGTGGCGCCGCCCTTGTTAAGGCAACCTATTACGACCCTGTTAGCACCACGCTCCCAACCGGTAATCCAGTTACGGAAGATGGCTTCAGCGTTAATGCCGGAGATCTAGTGTTGTTCTCTAACTTGAGCAGCGATAACAATCAGATCTACATGGCTAATGGTACTGGCACCAACATCACGAGTTGGACTGCTCAGTATCTCTTCAACGGCAATCTATCTCCGTCGGCAGCAGACACAGTCATTATTGAAGAAGGCAACAGCTTCAAAGATCAGATTGGCAAGTTTAACGACACGACTTGGGTATTTAACGACAAGGTTAGATACTTCAATGGCTCTGACTACTGGGAACAGAGCAACATCATCACTACCAGCTTGGCAGATAACACTACCAACGGAACGGTGTTTAGCGTTGCAGCCTTAGGCAGCGAGTACATGGTCGTGGAGTTCTCTCTTAACAGAAGTTCTGCTAGAGAAACCGGCGTGCTTTACATCACGTCGGACGGAACAAGCGTAGCAGTTTCTGCTGAAAACTCGTATCTTGGAAGCTCTGGAGTAGCATTTAGCGGAGTAATTTCCGGCGGCAACCTAATCTTGCAGTACACAACAACTGCAACGGGTAGTTCAGCTATCATGAAGTTGATGATTCGTAGGTGGTCTAACGCTTCTGGTGGTCCAGGCGGCGTTCCTAGCTACAGCGGAACTTCTACTCCAGCGGTAGCCGGCGGTCCTGCTGAGTCTATTCAGTACAACAACGGCGGATTGCTAGACGGCAACTCTAACTTCTTAATCGATACAGTCAACGAAGCTCTAGTTTTGGGTGGCTTACAGCAAACGATCCTATCCTCTGGCGCTACCATTCTAGACAATGAAGCAGTTCCTCAGACGTTGTTTGCCTATGACGCCTCGACATTTCCATTTGCCGTGATCGAGTTCTCCATCTTGAGAAACGGCGTGTATGAAGTTGGCCGACTCATGATCGCAAATGATACAATCAATACAGCTCAAAGCTATGACTTCGTGAATACTGCATCCACCGGCGTAGTTTTAAGCAGCGTAATCTCAGGATCGCAAGTGCTTGTGCAGTACACCTCGACCGCTACCGGCTTTAACGGAACGTTCAAGTACTTCATGAGAAGGTGGAGTTAACAGATGGCTAACCAGCTACAATTTGGTAATAAGGTAGTGTTCTTGAACGGCTTGCCGTTCACGCTACCTATTGCTGCGACCGATCCGGTAACGGCGGTTGCTGGCGATCTGTACTACAACTCAGTAAGCAACACCGTACGATACTACAACGGATCGGCTTGGGCACCCATTGCTGGATTTATTACTGGGTTGCCGCTAGCAGCGCACAACGTTATCATCGGCGACAACTCTACCAACCAATCTGACGCAGTAGATACTAGCTCCGTTGGCGATATTCTTGCTGACTCAACCTTAGGTCTCTCAATCAAGAGCGGCATAATTGTTAACGCGATGGTTTCGCCTTCTGCAGCCATTGCCTATACTAAGTTAAATCTAAACAACAGTATAGTTGATAGCGACATCAACACAGCTGCTGCGATCGCTTACAGCAAGTTAAACCTATCTGCAAGCATCGTAAATAGTGACGTTAGCCCGACCGCAAGTATTGCGTACAGCAAGCTTAACTTGTCAGGCAGCATCGTAAACACCGACATCAGTAACACCGCTAACATTCTGTATACCAAGTTGAATCTTGGCAATAGTATAGTTGATAGTGACATCAATACGGCTGCTGCGATCGCTTACAGCAAGCTTGCTCCTCTTGGTGGCTCTACAAACGACGTATTAATCCAGGATGGATCAGGCTTTGTAGCTCCTTCGAGCATCTTGTCAACCAACTTGTTCTTAGCGGATGGTTCTGTTTCTGCAACTGGAAACTTTAACCTAAACTCGAACAAGATCACAAACCTTACGGCCGGTTCTAGCGCAAGCGATGCTGTCAACTACGGCCAGGTAATTTTAGCCAACGGCGCAAATGCTTTTACTGCTAATCAGTCCTTGGGCGGATTCATCATCACTAACAGTGGTGCTCCTGTTAACCCAAATGACTTAGTTACAAAGGCGTACGTTGATTCGGTTGGTTCAGGATTAAGTTGGTTGGCTCCCGTCAACGACATGTGCTTGGCAGATGACAGCCTATCTACTCCTCCTGTATCTCCAAGAGATAGCGTGGTGTACATCATTGGAACATCTCCAACGGGTGCCTGGACCTCGTTTGGTGCTGGTCACGCTGTGTGGTGGAGAGCAGAAAGTTCTCAATGGATTGACTTGTTTCCTACAAGAACTATTCAAGCTGGAGACAGGTTCGTCATCAACCACGACGCTCTTTTTCCTACTAGCTTAGTCGGCGGCAGCTTTGCTGGACACACTAACTCTATCGTGCAAGTTACTGGTGGCGTACCTGGCGCATGGACGTACTCTTTCACCGTTCCTGCCAACACAAACGCCGTCTCTGTCATTAACTCAAACTCTGATCACTTTGGTCAAAGCTATACGTTTACGAGCGCAAGCAGCTCATGGCTACAATTCTCTGGTCCAGCATCCACTGCGCTTGGAAACGCCTTAACATACGTTTCATCTGTTCTGAACGTTCTGTTTGACAACACGACCATCGACATCAACGGTTCTAACCAGCTAGAAGTTAAAGCTGGCGGTATCACGAACACTCAAGTTTCTGCTTCTGCTGCAATCGCTAGGAGCAAGCTTGCTTCTGGAACAAACTATGCTTGGGTAACTAATAGCTCTGCCGGAGTGATGCAGGACACCTCTGTCACGGCCAATAGGGCTGTTGCAACCGACGCCAACGGTCTTCCTGTGGCTTCTACAACAACAGCAACTGAACTTGGCTATGTCAGCGGTGTTACGAGCGCAATCCAAACTCAGTTAAATGGCAAGGCCAACACTGCGTTAAGCAATCTGGCATCAGTGGCAATCAATGCCTCCCTCATCGCAGGATCCGATGCCGTTCTCAATCTCGGTAGCGCTGCTCTAAGATGGGCCACCGTATACGCAACTAGCTTGCTTTCCGTTAACACGCCGCTGCAGATTAACTCTGGATCAGCAAATATTCAAATCTACAGCGCCTCTTTTCAGAGGTCAGCTGACGGCACTAATTACCTAACTCAAACCTATACTGACTCTATATCGTTGTCAGACAATCAGTCCACCCCTACAACAGCCTTTCAATTTGCCTACGCCTCTGTGGCTGGCTACGAGATTAGCTATGTCATTGAGAGCGGTAATGCTACTAAGGATTGTCGTGTGGGTACCTTAAGAGTAACTTCAAACAACGCTGGAACCATTGTTGCCGCTGAAACTGACCAGTACGGCGAAACGGCCGATTGCGGAGTTCAATGGTCGGCAACAGTTAGCGGTGCTAACGTTCTAATTCAGTACACAACCACAAATCAAGGCGCAGCTCGCACAATGAGGGCAGATATTAAGTCATTTAGAAGATAAAAACTTAATATGGTATAATGCTATCTAAGCGAGGAAAGGGAATCGCATGGCTTTAAACTTCATGAAAATTAGGAATGGTGCCAACCTCAATCCACAGGCGGCTCCATCTGGCCCATCAAACGGCGACCTATATTTTGACTCAACAGCTAACACTTACGAGTTCTATCAGAACGGATTCTGGATCAACCTAGCTTCTAGAGTTGACGTTCCATCTGCTGCCTCTCTTACCAGCGCCCAATTCACGGCCGCTGTAGTTCAGAACTCCCTCATCAGAGTTACAGGTTCTACGACTTCGACCCTATACGGCGTAACGGCTTCTGGCCCCGCTAAGTCCATCGTCATCTACAACCAGAGCTCTCAGCCTCTGTTGATCAACAACAACGACGCTACTGAGCCAACGCCTGCTAACAGAATTCTTACTTACAATCAGGGCACAATCACCATCCTTTCTGGACAGGTTATTCAGCTCACCTACGACGACGGTCAATCTCGCTGGATCTTGAGTTCCGCTCCTGGAACCGGCTCTGGCGGCAGCGGCGTTGGCGATGACCTTGATGAGCTAAATTTCAGAGCTAGTTTCACAGAGCTCTTCTCTGATACTCCTACAAGTTCAACCACTTCCGTTAACAGCACCGCAGGATTCACCAACGCGTCCTATATTGCTGCTAAGACTATGTGGCAGATGTCTTACGATGCTTCTAAGACCATCGCTGCAGGCACAAACTCCACGACCGTCGTATTGAGCAGCGCTGCTGGCTACACTGTTGCTGCCGGTGACATGGTCATCGTTGGCACTCAGGCTGTTAAGATCACGGCTGTAAACAGTCAAAGCAACTTCACTGTCGAAACTCTAAACCCTGTTCCTTCTAACGGAACCCAGGTTACAGTTTCTCAAGCTGTTCACACCAAGGATATTTACAACTTGGCTGTTGACGGTGCGGCCATCTCCGCGGCGTTCCCAGGAACGACTATGTCGGAGTTCATGGTTGATTACAAGGACAACAACGTCTCGAACAGCAACCTGTTCACTCCAGATGTTGGTCCATACGTTGCATACACAGCTTCCTCTAACAACTCCAGTTGGTCTGCAGTAGCATCTAGACCTACTCTTGACACCACGCAGCACACGAGCGTAGTGACGCCTGCAGCCGGATCAAACTCCTACTTGAGATTCTTTGCCCTTCAGACATCTGGAACCGGCATCGTCAACCTCATCATGTACAAGGAGTTCATGCAGAAGTACGTCTCCAACGGAGCTGGAGGCGTCATCAACCAAGCGTACGCGTTCACTAACAACGTTGGCACGCCTGTTAACTGCACAGTCTCTCTCGTCGGCGGTAAGACGACGATTACCTTAACCAACTTTCAGTACGCAGTAGGCGTTAACTCTGGAAGCCCGTACGGATCTCTCGACGTTTACTTGAACGGTCAGTTGATTCCTCGCTACATCAACCCTACGCTTACGCCGGATTCTAGCTATACAGAAACTAGTGGCTCTGTCATCACGTTGGATAGCGATTATAGCGGACAGAACCTCTCTGTTGAGATCTTGCAGCGCGCAGTTGTAGTTGATACGTCTACAACTAATACAACTCAAATTGCGGCACTTCAAACTCAGGTTAACAACCTCTCGGCGAGCGGTGGAGCTAAAAACTATCTTTCTGCTTACAAAGCGTCATTCGGCGGTGGTACGGCTAACCCAGGTAATGGTGACTTTGAGAGCAATACAACTACTGGTTGGTCACTATTTAATACAACCCTTACTGGCGTAATTCCTACTGGCTCAGTAAATTCTGGCGCTGCGTCAATCTCTACCTTTGGAACGACCAACATCAGTCCGCTTGGCAAGCAATACTCCTTGCAAACATCTGCAAGCATTACGTGGAGCGCTGGACAAGGTTTTATCTCTGACGCCTTCTACATCGACGCAGAAGATCAATCAAAGATGCTCACCATCAGCGCCTTCTACCAAGTACAAAGCGGTGCAGCAAACCTAAACTTCTCAGGAACAAGTTCTAACACTTTTGCTGTATATCTTTACGACGTAACAAACCTTGCATGGATTCAACCTGCCGGCGTTTATAACTTCGTTCAGAATAGTGGTGTAGGACAACTGGTTGCAAGCTTTCAGTCTACATCTAATAGCACACAATATAGACTTGCAATACTTGCAGTAAACTCTTCTGCTGGCGCTTGCAGCATGTATTGGGACGACTTCGTCGTTGGTCCTCAGACTGTTCAAAAAGGATCGGCTACATCGGATTGGAACAGTAACCTAGCCTTCACATTTGGTGGTATGGGTACCGTAACCAATAGCACTGTTTATTGGCGACGTGTTGGCGATTCCATGGAAGTAATTGGTAATGCAACCTGTGGAACTCCAACTGCCGTTGCTTGGACCCTAAATCTTCCAGCTGGATACACTATAGATACGTCTAAAGTGTCATCTTACGGAGCAGGAACACAACTTGGTTATTTAAACCGTATCTCTGTAAGTGCTTCACCTAATAGCTTATTTGCAAATAATAACGGCGATTCATTAGTCTATGATGGATCTACCAATAATCAGCTATTCTTTTCGTTCCAGGGTGCATCAGGTGGATTTCAAAAAGTAACCAATGCATCGTCAGTTCTTACTAGTGGTGACTATATTAGCTTTATAGCTAAATTTCCTATCGCTGGTTGGTCTTCAAACAGCGTAATGTCAAATGACACGGACACTCGCGTCGTTGCGGCTAAGTATTACGGTTCAAGTCAGACCATTACCACGTCTGATGCTGCGTACATTCAACCTACTAAAGAGTTTGATACGCATGGTGCTTATAATAACTCTACAGGTATCTTCACTGTGCCAGTTACCGGCATATATCGTGTAACTGGAGAATTGGCAGTTGCTTCTGGAACTTCTGGTGCAACATTAGCGAACGGCATATATGTTAGAGCTTACAAAAACGGATCATTCTGGTCTGAATTAGGTCGTTGGACCGCACAAACGACAGGAAACATCGCACCTCAGACTGCTGGTAGCGTTCTTATTCAGGCAAACGCTGGAGATACATTAGCTGTATACATCTCAAAAGATCCTGGCATTCCAACGTTTACTGCCAGCGGCGGTCAAACTACGGCATACGTATCTTTTGAGCGTCTTTCTGGTCCTGCAGTTATTGCTGCGTCTGAAACTGTTAGTGCAAAATACTTTGTATCTACAAACCAAAGTGGTGCCTCTGGAACTCAAATTAACTTTGATAGTAAAGTGTTTGATTCACATGGAGCAGTCACTACCACTACTGCTGGTTCTAACGGCACATGGAAGTTTACTGCACCAGTTTCAGGTAAATACAACGTGAGCATTTGCATATACAGTACCAGCAACCCTGGAACAACTGACTATACAGCGTATTTAAATGGAAGCGCAAACACTTTTCTTTCATCTATAGCAAACGGCACGTCTTCTCAAAGATTGACTGGTTCTACCTTGATGCAATTAAATGCTGGTGATTTTATTGACATTAGACCAGATGCGTCAAACACTATTCAAGGTAGTTCTGTTCCGTATACGTCATCCATATCTATTCATAGGATTGGCAACTAAGGAGTTTTATGGCTAAAGTTTTTAAGCAAACAGATAGAAATCCGATCGGCATGGTCGTATCGTCCTTGCTTACTCTTGCTCAGTTTCAAGCCATTAACGGCAGTGGTTGGGTCTTAGCAGACGGCAGTTCAGTTGCTGGCTCTACATACGCCTCCGTAACGGGAAACAGTACGATTCCTGACTTGCGCGGTATGGTTCTGCGTGGAAAAAATAACGGTAGAAGCGATGGGCATCAAAACCCTGCTGGCGATGTAGCATTAGGTACCTTCCAAGATCACGCTATGCAATCCCACAACCACTACATTGAAACGTGGTACAACATTAACCCAAGTAACCCCGGCAACACTATGCAAGGTTACGGTGCTACTCACTTTGGAGCGCAAGTTTTTACTAACGGCGTTAACGGAGCAAACTCAGATACAGAGAGTCGCATGGTAAACGTTACCGTTAATCACTTCATAAAGATTAACAACTAAGGATAGAGTATGCCAATTACACAAAGCTTAAGCAGCAAGGGTAACGTTAAGAAGTTTACCAACAACGATACGACGCCGCAGCTAAATCAGCCAACGATTGCTAGCTACTACGCGACGTCGACAACTGGTCAGACGGTTATCACGTTGCCTTTCTACATCAATACGACATCTACTAGTTACACCGACAACTTGTGGCTGTTTGTCGACGGTAAGAAGCTAAATCTTGGCGCGAGCAACGACTACACGTTCACGAACATCGGTTCAGACGGTAACAGCAATCAGGTCACCTTGACCTCAGCTCTTCCTTCTGGCTTGAACATCCAAGCGTTGAAGATGGGCTTGAAGCCTGAGATCACGTTCCAGATGGACAACAGGATCATCACGATCCAAAACACGATCATAACTGCTCCTACTGTAACTAGGCTCCTATCTGGCTCAGGAACATACACTACGCCGGCTGGCGCTGTGTGGTTAAAAGTTAAGATGGTCGGTGGTGGCGGTGGTGGTGGTGGCGGCGGCACCGGTAATACTGGTGGAACGACTACCTTCGGAACGTCTCTCCTCACCTGTACTGGTGGCGGTGGTGGCGGCGGTGGTTCTGGTGGCGGCGGTCCGTCGACTGGCGGCACTGCAACTGTCAACTCCCCAGCTATCGCTGTTGTGGCCATGACAGGTTCTCAGGGCGGTGGTTCCGAGCTTCAAGGTTCAGCTACCTTCATTCAAGGTGGTCAGGGTGGCGCATCTCCGTTCGGTGGTAACGGCGGTGGCGGTAACGGTAACGGTGGTGGTGGTTCTGCAGCTGCAAACTCTGGTTCCGGTGGTGGTGGTTCTGGTTCAAGAAACGCTAACACGTCTGGTGCTGGTGGTGCTTCTGGCGGATACATTGAAGCGATTATTCCAAGCCCAGCTGCTACCTACTCATATTCAGTTGGTACTAACGGTACCGCTTCATCTCCGGGTGGTGACGGTGGGACCGGCATCATCATAGTTGAAGAGTACTACGTGGGATAATTTATGCCTAAGACAAATATTTTTCAAAATCAAAGTCCAATTGGAACCATCCACTCGTCGATGCTGACGCTGGCTCAGTTCCAAGCAATCAACGGGACTGGTTGGGTTTTAGCCGACGGCAGCTCTTGCGTAGGATCAGCTTACGCAACAGTAACTGGCTTCACGACTGTTCCTGATGCTCGAGGCATTGGTCTTCGCGGCAAGAATAACGGTCGATCTGACGGAAATCAAAACCCTGACGGCGATCTGTCACTTGGAACATATCAGGCAGACGGTATCGGAACACACAACCACGGAACGTACTCCAGTCCCAACAACTGGATGACCAACGGTGGTAACAACAATCAAGGCGTTATTTGGGTCAACAACAACGGTACGATTCAGAATAACTCTGGCGCTGCTGGTGATACTCGTCACAAGAACATCACCATCAACTGGTTCATTCGCATCAACTAACGGCTTCAACAAACGTCGTGATTATGTACTTGGTGCCAGACAAAGGCGTTCGTCCTTCGTGTCTATGCGTCCAAAATGGTGGGAACATTATCATCGTTCCCTTCTTAGGCTTAACCGTAACTCCTTGAAACTCAAACACAGTCTCTCCGCCCTCTTCTACATCGTTTAGATACCAGATGAAGGCAACTTTCCTATAAACAGTAGCGCCAAACGCGGCGTCAATGTGCGCAGTGAAGCGATCTCCAGGAACAGAACGTTGAATGTTATATCCAGTATCGCGCAGCTGTCCCATATTAAGTTCAGGATGCTTCTCCAAAAACTTATTCATGGCGTTAGAGCATGACGTGAATAACACCATATCTAAGTCTTGCCAGTCTTGAAAGCTGCTGATTCTCAAGTCTGTCGACTTCTTGGCCTCATGAATAAAAGGTCCGTTTGGACCATATGCTAGTCCTGGTGCCTTGCGCTCGTCCGCCTCAAATCTACGAACTATCTCGTCGCAAACTTCAGGAGCTAAAGCGTCTTCAAAAAGGTAGATATGTCCGCCTAAATCTTTCATAATGTTCTCACTTAAATAGCAAGCTAGCGACGTCAACAAACAGCTCAGCGTCGCAATTGTTTTCCTTTTGATAACTCTTGGACCACTTCAACAAGATGCCACTTAGACGAGGCATTGTGCCGTCGGCACCGTCATTCTGCCACGAAGGCTCAATCTTCACGCCAGAATCAAGAGTCTTAAGTCGCTCATGAACAGAAGCTATGTAATACTCAGCAAGTACAGGTGCCAGCGAGGTATTAACAGTTGAAGCCATCATCTCGTCAACCTCGCCGATCATCTCGAGAACGAATGACTCAACGTTGTCGCGCCTAGAAGCAATCTTCTCTTCGAGCTCTTTCTTTCGCTTAACTCGCTTGTTGATCTGATCCCAGACAGCCTTCTTAACTGACATCAGGAACCGAGCCTGTGAATCATCACCTTGCAAGCGGGGTCGATTTGAACTATGTCACCAGCGTTGAATCTGGTCATCTGCATGTCTCTTTGACCACTGCTCATGTTCATGTGCTGAACCATGTAGATCCCAGAGATTGGAACTGTATACACGTGCTCAGGGAGAACGTTTGGCGATCTTAGACCCAGTTTTTTAAGCGTAGATAGAAGTCTGTCTCGCGGATTCGAAAGAGTTCCACGATAGGCACCGTGAGTGTCGATATGATTGTCGTTGCTGAACGCAACGAGCTCTACGCTAGTCATGTATACTTTTTACTGTGGTCCAGAACCACTTAGCAAACTCAGCGTGTCCTAGGTCTCGACACATGTCGTTCCAGTCGCGCGTATCGCTGGTGAGTGCATAGTGAGTACAGGAGTCAGATTCCTTGAACTTCTTAAGCATCTTCATCCCGGCATCGTCTAGATCTGGGGCAATGATAACTTTTAGTCCTTGTTCCTTAAGTTCCTTAAGCGCTTCCTGATGATGCTTCGTAGCGCCAGCCCCGCTACAAGAAATAGCCCGCCAGGCATTACGAGCAACGCCGCCGCTAGCCAAGTTGAACGCTTGGTTAATAGCGATTGCGTTAAACGAGCCCTCCGTGACAATGACTCCCTTAACATCTCCAACGAAGCGCGACTGATTCCAGCCATAAAAAAGCAACCCTAACCGGGTTCCAGGAAGCGTATCCATCTTTTGAATCTCGCCGTCTGGATGGACGCGCGGTTCTATGAACCTGGTCTGCGCGCCGCAAAAAGTGTTATCAAAATAGTAAGGGAAGACAATTCCCTTCCTCTCTAAATCATAATACATGTCGCCTTCAAGCGTGAGTCCTCGGCTGCGAACATACGCAACGCCGGCCTCTGCTCGTGGATCAGAAAGTGGAATGAAGCGCGCTGGCCAGTTCATGGCCTGCACCTCGTTTGGAGGAGCTTCCTTGAAGTCAAAGTCACCCTTCAAGAACTCAGGGAGATCGATGCCTGCGTGCCAGCAGTAATCGCGGATGGAGTACCCGCGCTGGCACTTCCCTTGGCACCAGACCCAGATAGAGCCGTCTTCCGGATCAACATGCCAGTGCAAGCAGTTGTTCTTCTTGCCATCCTTGCAGATTAAGCACTTCTTGGTGTTGATCATGTGCCGCTCATCTTGCCCAGCTTCTTAGCCGCTTCGTAATCAGCGCCAGCTGATAGGTTGTTCTCGGGCCCAGTCATCCTATCTAGGCGACGCTCGGCCATCTCGCGCTGACTGAGTTGATCCATGAAGCGCCCCTTCTCGAACGGGCACACTATGCGGAAGCCGGCTGCCACCCCGAAGCGATCCTTGTGGACCACAAAGTCAGAGGTCTGCTCGTCAAAGTTAGGAACAACTTCGATGATGACTGAAGCAGGCTCAACCACAGCACTACATTCCTTAATTCTCGTGTCGATGTCCTTCGAAGGACGCTTGCCTTGAGAGTAGAGCTGAACGAATAGGCATACAGGAATCTCGCAACTCTTGATGTACTGGCCAAGCCAGATGCGAAGATCGTTTAGAACGTCGTAGCGAGTGCGCGTCTTATCCTTGATGGAATCCTTGATGAGCTGATAGTAGTCGATGAGAACGCAAGAGTATCCCTTACCTTTAACTGCCTCCAGAAGACCCTTGATGCCTTCAATCTTGGTGGTTAGACCCTCTTCCCAGACAACGTCGCATATCTTGACGAACTTCGTAATCTCTGGGAAGAGCGCGAGACACTCCTTCTGCTGCTCCACGGGCATGTAGCCCTTCTTCCAATCGTTGAAGTTGTAGCCCTTCTCTAGGCACGCAATTCGAAAGCAGATGTCTTGCGACGTCTCCTCGTTGGAGACCACGAGAATCTTCTTCTGCTGCTTCCAGAGCGGATACGAGATGTTCGCAGCCACAGTGGACTTACCAGAGCCGGTATACGCGCAGAACAGGTAGAGGTTTTCACGGGTGAACGGGATCGCAGCAGTGAGAGATCGATTGATGAGCGTCATTCGCTCATCAAGCATCTTGTTGTAGTTTCCAACCTTGCGATACATGTCAAGGATGGACTCGCGGTTACCGAAATCGTCGACGTTATCGAACTTACCTGTTAAGTCCTCGCCTGGCTGAATGCCGGCCTTCCTTAACTGATTCTCTAGTTGTTCCTTAGTTAGAGTTGCCACTGTCGTCCTCGTCGTTCATCAAATCAACTGCTGGATTATACGCGCCAGCTTGCAACCTACGCTCTAACTCCTCCGTATCGAGGATGGGATAAGAATCAGCATGTCTGCGCTGAAGCTTGTACTCCTTAGCGGACATCTGGCCGTAAATCTTAGGTTCACCGTCATCATCGTTCTCTTCTGGAACCTGGAAGAATGCAAAGAAGCTGTTTGTAGCTCTGTCCGCGATATCCTTGTTCCAGTTGTCGATGAATTCCTTCTCAGTGAACTCAGCATTCTTAGGATTGTTCTTGGCATTCTTCCATATGGTGCGAGCAACCGCCGGAGCAGGTTGATGCGCCTTGATGGCTTGCGGAAGAAGCTTGTGAGCGTCTTCGAACGACACGCCAGCGCTGCTTAGCTGATCGAACAGATCGTCGAAGTTACCAGAGACAGCTCCAACGCTCCTGTCGCGGTCACGCAGTGACGCGCGCCAGCGCTCAAAGATGAGAGTGGCATTATCCGCTGACATCGGAAACACCTTCCTGCTCCTGAGTCATCACGGCGCCGGTCTTTAAGTTTGTGATTTGAATCTTGGCTGAGTTATTCTTCTTGTCGACGAACAGGAGCTCGATTCTGTACTCGTCGTTTAGAATAAATGGCCTATGAGAACTAAGCCACCAGTAGAGTTGCGTCTTCAATTTGTTGGCGTAAGAAACATCGCCCATAAAACCTCCAAAAGTGTTATCGATGGATATTATACGATCGGTTTTAAAAACTCTTCTACGGATTTGTCCTTCTTCTTGCTGTTGCAGGAATAGCAAGCGACAACTAGGTTAGAAGAGTGAAATCGCTCTCCACCTTTAGATAAAGGCTTGACGTGATCTAGAGTTGCAAGCTGATCGTCGTAGTCAGTAGTCTTCTTGAGTCCACTCTTACCGCAGTAGGCGCAGCGGAAATCTCTGTGCTTTCTCCAGTGCTCGCGCAGATACCACTTACGATAGCGAAGCCACTCCTTGTATCCGAGTGGACGAGGTGCAAGTTTCTTGGTGAGCAAGACTAGAGCGGCTAGACTCTTGGGGTGGGGATCACTAACTAAAACGTTATGACTTGAGTAGCGCATAAAATTGAGTCAGCGCGCTGGGCTTGATTCCAGCTGTCGCAGTGGGCGCTAGTGATATGCCTCTGCGAAATCTATGCAAGTGATCCTGCGCACTAGCATCGTCCTAGGGTGTTCGATGAGTTTAGTCCTAGCTCATCCGGCCGTGCCTTCCCCAGTCTACCTTGCATGCGTGTCCTTCCACGCCGGCGCTGACCTCTCAATTATACACTGAGTAGAATCCGATCATGTTGAGCCATGTCACAATCTATAACGACAAGCTAATCATCAGAGATCCTTCGATCGAGATGCAGGAGTTTGTGAAGAAGCACTTGACTTACACCGATAAGTCAAAACAGTATCAACTTAGGCGCATGGCGAAGAACATGTACCTTCGTAATTCCCCAGCGTATGCACAACTTCAAAAAGAAGTTAAGGGACAACTCTACGAGGAAGATGGTGACAAGCTAATCGTGTCCTCGTGCTTCGTCGAGATGCTGAAGGATAAGTTTAACTGCTTGACTCCCTTAGATCTTCGCGGTCAGACAGGAGCAAAAGTAACTCTTCCGTGGGTCAACAAGCCTCACGCTCTGCGAGACTATCAAGAGGAAGCAGTTGACCTCATGATGCGCAATCCGCGCGGTCTTATTAACCTCGCTACGGGGTTGGGCAAGACGCTTCTCGCAACGCACTTCATTCAAAAATACAAGAGGAAGGCTCTCGTTGTATGTCCATCAGAATCTGTGGCGCTTCAGTTTTATGAACTCTTTGAATCGTGCTTTGGAAAGCAAAAGGTCGGATTCTTTGGCGGCGGAAAGAAACGCATTGGCGACATTACGGTTGGTATCGCTGCTTCAATTACTAAGAACATCGACGACTTCAAGAACGCAGAACTGGGTGTGGTTATTCTTGATGAGACGCACCACACCCCAGCTACCACATTCTTTGATATCTCACAAGGACTTGCGAATGTTGGAAAGATCTTTGGGCTTACCGCTACCGATTACCGGTCGGATGGTAAAGACATAATGATCACTGCTGGCTGCGGTCCGGTATTGATTCGTCGCGACATCAAGTGGGGAGTTGATAACGGCTGGCTTGCGGAGCCATACTTCTTCGTTCGTCAAGTCCCAACCATCGGGCGCGATTTCAAGGATGACAAGATCAAGTCTTATAAGGAACACGTTCTCAACAGCGACATCATGAAGGCGCAGATCCGTGACGACGCGCAGAAGATGATGGCCGCTGGAAAATCCGTTTTGATCCTAGTAGACGAAGTGGAGCACGGAAAAAAACTAAGTAAAGAGCTGGGAATTCCGTTTGCGACCGGCATCGACTCAAAGAGCCAAGAGTACGTCGAGCAGCTAAATGCCGGGAAGATTCCTGGTCTCGTTGGGACAGACGGAAAGATCGGCGAGGGATCAGACACGAAGAACGTTGACGTCCTCGTTCTAGCTAACTTTGTAGCTAGCAAGGGACCAGTGATTCAGGCCGTGGGTCGAGGCCTCAGGAAGCAAGACTCTAAGACCAAGTGCATCGTCTTGGATTACATCCCAATGGGCTCAACCATGCTCTCTCGGCACGGGTTCAATCGCGTCGAGTACTATAGGGAAATTACGGACAAGGTAAAGATCCTATGAATTTTAAGAAGCCTAAAGAAGAAGTAATTGAGCAAGCTGCACAGGCCGCTGAGTGGACCTTTTATTACAACATGAGGCACTACTTGGAACAAAGTTACTATAACCGCACCCATTATGGTCATCATTATGGTCCAGAAGAGTTACAGAACTTAGAAGTGATGCGTAATGCCCTAGGCATGGCTTTTCGGGACGCCCTAAGGGTTGTTGTAGATAGCGTGTACACAGATGCTGAGTTTGAAGAGGACTTAGGCCTTAAGAAGTAAAACTTAGTGTATAATTTAGGTTATGCAGATAAGCAAGAACGGCTTAAATCTCATAACCTCCTTCGAAGGCCTGTCTCTAAAGCCATATCCAGACAGCGTCCACGTGCCCACCATTGGTTACGGGACAATCATGTATCCCAACGGCAAGGCTGTCACTCTAAATGATCCTCCGATCACCCAGGAACAAGCTTTGGAGTATCTCGAGTGGGAAGTGAACCAGAAGACCGCAGGCGTCAATAAGCTTGTCACCGTTCCCATCAATCAGAACCAGTTCGATGCTCTAGTGTGCTTCTCCTACAATGTGGGTCGCGGCGGATTTGCAGGGTCAACTCTACTTAAGCTGCTAAATGCTGGAAACTACTCAGCTGCCGCAGATGAGTTCCTCAAATGGAACAAGGCCGGCGGAAATGTCATTCCTGGACTTACTCGCAGGAGAGAAGCTGAGCGTTCATTATTCTTGCAGCCTATGCCTCAAGCACCAGCAGCACCTTCAGACCCTAACGATCTCATGGCTCAAGCGATGGCAAAAAAGATCGCAGACTTCGATAATAATTAGGGTAGAATTAGATCATCACGTACCCGGGTAGCTCAGTGGTTAGAGCGGGCGGTTGACGCGCAAACGTTGGCCGTGCGGTCGGTGGTTCGAATCCATCCTCGGGTGCCACTTAAAGAAAGGTTTATATGTCGTAGGTTAGCAAGCCACCCTAAAACTCTGGATTAAAGTCCTCTTAGTCTTCAATCACTAAACTTTAAACCGGAGAATAAACATGAAAGAACAAATCAAGAAGATGAAGCTAGAACTCAAAGAGTTGGCTCGTCAAATCAAAGAAAAGAAAAGTCAACGCAAGAACAAAGAGATCACGGGCGGAAGTGGATACGTTCCAGGCCTGAACGAGCTCAGAGTTGCATTTCGCCATAAGCACGTAGCGTACGGTCTCGCAAGGGGTCGAACGGTCGAGCAGATGGACAGTACTGCTGGTCTGAATATGGATTGGGTAAACTGGATCCTCAAGTCGATGAATCCCGACAGCAACGCGAAGCTTTACGTTGTTGTGAACGAGAAGCTGCATCCTTCTCAACAAGCAGTTCAAGCAGGACACGCGGTTGCTGAGTTCTTGCGAAAGAATCCAAATACCCAGTGGAGCAACGGGCACCTAATCTATCTCAAAGATTCTGCAGGATACAAGGGTGACATGCTTCCTTACTGGTCTCTCAAGCATGGCGGACTTCACCAGTACGCTGAGTTTGTTGAGCCAGATCTCGAGAACAAGGTAACTGCTTACGCTTGCTTTGGTCCTGACGCAGAGAATCTGCTCAAGAGTAGGAAGCTAGTATAAGTTTTTTGAGGCAGGTGACAGTCCGGCCGCAACCTAGTTGACGGCAACCGCTCACGCGATCGTGCTTTCGCTATGGCCGAAGTCGGTAGACGCCGGGTTTAAACGGAGCCGCAAAAACCGGCCTGCCTCAAAAATCATCATTGTATAAAATACTCGTGCGAGCGGCGTGGATATGCTGCAAGGGATTGAGATTCCGAATGGGATCACGCTATATCCGTTTGAGTCGGAGATCTTGCTGGAGACACGCAGAAAGAGATGAGTTTCAACATCCGCGAAAGCGAAGGGTTGTGTCAGGGTGAGAGTCCCTGAGGGTTAAGTGGGGTTCCGTCAACGGTCATCTGGAAACACTATAGTCGATTCGCGATCGACCCGCACAAAGGATTATATGAGAACTTTTTATCTGCTGATTATCTTAGGTCTTGTTTGCTTCATGTCTTACGAGTTCAACTTCTTCACGAAGCATTATGATTTCTTACAAGGCCAACTAGATTACATCAATTCTCATTGTCATGAAATTAAATGATCCCATAGCTCAGTTGGTAGAGCGGGCAACTCTAAATCGCACGGTCGCGGGTTCGAATCCCGCTGGGATCTCCAATCTTGCACCTATAGTTCAGCGGCAGAACGGCGATCTCTAACATCGTGCGACGGGGGTTCGAGTCCCTCTAGGTGCGCCACCATCTACTGTAAGCGTTATCTCCCGCGGGTCCGTAATAGATCTTCGCGACGTCGCTCATCCCGCCAGCATAATCCTTGTAAAGTCTTCGCAGCCAAACCTTGTACGCCAGCCAGCACAGGAGCGATCTCTTGCCAACGTTGTTTCCGAGATGCCAAGCGAGTCTCCTGGCGTCCGTGTCTCCGGTATCCGTACCGATGCAGCTGACGAGCAAGCAGATTGCGCTGTAGAGATACAGTGGGCTGGCTAAAATTCGTACCAGCCAGTGAAGAGGGTTTACCCAACTAGGGAATGAGGCGTTAACCATGCAGCAAGTAAGTTGCATCTGGCGAGCCAAGAACGAGTTCAGCGTCCATTTTTCCGGCTGGCTATTGTTCAAGAAGCCAAGGTTGCGGATCAAGGCCTTCAGGAATCTTCGCGGGATCGAGACGTTTCCCAGCTCCATGCAGCCGTTGAGAACCCCATAGTAGTCGTCCGGTCCTTCTTGATCGGAGTCATTCGGTGCACGGTTGAGCATTCCTTCTAGGTCGATGCACGGCTCAATTCGATCCTCGTAGTCTTCCTTGTCCTCTTCGGTGAGCACGCTGTTCTTCTTCAGCATGATGAAGTACTCGCTCGTGTACATGGTTCCATTGTCAGAACCCCTGCCAGAGTTGGGTGCAACCTGGTGCGGTGCCATCAAGTTGTTGCCGTCTACGTAAGGTTGAAAGTCTTCTCTGATTCCCATAAGACCATTGTATCAAGGGTTTGGTAGGCAGCCCTTCAAACTCCTGAATGAAAAATTCTATGGCTCATCTTCGCTCTTCGAAGAAGAGCGAACTCCGCGCGCTTGCGCGCGAGAGCGATCGCTTAACTTTCTAGGGGAATAGATAGAATAGACGAGTTTGGATAGGACAATCTCTATAGTACCCGCGACAATGCACTTTTTAACTCAGTGTTGAAAATTTTTTCTGGACCTTAAGTTGTGCATTTTGTATAAAGATACCATGGACGAAAACAAGAAGATCGAGTTGCTCAATAAACTTAAACAAGACTACTTCAAGATTGAGGTTGAGGTTCTGCAAGGCGGCAAGCTGCCTGCCAAGAAGAATCCGACTGACGCCGGTTTTGATCTGTTTGCAACGGAAGATATTACGATCTACCCAGGGCAAGTGATGAAGCACCCGCTTAACATAAAGATGAAGCTCCCTAAGGGAACTTGGGGTGAGATCACCTCAAAATCTGGGTTGGGTGCTCAAGGTCTGCTTGTTTATGCTGGCGTCATCGACGAGGAGTATCGCGGCATCCCGCACGTCGTCATGTCTAACATCTGGGTTATGCAGGAGATTGGTCCAGACGGCTATCCTCTCATGCGTGTCAATCCGATCGTCATCAAGAAGGGCGAGAAGCTTGCCCAGTTCATCATGAATCCCTACTCGTCCGAGTTTTACATCGAGCAGGTCGAGACCGTCGACGCGAATACTTCTCGCGGTGCGGGCGGATTTGGCAGCACCGGCAAGACTTGATGTCTAGCGATATTGCTAATCAGTTTAAAGAATTAGGCGATAATCTGCACACTCTGTTTGACGGGTATGCAGTTTCGTTTGATCTCCGACGTGACCAAGATATCGACCAAATGTGGTCTGTCGGCTCAGCAGGTCCAGTCCAAACTACCTTAGGACCTGCGATGTACACTCTCGTTGTCGAGGTCGCCTTGCATCGTGATGGTATCACTAAGAGTCTTTACCTATCTAGCATGGACATGATGCGGAAGGCAACCATCAGCGAGCAGTATAGACCTAAAAGAGTCGAGCAACGTCAAACTCTTGATCCTACTAGACCAGTACCTATCTTTACCTTTACACTAGAGTACTATTTTCTTGACTTAGATGACTTTATAGTGGAACTCAAGAAGCATGCCTGGAGAGAATATAGTGCCGGCATGACCGAGCTAATCGATCAAAAGTTGAGTGAGTAAGTATAATGCTCCGTTAGGAGCATTGGCACTTGGATAACCTCTCAAACATCTTTCAAACAAACGTACGCATCAACAACATGGATGCCATGAGTTCTGATGCGATCTGGCCTAAGAATACTGAAGTCTGCATCACTCGAATTCCAATCAGGAAGCGAGACGGCTTTGATCCTGTTAAGTTCAAGGAGTTTGCTGCTAAACTCAAGAACCACATGGTCCCCAACGGGATAGTGTTTCTCATCTGCTACGCTCCCATCGAGGCTAAGTGGCGTCCGTTTGAGATAGCCAAGATGATGGCTGACGCTGGTTTCACTCACGTCGACAACATCATAATCAAGAAGACTTGGTTTCCTGGCAAGCGCTCTGAAACTAACTTAGTCAACTCTCACGAGTATGTTCTTCACTTCTGCAACGGCGATGTCTGGAAATTAGATCGCCTTCCTATCCGCGAGTATCTCCATACTGACGACGAGACCTCTTGTCCAGGTAACACCTGGGAGGTTGAGACTGGCTCACTTGATGAAGCATATCCAGTTGAGTTAGCAGAACTTTTAATCAGAATGACTGACTGTCTTCCTGGGTCCGTCATATTCGATCCTTATTGCGGAGGTACTGGCTCATTGAAGGCCGCTCTTAAGCTTGGTCACAGCTTCTTTGGCTTTGACAACGACTCGAAGCAGATTAAGAAGTACGAGAAGGTGGTAAAAGAATACAATAAGGAAATGGACAATGCCGTCAGACATCGCGCTAGCAATCGACGCACTAATAAAAAGCGGTAACGCCGACAAAGAGGGTCAACCGGTAACGGTTATGCCCGGCTTTGAGATGACAGACATCTATCCAATCTTTAAGGGCTACTTTAACGAGAAGGCTATCAAGGCGCTTGAAAACAAAACTGAGCATCTAGTGCATCAGTACAACGAGAAGCTTCCAGAGTGGCTTCGCTTGCTCGGTAAGTTGAACTTAAAAAGCTGCGAGTATTACAAAGACATCGATGCTGATCAACTTTATGTTCGTAAGGCAGATTTAGTTCATTTTGCAGTTGCTAGAGCAGGCATAGAGAAGCTAGATGTAGCTATCAATAGAGTTATTAACTCAGTAAATCATGTGGCAGATATGGGATTTACTAGAGCTGCATTGGTACCTTTTAGTATATTGAAGATATATCCGCCAGATAGACCGGAACCTGACTTCTTAGTTATCTCTTACGTAACTCTGTCCCAAAAGGGATCGACGTATGTTAAGAATAACATGAAGAATGTGTTCGTGGAAGAGGGCGGAATTACGGAGAGAATTGAGTAATGATTTACGAGAAGAGCAAAGCAAAGAGCATTACGGCAGATAGGGCAAAGATCCGCAAGGTTGTCAGCGAAACCATCAACGAGATGGCTAACGTCGTTGGCGCAACCCTTGGACCAGGTGGTCGTCCGGTCATTCTTGAGCGTGACGGTCTGTCTCCACTCGTAACGAAGGACGGAGTTACAGTTGCAAAAACTCTCGGAGTCGCAAACGCAGAGGCTAACATCATTATCGAGTCTGCTAAAGAGATTTGTCTCAGGACAGCTAAGCAAGCGGGAGATGGCACAACTACGGCTATTGTTCTTGCTTCAGCAATTACGAATCACGGACTTGCGTTTCTAGAGGCAAATCCTAAATACAACCCCCAAAGAATGGTTAACGAGCTTAACGATTGTTACAGCAAGGTTATCACCCCATTCCTAAAGCAGCATGCAAAACCTGTGAAGGAGCGTCATGAGCTTATTAATGTTGCCACTATTTCTGCCAACGGAGACTCTGCAATTGCTACCGCAGCTGTCGACGCGGTTATCGCTGCTGGCGAAGATGGCCAGGTTCTCATTGAGGAAGCAGACGCAGAGGACATCCGCGTAGAGACGATCGACGGCTGCATCGTCACGACCGGTCTGAAGGACATTGGTTCTATCGGCCTGGCGTTCATCAACGATCGCTCGGCTCAGCAAGCGAAGATGGATAATGGCGTTGTCGTTCTGTTTGACGGCACGGTGAATGACCTCAAGGTTCCTGCCGCGATCCAGCAAGCTGTTGAGGGCACTGAACTCTACGGTAAGCCTATCATCGTGTTTGCTCACGGCTTCTCTGACGTCGTGCTTGACAAGTTTGCTAAGACCACGAAGGGCGGATACTCAGTAGTTCCAGTTAAGACACCGCTTGGCGGCGTGGCAAACTCCCGCTCAATGTTCTTATACGACATGGCTGCGTACACCGGCGCTACCGTTGTGGATGCTGGAACGATCGATCATTACATCACGGACGAGAATCTTGAGGATTCATTTGGATTCTTTGAGAATGCAAAGGTGAACATGTTCGAGACGTTCTTGACCAGCAACGTGGATCACGAGAAGATCGAGGCTCGTATCGCTGAGCTTAAGTCAATCATGCAAGTAGCTCCTAGTGACCGCGAGCGCATGTTCGCGAAGGCCGCCATCAGCAAGCTTACCGGCGGCGTGTCGACCATCTGGGTCGGCGGCGGCTCTGAGCTTGAGGCTCGCGAGAAGAAAGCTCGCGTTGAGGACGCTGTTGAGGCTGTTCGCTCCGCTATTGCTGAAGGCATTGTTCCTGGCGGCTGTGGAGTTCATCTAGTTCTCTCTGACATCATCGCCAAGCATCCTGATCATGTCCTCTCGTGGGACATCATGGTTAAGGCTCTCAGAGCTCCATTTGAGATGCTTCTTTCTAACTGCGGTGAGGACTTTGGAGACATCTGGAACGCCTTGGAACAGTTTGTCGTTGACAAGCAAGAGCCGCCTAAGTTCATCTTTGATGCGAATGCCCATCGTATAGTAGATCCAGAAGAGGCAGGTATCATTGAACCTGCTAAGGTTTGCAGAGTTAGCTTGGGTAACGCACTCTCTGTTGCTTCTCTGTTGATTACACTCGGAGGCATCGTGGTTGTCCCTCGTGACTTTGGCTTGGAAAATCAGCTTGCGTTGAGCAAGCAGGCCTTCCGCGACATGATGAATCCTGAGAGCGGATTGGTCGGCCAGGAGTAATATGAATCGCAAGAAGGAGATCACTAACGATCTCTGGGACATAATGCGAAAGATTTATAACATCAACGACCTTGCTCCACAATCAGCTAAGCAAGAAGAGTTGCTTACCAAGATTGTTGAGTATATCGATGAGAACTTGTCCACCAGACGTAAGCGTCAAGACAAGAAGGACGAGAAAAAGGAGGAGCAATGACTAACAAGACAATCGTTATCGTAGCTGTTGTAGCGTTAGTGGGCGCCTTCGCTGTCGGTCGTTGGAGTGCACCTGAAAAGGTTAAGATTCAAACTGTTGAGGTTGAAAAGAAAACCACAGATAAACAGGTCGATAGCACTAAGGATAAGACTACTACCATCACTGAGACCACTAAGCCAGATGGCACCAAGACAAAGACTACTGTAATCACTGATAATCAGACGAAGCACTCTGATGCGCATTCTGATACTGAGATTGATAAGACCACAACTAAGGAAGTTGACCGAAGCACTTCTAAAGTGACAATTTCCGCACTTGCTGCTCTTGATGTTACGAAGCCAGGAATGCCTATTTACGGAGCTTCCGTAAGTAAGCCAATCCTTGGACCTCTCACGGTAGGCGTATTTGGCTTTCAAAATGGCATGGCTGGTGTAAGCGTTGGCTTGAGTTTCTAATATGGCAAAGTTTCGCTTCCTATGCGACAACTGTAAGACTGAAGTCGAACGCTACGCTTCCCCAAAGGTAGAAGAGATCGACTGCCAGTGCGGCGCTAAAAGCAAGCGACAATTCCCTGGCAAAGGTTCTCAGGTTGCTAGAGAAGTTATTGATCCCTACACCAATGTAAGGACTGCTCCTGACGAGAAGGAGCAGAATAAGGCCCGCAAAACTGAGTACTTCTGGGAAGTCGAAGTTCCTAGGCTCATTCAAACGTACTCGCTAGAGACTTGTCTCCAAGAAGGATGGTTAGTCTATAACGATAAAGGTGAACTAGTAATTAACAAACCGCCAAGTAAACGTTAATATGGCTAATACGGCAGAATATAGTCGTCAGTGGTATGTAAAAAATCGTGAAAAGGCTGTCGAATACCAACGAGCGTATCGCAAAAGAACAAAAGAAAAACAAAGTCAATATAATAAACGTGCTTATGAAAAGCGCAAACTTAGGCACGCACAAGATATAAATTTTAAGTTATCAGTTAGGTTGCGTAATCGTTTAAATCGAGCTATAAACGGTAATTATCGCGCGGGTTCTGCGGTACGAGACTTAGGATGTTCTGTAGAAGAATTTAAGCGTTACTTAGAATCTAAGTTTCAATCAGGTATGACTTGGGACAATTGGTCTCGTACTGGTTGGCATATCGACCATATTCAGCCTTTATCTAAATTCGATCTCACTGATCCTGAACAACTCAAAATAGCTTGCCATTACACGAATATGCAGCCACTTTGGGTAGAAGACCATAAGAGAAAAACTGCGCAAGAACTCGTATGAGAATACTTTCAGTAAAAATCAACAACATTTTAAGCATCGAAGACGCATACGTTGAGTTTGGAAACTCTGGACTCATGCTTGTTGAAGGGTGGAACCATGACGTTGGACGAGCAAACGGAGCAGGAAAGACAGCGATATTTAACGCGCTTACATTCGCTTTGTTTGATAAATTGCCTCGAAAAGTTACTGCAACGGAAATTCTTCGAAGGGGATCTAAAAGCGGAAGCGTTGAGGTGCATGTCGAGGTTAACGGCGATAAATACATGGTTCGACGATCCCGTCCTAAGGGCGTCACTTTCTTTAAGGGGACAGAAGTTCTCACAGTTACTCAAGAGGGCTTCGAACGGATTTTAGGTCTTAACTACAACCAGTTCATCATCTCGATGTACGCTGCCCAAGGTACATCTACCAGGTTCTTGTCGATCAATGACTCTGATAAGAAGCAGTTTCTGTTGCAACTCTTGAATCTTGAGGAGTTCTCCTCTTGCAAGCTTATAGCTGACAGGAAGGTAAAGACCTTAGAGGACGAGGTTGCTTCTTTGAAATCCCGGATGGATACCATAGACTCAAAGATTGACGCTTACAGCGAGTCGCTGGTCGACGAGAACGTTATCAGACATCATATAGCTCTAGCAGAGGGTGCAATCCACGACATCACTGTCGACATCTTGAATGCTCAGCAGGTTCAGAAGCCAGACCTCAGCAAGTATCAGAAGCTAGAGGATGACGTTTCAGCCAAGAAACTAGAGTTTGCTAGAATTAGAACTAAGAGGGAGATGCTTCATGAAGCATACAAGAAGCTCGCAGCTAAGAACGCTGCTATACATGAAATCTCCGACTCCTGCAGAGCGTGCGGCACTAAGCTTGATGTTACTGCTGCTAGATCTGCACAGCAAAGAGAACTGGCAGAACGAAGCGCTGAGATGGCTCAAATCAAAGGGGAGATCGATGCCTGTGAGGTTGCCTTGGGACGTGAGGCAGCAATTAATGAGCTGGCTACAAAGATTAAAGATAAAAAGCGAGCGGAGTCAGCGGATTATGAAGGTGCTAGAGCAACGATAGCCAACCTTCAGAACTCAATCCTGTTGAAGCAACGAGACATAAAACAACTAGATTTAAAACTTCAAAATAACTCGGATTTACAGAGTAAGATTAAAGACTTAGGTGACAAGCGTGCCGATTTGGCAAGTAATAGGGCCAACATATTACGGGAAATAGAGCTTTATAAGACCATCTCTGCCATGTACTCGCCTACTGGTGCTCAAGCTTATATCCTTGATTCTGTTATCGAATCGTTTAACGAGCGAGTGACGGAATACGTAAATCTTTTATGGTCAAACTTAACGTACGAATTAAAGTCTTACAAGGAAAACGTCAAGGGAGATGTTACGGCGAAGTTCTCCGAGCATCTCATCATGGATGGCAAGCCCATCTCAATCGGCAGCCTGTCTGGAGGCGAATTTAGAGCTTTATCCCTATGTGTTGACTTCTCTCTCGTTGACGTGATGGAGCGCCAGTTTGGCATCCCGATGTCCCCGATCATCCTAGACGAGCCGTTTGACGGTTTGGATAGCGTGGGACGAGAACTGATCGTTGAGCTTCTAGGTAAGCTCTCTGACGATCGACAGATTGTAGTTGTTGATCACGCGGGTGAAGTTAAGTCTATGTTCTCTAAGGTAATCACTATTGAGAAGCGTAACGGCATCTCTGAGGTTGTTACCCAGTAACCTGGTAAAATTAGGTTATGCAGGACCTAATCGACAAGATCAACGAGTTAAGGAAGAGCCTGGCGGCTATGAAGCCCAAAGGTGAAGCCATGAACTCCCTCGTGCCTGCCTTAAAAGCTCCAACTGTAAAGCCCCTATCTATCTCGGCTCCTAGCGGAGGACGTCCGGCCAAGTTGCCAGGTGTTGCTCCTGCTTCCAACAAGGATCCAAAGAAGATGGCAGAGCAACTCAAGAATCCTAAGCCTAAAAAGCCAAAGGTTGAGGTGCTCAAGACCGATCATAACGGTCAGTGGTCTTTAGAAGAAGTTGAAAAAGGTGGCGGACAAACTAGAGGTAGTCGTGGCAAGGAAGGCCAGCAGCAATCTAGGCATGTCTTTAGAGACATAATGGAGACAGGACGTCATAACGCTGAAATGGAACGTCAAAGAGTGGCCAATGAGGCTGCTCCGGTCAAACACATTAAACCGGCTGAACATGTCGCAGTGTGTCCGCATTGCTATAATAAGTTAACTACTGGTAGCATTCACGTTCACAAGTGTGAATCTGTAGAGAAGTTCGGCGAAAACAATTCGGTATAACTTCTTAGTGAAGAAGAAACCTCCATTCAATCAAGAGATGGCTATCAGAGGTGCCAACAGGCGTCTTTTTGCTAGAAGTCCATTGGTCATTGAGAAACTCAATGAGTCTCGCCAGGAGTTTCCCAGATATAAAAAGGATGGCACGCTTGCTAAGCGTCCGTGGGTAAAGCGTCAGTGCGAGGTGTGCAGCAGCTGGGTTAGCAGCACCAAGATAGCTATCGACCATATCGATCCTGTTGTTCCGCCGGAAGGTTTTCCTCCTCACTTTGACATCTGGGATAGAATAACACTCTTCTTAAAGCGTCTATGGTGCGATAAGTCCAACCTCCAGCGCATCTGCGACGACTGCCACGACAAGAAAACCTACGCTGAACGCATTGCGCGCTTATTAAAGCAATACACGGAAGAACTTAATCAGTTAGAGCTCTCACCTCCTTCTGACCTCAAACTGTTGAAGAAGCAGCTGGCAAAATATATCGCCAAGAAGAAGACCAAGGGACTGGAAGAGATTGTAGAAAGAGCCAAGAAGCTAAAAGAAAAATTACTCTAGGAGAATTCATGTCTGATACCCGTAAAGTTTTGAGCAAATCTTTCGTTGATAACCACGAGAACGTCACTGAAGATGTTGCCGCAGATCTAGTTGTTAAGGCAACCCAAAAGATCCGCGACATTAAGGAAGAGCGTGCCGCCGACGCCAAGCTGGCCCAGGCTAAAGAGATCGTTAAGGACCTTAACTCTGCATACACCAGCGCGATCAAGTATGAGCAGGCCAAGATTGACTTCCTTCTTGAGAAGATCGACGAGATCCAATCTGGCGCTGTTAACCCCAGCTCAGGCGCAAACGCCTGATAGAATAGGGTCTACTTAGCTAAGGAGATCCTATGAGTTTGAGAGATTCCTATTTTAACGGGCCCAATGGCCTACAGCAGCAGATGGACGCTGCGTTCCAGGCCGGGGTAGCCTACGTAGGTGCCGGAGCAAATGACCTTTCCACGCTTGACCTAAATGATCGTAACGGTTCAAATTTAGGTGCAGGTATCGGTAGTCCAGGCTTGTACTTTAAGTACTCCTCGCCAACAGCCACGTATGCCATGTGGATGTATGTCAACGGCGAGATTGCTCCAACGATTCCAAATGCCACTCTGGTTCAGGTAACGCTGCTTTCTTCAGATACAGCAACACAGGTTGCTGCTAAGATCGCGGCCGCCATGAATGCCATCTCTGGAGAGCCATTTTCTGTCACTTCAAGTGCAGATGTGGTTACGATGCAGAACGTGCTTGCTGGCGCAGTTGTTATTCCTGTCAACATTGGAACGTTAGGTGGAACTGCAGCAGTGAATCAGGTTCAGGCTGGTGTTGCTCCTACTGGTAACTACGCTACGCTTCAAAATGCTCTCGCTCAAGCCGCGGCTGCTGGTCAGCTCGACTTCAGAGTCCTTATCCAAGGAACTGGAACGGCTAACGCGCAGTATCTCAGAGGCTCTAACGGAAACAACCTGTACTTGAGAAGCTTCTTTGCAGGCATCTTGCAGGCAATGGCCGACCAAGAAATCTATGACTACCAAGTGAGTCTTGAACTTGATATCAGCATGATGTCTTCTGTTAACGTCATCTTCAGATTTAACTTTGGTAACAACCATCACAATAAGCCAGCAGTTAGACTAGAACCTCTCAAGGGAACTTGCAGCTCTAATCCTTATTGATCTAACTCAATAAAACTGTATTACTGAACGGGGACGCACGTAAAAACTGCGTCCCTTTTCTTTTGTATAATGCTGACATGCCTCGTTTCAAGGAACCAGCACAGCTTCATAATCATTCAAAGTATTCTCTGCTAGACGCAGTCCCTTCACCTGAAGAGTGGGTTGGATGGTGCTTAGAGTCTGGTACTCCGGCTCTTGCAATCACCGATCACGGTACGGCCATCTCGATGTTTGACGCACTTAAGTGCAAGACGTTCATCGAGAACTACAACAAGAATAAGACCGAGGAACTTGTTGAGAAGTACACTGAAGAAAATATCAACACGTTGGAGCCAACGCTAGAGTTCAAGAAGAAGTGGCAGAAAGATAATAAGGCTGCCATTGACGCGTATGTTAACGCCTCGTATACGCCGTACAAAACAGATGCCGTAACTCTCATTCCCGCAGTTGAGCTGTACGTTAAGCTAAACGCAGAAGATAAGAGCCATTATCACATCACTGCTTGGGCCGCGAGCACAGAGGGATACCATAACCTCATGAAGCTGTCGTCATTGGCTTACGGCGATACAGTCTCGTACTTCGGCTCTGTTAAGGCCCGCGTCACGTTCGACCAGATTAAGCAATATAAGAAGGGGATTAAGTTTGGCACAGGATGCATCGCAGGACCTATTGGCCAAGCGTTTTGGAATAACGATCGTGCTCTCGCCGAAGAGCGATTCCTCATGTACAGAGAGCTCTTTGGAGATGAGCTGTACGTCGAGTTTCACTGCAACGATGTCACTCATAACTTTAATAAGCAAACTGGGGGTTTTGACCCAATCCCAGGTGACGAGTGCTCTTGCGACGGTAATAAGCAGAAGCACTACAATCTGTTCCTGAAGGACATGATTGATAAGCACGGTGGAAAGTGCATTCCGGTTACGGATGCCCACTTCATCATGCCAGAAGACAAGATCATCCAAGATTGTCTCTTGAAGAACGGTAACTCAAACGGCTGGTACTTCTATGAGTCCTATCACCAACTTAGAGCGGAGCAGATGTATGACAAACTCAGAGCGCATCTTGGCGAATGGCTTAGCGAGGAACGATTTAGCCAATGGATCGAGAACACTTTTGAAGTGGCAAATAGCGCGAAAGATATCAGGGTTTCGTTTGACTACCACCTGCCACGAATCGACATCCCAGAGCACATCCAAGCTAAGACTCCTGATTATGATCGACAAACTTATTATTACATGATGGAGTTGATCCAGCAGCATGGCCGCTGGAATGACGACCCGGTCTATGTCGCCAGGTTCAAGCAAGAACTTGACGTCATCATGAAGAATGAGAAGCTGAACTTCATTCCGTACTTCTTGGTGTATGAGGATATCGGCAGGTTTGCTCGCTCACAGGGCATTCTTCAGAATATCGCCCGCGGTTCTGCTGGCGGGTCTCTAATCAGCTATTACCTAAAGATCATTCATGTTGATCCTATCAAGGCCAACCTGCCTTTCGAACGCTTCTTGTCTCATGCTCGTATTAGAGCTGGATCTTTTCCAGACATTGACGCCGACATCGGTGACCGCGCAAGAGCGCTCATCATGGATTACTTGCGCAACAAGTATAAGGCTGGATTCGCTCAGATCGCTACTTTTCAACGGATGAAGACGAAGAACGCCATCAAGGACGCGATGTTCGCCTTGTACGGCAGGAATCGTAACGATCCAGAAGTTAAGGCCATCTGCGACTCTATTCCCGACTCGCCGCAAGAGATTCACGACGAGCATGACTTCTTGTATGGCTTTACAGACCAGGAAGGCAACTATAACCCTGGCCAGGTAGAGTTGAACAAGAATCTAGCCAACTTCTTTGCGGCGTATCCAGACGTCGAGAAGATGGTGAAGAAGCTCATCGGAACGATTCGCGGCTGGTCTCGACATGCGTCAGCGTTCGTTATCTCCACTTTGGATCTAGCGGCAGATCGCGTTCCAACTATGGTGATGAAAGATAAGGCGCTCGGAGACATCATCTGCACGCAGTATGACGCGGCGATGGTTGAGAAGTGCGGTCTTGTTAAAGCTGACATCCTCGGAATCAAGACGCTGACGGCCGTCTCTGACTGCGTTCAACTCTTGAAAGGCAAGATTGACTACCTGGAAGAGCTCAACGGTGTTCCGCTCATCTACCGTCTGCCAGAAGATGAGTCCATCTACGCTGACTTCTACAACAAGGATACGGACTCGTCGTTTCAGTACAACACTGAACTCATCAAAGGGATGGTCCAAGAGTTCTGCCCTACGCGACGCAAGGATCTGATGGACTTCACCGCTGTGGCTCGTCCAGGTGCTCTTGACGCTCCGCTGTACGACACGACGGCCGCCCAATACTACATGGACGTCAAGAATGGCGTCAGAACGCAGGAATACTTACACCCTGATCTAGAGCCAATCTTGAAGGATAGCTACGGGGTCTTCGTCTATCAGGAAGAAGTCATGCGATTCCTGGTGGAAGTTGCGGGTTACAGCTGGGAGCAATCTGACCTTATTCGTGGTGCTATCGCTAAGAAGAAGCAGGACGTAATTATGGCGACCTACGACAAGATTCGTAAGTCTTGCCGTGAGAGAGGCTGGGATAACGACGCGATCGAGACTATCTGTAAGCAGATTCAGGCCTTCTCTCGCTACTCGTTCAACAAGTCTCACTCCTACGCGTACAGCGAGTTGGGTTATATCACGATGTACTTGAAGCATCACCATCCGCTAGAGTGGTGGGCATCCGTTCTCAACGTGCACATCGACGATGAGGCTAAGACTCGCCACTACATGGCGAAGCTTGGCAGTTTGGTAAGACCACCATCTCTCAAGTATCCGACGGACAAGTTCGCTGTTCGCGAGATCAACGGGGAGAGATTCATCGTCACGCCGCTTTCGGCTATCAAGGGTGTTGGTCCCGCGGTCGTTAGGGAGTTGTGCTCGAAGGGACCATTCCCAACCTTAGAGGACTTTGTAAAGAGAATTGACCACGCTAAGGTGAACTCTGGCGGTATCTCGTACCTCATCAAGGGAAGAGCTGCTGACGACATGATGGATTTGAGCATCCAAGACTACAGTCAGCGACGTCTTGCCTTCATCGAGGAATATAAGAAGTTGAGAGGCAAGGAGATCAAGTTGCAGCCAGATGTGTTCAACGTTGATCCTCTATCTGTCTTCTTGATGGAGAAGGAGCACAACCAGGCGTTCAATAAGAACCTGTTGTCTGACTCAGGTATCGTCAACGTTATCAAGAGTAAGTGGCCAGCACTTAACGACACGGGAAGATCGGGCGTTCCGCTTATGATGGGCGATACCCCTATCCTATCGAACATTAAGGTTGCAGAGGGCTTGATCAAGAAGAACTTCGACAAGGAAGTCGGGATGATCCTTCTGTTTGAATCTTCCTCTTTCTCCAAGGGAGTCTCTAAGAAGAGCGGCAGACCTTGGTCTAAGGTTGCAGTTTATCTTTCTGACGGATACGCCACGCTTGAGTGCACCGATTGGAATCGCACTGCTGCCCTTGGATGGGAAAAGAACACTATCGTTTATGTTCGAGGCAAGCTAAAGCCGGGTTGGAAGACTCCGGTAAGCTTACAGATTGACGAAATCGAAAGAGTTGAATAGCCTCAAAAACAATCGTAGGTACCATACCGACAGGAGAACAAGATGGCAAAATTCGTCGTAGTTAAAGAAGCACCAGTAACGTTAGAGAAGGGTGAAATCGTAATCACTCAACCTACCTTCCTGGAGCAGATCAGATCGCAAGCATCTAAGGCACCAAAGAAGAAGCAAACTGGCATCAACCATCTTCGCGAGGTTCTAAACGCAATCGGTCAGAAGTATGATCCGGAGCTGAACGTGTTCAAGTTCCGTTTGGTCAACTATGAGGGTTTGGCGTACGAGAACGACAACGACCTTTCAGCCATCATCGTTCGAATTTTAAAGACTGAGTATCCAGCCGTGTTCGATAAGGTGCTGGATTATGAACTTAGGAATCGACCTATCAATACTAAGTTGATCTACTATGTAGGTGACTTTAATTCGACGGGTCCTTTCTACCAAGCTGGACTCGATCTCCTTGATGAGAAGGACATCGAGTCCTACATGACTGGCAAGCCAAAGAAAACTGTTGGCAAGCCTGCTGTCACCAATGAGGAGGCGAAGAATCGTGGATGAGAATTGTTCTGGCTGCGACGAGCCTATTGGCGACAACGAAGTTTGTGACGTCTGCAGCGATCCTGTTTGTGGGTACTGTCTAGACGATCACATGGAAGAATATCACGGCTCGGGTGGCGACGAGTGGTAAAACGTGGTATAATAGAAGTACGCCAATAATGGCCTTGAACAATAACCTCTGGAGTAAATATGACTAATTCCAAAATTAAACTCAATCTCGATTCTCTCAAATCCCGCAAAGAATGGAAAAGACACAAGGTGAAAGACGGACACAACGTCTATCGCATCCTTCCTCCGTTCGGCGAAAACTCAAACGGCTATCCTTATCGCAAGTGGCAGATCATCTGGGGTCTTACTGATCCAGAGAGTGGTCGCGCTCGTCCATTTGCTTCCTCGATGACCTCTGAGAAGCGTTGCCCTGTTACTGATTATGTCAACAAGCTTAAGAAGCGTGCTGAGGACTTAACGTCTCAGTTGAAGGCTTCTGGCGCATCTGAAGATGACATCAAGGAGCGTGTTAAGGGCTTGCAAGAGCTCATCGGCAACCTCATTCCTAAGACCGTGTACGTCTACAACGCTGCTGACAAGAGCGGTGAAGTCGGTCTTCTAGAGCTGAAATCTACAGCTCACAAGAAGATGAAGGCTGAGATGAACCAGTACATCCAAGACTACAACCAAGATCCTACGTCTCTCAATAGCGCAGACGATGATTCCGGCGTATGGTTCGACGTGATTCGTTCGAACGCTACCGGTAAGTTCCGCGATACCGAGTACGACGTCAAGAAGGTCTCTACAAAGGTAAAGGGTGCAAACGGAGGCGTTTCGTTCGTCGACGATCGCTCTCCTCTCCCTGAGGCCGTTGTTGAGAACTACGACAACATGGCGTACGATCTCTCTGCAATCTATCAAACCAAGACGTTTGAGGATCTACAAGAGATTCTTGAAGCTAACATGCCAGGCATCATCGCGATCTGCCCAGACGCTGATCTTGACGTTGAGCCATCGTTGACGGCACCAACCGCGAAGGCGGCAGCAACTGCTAGGACGAATACTCGCCCAGCGGGTGTGACTCAAGGTCGCGGCGTGACGCTGAATCTTAACGACGGAGACGACGATGGAGAAGATTCCGAAGGTGGATCCGGTAATTCTCGAGCATCTGCGGCGGCTGCAACAAGAGCGGGCAATGGCAGCTCTTTTTCTGCTGCTAATAAAGCTGGAAGTGCACCGGCTGCGGCGGACGATGACTTCATGACGGCCGCAGACAGAATCCTTAACTCCTAAGGAACACCATGAGTGATCTAACCGAAAAGGTAGATATCACTCGTCTCGCCCAATATGTAAACAAGATAAAGGAGCTGTCATCTATCAACAAGATGATGGCTCCTGTTTACTTGCAAGATTACATCATGGGTCAAGACGTAGCTGCTCATCTACTTGCAAAAGCGATGCAGGAAGATTCTAGGGCAAAGGCTAAGGTCGAAGAGGCCGAAGCCATTGCCTACTTGGATAGAGCCAAGGAGTATCTAGAATCTAGAGGCATCAAAGATACCAGTGAAGCTAGAAAGCAATATGTCTGCGTAGACAAAGATGTTCTTTCTGCCAAGGAACGTAGGGCACAAACGGAGGCCCTAGTTGCCTTGATGAAGAGCAAGCTTTCCCAGCTGAGACAGGCGCATGACGATCTCAAGAAGATCGCTTATGGTGACCAGAATTTGACTCCGTACGAGGGTATGTAATATGAGTAAGTGGATGAGTAAGTTGACCAATGATTTTGGCGTGGCCGCGGCTAGCTTAAAGAGTGCCGAACCAACTCCAATCCCAGCGTGGTCTCCGTCTCTTAATTGGGCTACTGCAAAGCGTGGCTTCATGCCAGGTAAGATCAATGTTCTATACGGACCTGAATCCTGCGGCAAGTCCATGTTAGCAATGATGGCTATTGTTGAATTACAGCGAAGAGATAGTGAAGCTATCGCTATCTGGTTTGATGCTGAGTTCTCGTTTAACGTTGACTTCTTTGTCAAGCTTGGTGGTGATCCTAACAGGCTCATCGTTCGCAAGTCAAATGATCCACTTAAGATCTTTGACTACATCGGCGGAGAGCTTCTCGAAGCCCTTCAAGAGGGTGCTCCTGTCAAAGCTGTCGTTGTCGATTCTGTTCGTGCAATTAGGTTTCCTAAGGACATCAAGAAGCAAACCACAGACATGATCATGGGTGGTACCGGCGCAAACTATTTGCCCAGCGCATTCAAGCTCATTCTTCCTGTCATTGCTGAGCATCACCTGCTCACCTTCTTCATTCAGCAAGTCTCTATTCAGATTGACCCAATGAAGGCGTTGAGAAATCCATACGTCCTCCCTGACGGTCAGGCGTTGAAGCACGCTGGTGACCTGATGCTTGAGATCATCAAGCTAGATACGAAGGCTGGAGTCATCGAGAAGGGCGAAACCATCACTGGCAGCGCTCAGCAACGCGGTCACAAGGTTCGTATCAAGGTTAAGAAGAACCGCATGGGTGTTCCTGCTCGTGTGGCTCAGTTCACGTTCGATTATGATCATGGCGTTGTAGATACGTCTAACGAGATCTTTGAGCTTGCCAAGTCCTTGAACATCGTTTTCCATCCGATCAGTACAAATACTGGTAAAGAAAACACGATGATGTGGCAATTCGGCAACTACGATCCGATCAAGGGCGAAGACAACATGAAAGCGTTCGTGGCTTCTTCCAAGAAGATTCAAGAGGAAATTCTGGAAGCTTGCTATGCCTATAAAGACGCTGATGTTTCCGTTGATGCAAACGGGATTGTTGCTGATGATACTGCTGATGTCATCAACATCGATCTCGGAGACTAAGTGATCTATTTCACATCTGATCCTCACTATTGGCATGCAAATGTCATAAATTACTGTAATCGCCCGTTCGCCTCAGTGGAAGAGATGAACGAGGCGATGATCAGTAATTGGAACAAGGTAGTAACCCCAGATGATACCGTCTACTGTTTGGGCGACTTTAGCCTTGCTGCCAGAGCCGTTGAAGTTTACACTCCGCGACTCAACGGCACTAAGCTACTGGTGCCTGGAAACCATGACTTCTGCCACTCATATCACAAGAAGGGGCGAAGTGAAGAGAACCGCGCCAAGTGGAAAGCCTACTACGAGCAGCACGGCTGGACGGTCTTACCGGAGCAAACGACGCTAGATATTCCCGGCGTAGCAACCGTAAATCTCTGCCATCATCCCTATGTCTTCATGCATCCTGGTGACGATAAGTATGAGAAGTGGCGACCTAAAGATGACGGTAGATGGCTCATCTGCGGCCATGTTCACGAGAAATGGAAGGTCGTGGGTAAAATGATCAACGTCGGCGTGGATCAGTGGAACTTCACTCCGGTACCTATCACGGAGATAGAGAAGATCATATGCACATCCAGTATTACCTAGCAAACGGCGAAGAGATAAACTTTCAGACCGTTTCTGACATTCCGACATTTGAAGAAGTTAGTCAACTAGCTTTATTGGTCGCTCAAAAGAAGCCAAAAGTTCTACCTAAATATGTCTTCATCAACGTACGCATCTACCATATGTGGGTCGCGTCGTTAAATATATACGGTCCTCCTCAAGTTGTTCCTGGCACAAATATCTTGCAGATTTGGACAGCTGTAGGTCCTCTGGGCATACAGATCATGCCTTGGGCATCTGATGCTAAGCTATTCATGATTGGCGATGAAGAAGATTTTGAGCGCTATGACGTAGATAAGATCTTCGAGGAAGTTGTCTTGAAGGATTGTGAGAAGGAATGAAGGTACTTTTCATCGGTGATCCTCACCTTAAGATCAATCGCTTTGACCTAGCTACTCGCTTCCTGACCTGGCTCAACCAGCTCATCGAGAGGGAGAAGCCGGATCTTGTCGTCAATCTTGGCGATACGTTTGATACTCATGCAGTGCTGCGTTCTGAGGTTCTAGTTGAGTTCATGAAGCACGTCTATCACGTGCTCAGTCTCAATATTCCCTATGTCTATCTCGTTGGCAATCACGACATGTATAAGCCCAACGATAGTCGCTATCATGCGATGCTTCCCTTTAAGGGCAAGATCAAAAACTTTTATGTGATCGACGAGGTTACTAATCTCTTTGACATGACCTTCGTTCCCTATCAGCACGACGGCGCCAAGTTTCCAAACAACACTCTTCCTGTTGTAGTAGCTCATCAAACCTTTTTAGGAGCAGATTATGGCCCTATCCGGGACACAACGGGCGTCGATCCAGGACGCCTTGGTTCTTGTCAACTTGTCATCTCAGGGCACATCCATAAGCGACAGCGGTTGGTCGGGGAGGGACGATGTGACATCATATATGTCGGCTCTCCATTTAGTCAGTCTGCTTCAGACGTTGACCAAGTCAAAGGAATCTCCATCTTTGATATGGCTACGTACGCAGAGACCTTTCATCCAACTCCGCTGCCAACGTGGCGCAGATTGGTACTCGTGGTATCAGAGCATTCAACTATCGAAGAAGCACAATCCTTAGTAGAACAAGAAGTTAAGGGTAGCAAGGATCATTGGGTAATAGAAATCGAAGGTCCTCAAGCAGAAGTAGTTGGTTACCTTGGATCTGCTAGGTATCTTAATGCTGTTGCCGATGTTGATGTGAAGGTGAAGACGAAGTTCGTCGATAAGGAGAAGAAAAAGGTCTCCATTGAGGCGAAGTCGATGGAACATATTCTATCAGAGTACGTGGTTAAAGTTTACTCTGGTTCACTTGATAAAGATGAGTTATTAAAGCAAGCGAAAGCTATTTTAAGCGAGTCTAGACTTGCAAATTAAGAGTTATCCACCTGGTATAATAGTTTTAATGGTGGATAGCACCAAGGAGTAACAATGGATCAGCAAGAGAGACTTTCTCTTACAGATATGGTAGATACGCAGAGATGGTTGTTAAACAACGGTCTCGTGCCGGATTCTGTCAAGAACCAGTTGTTCTTCTATGGTTCAATTGTTCATACGGACGTACAAGCCGTAGAAGTTAAGATCCGTCCTGAGGATAAGGTTGTTGATTATGTTATTTACATCAATAAGGACCTCCTCAAGAAGGTCGATACTTACAAGAAGCTCTCCACTGCTAAGTCGCTGTTCGGCCTGTGGAGATTCAAGCGCTTCTTGAAGAAAGAAGGAAGTTTAGACTTCCTTCAGATGCTTGATTCTTTTGTCAAAGGTTTTTGCGGTCCAAATTGGATAGCAAAGATGACGCTGGTTGACTTCGACGCATATACAGATAGTATTGGAGTCGAAGGTGGATCCGGCGAAGCTGATCAGCAGCCTAATCAACAGTCTGACTGATAACGAAGATCAAAGACAAGATCTCTGGGTGCACTATCTAAGTGGAAACCCTCCGTCCTCATTCGTCGCTTACTTAAACAAGTCAAATAAAGCGTACGCAGCCGATCGCGAGATCGCGCACCTCCTCTGGCACGTATTTAATAACCCACCTTCAGAAAAGTTTCAAAGGTTGCTAAGTAACTTTAGCGACATAGAGCAGTCCGTGATATGCTTGTTAGCCCTAGGTCTATCGGTGACCGAAGTGAGCGGGTATAAAGGTATCAGCGAGATAAGGATAAAGCAGGTCATCTCCATAGTGAGAGAGAATGATTGCTGGGAAGAATTATATGGCGTTAAAGAAAAGACTCACGGATGAAGAGAGATACGGGTTAAGCGAAGAGGAAATTAAGCTAGCTGAAAAATACCTAAGAAAGCATAAAACTGCAGGTGCACTTAAAGAACTTGAAGCAGCTAAACTCTTCGAACTGTATCTACTCGGCGAATCACTACCTAAAATCGCCCAACAGTTTCCTCAATACGAACTAGGTCAAATTGCCCTTACTGCGTCCCTTCGTCGTTGGGCCTACGACCGTGACAAGATGATGCACACCCTGCAAGACAGGGTTCGCGCTAAGGTTGTTAAGTCAGTTCTTGAGCAAGTTGACTTCCTTACGGCCATGATGTCGGTAACTAATGCCGAACATCTTGAGACTATGATAAAATATTGTCAAGACCCGGTGAACAACCCAAAACCAACGTTGCGCATCGAGAGTGTGAAAGAATATAAGGACGTAGCAGAGACCCTGTATAAGATTGTCTCGGGAGCTACGCCTGCAGCTAAAGATAAGAGATCTCCGATGTTCGAAGCTCTCTCCCCGCCGCAGCCCAAAAAAGAAGAGGAAAAGCCTGAAGAGACAGACGCAGGAACTCTGTTGGCTCAGGTTGTAGGCGGCAATGAGCAAAGCGACCAGTAAGTTGACTTTTGAGCAGCAGAAGAAGCTGCTCTTAACACCTTGCAAAACTAGACAAGAATTAAAGAACTGGATCAAGTACCATCTGGGGCCGAGCGGCATTACGGAGCTCCCAGACGTTACTGTTTCCCGCTACTCAGACACCAATCCCCTAGACGTTATCTGGGAAGTGTATCGCATCTGCGTCTTGGGTCAGAACCCAGACAATATTCAAGAGCTTCTCTTCGTTGCAGGACGAGGATCTGGTAAGACTCTCGGCATGGCTATCGCTGAGCTGATGATCCTTCTCCACGACAAGCGTGACGTCGTTCACGTCGGCGCCATCCAGAACCAAGCTGAGCGCTGCTATGCGTACCAGAAGAACTTCCTTTATAACCGCAAGCTGAAACCCATAGTCCTTCCTCCTGATATTCCAGAAGATCTTCGTATCCTGGAGAAGGCTAACATGTCCAAGTCTATCTTCAATGTCGGACACGATAAGGTCACTCTTGAAGTTCTTCCGTGTACTCTTAAGGCATGTAACGGACCTCACGTTCCCCTAGTCGTGGTCGACGAGATTGATACGGTTTCTGGTGAAGGCGTCAAGGCGTTCAAAGAAATCTCAGGCATGCTCGACTCTAAGAGTGGTAAGAAGGCTCTTCGTGTAGGTATCTCTACGCGTAAGTCTCGTTACGGTCTCATGAACCAGAAGCTCGAGGAGATTGAGGGAACTGCAGACAAGACGCGCGTCGCTCGTCGCTGGACCGCGTTCGAGTTTACTGAGCGCTGCCCTGACAGCAGGTCTGGTACCAAAGAGATCGATCTGTATGTCAATCAGGAAAAGCTTGAAGTTCTTACTGAGGAACAGTTTCTTAAGAAAGAGAAGAATAAGCAGAAGGAGTACGTTCATCATAAGGGGTTTGATGGGTGCGCTAAATGCCCACTCTTCTCTATCTGCTTAACAGATGCTAAGAAGCAAACCTCTACCTCACCGATGCTTAAGACTCTCAACGAGATGATCCAAAAGGTTCGCGCCGAAGGTGCGGATTGGGCTTTGGCTCAGCTCATGAATCTGAAGCCCTCTGTCGAAGGCATCATCTTCCGCGAGTTTGAGGAGAGGATCCACGTTAAGACTTGGAATGAGATGTGGCAACTTCTCGTAGGCAAAGAATTTCCAGGCGAATGCACGCACGACATATTCGTCAAGAAGTGCCACGAACTTAGACTTCCTTGCTACGCCGGCATCGACTGGGGTTTCTCTTCACCTAACACAGTTGTGTTCTTCTTTGTAGACGCCAGAGAAAACATATACGTGGTTAAGACTGACGGCATGACCCAAATCAGCACGCCTACATGGATTCATCACATAAAAACTAAGTATCACACCATGTATCGCTGCCAACTCTACGTTCCTGACGCCGCCGACCAAGGTGCTATCCTTGAGATGCAGAAGGCAGGTCTCCCTGTTGCCAACCAGGACAAGGGTGAGATCATGGCCGGTATTCAGGTCATCAAGAAGTTCTTAAAGATTCCAGGTTCTACTGAAGCTAAGCTATTCCTTGCGAAGGATATGTGTTTACCGCTCGTTAAGGAGTTCAGTCTTTATCACTATAAAGCGGACGCAGCAGGCAACATAACTGACGATCCTGATACTGAGCACGATCACTGGATTGACGCCTTAAGATACCCAATGACATTGCTCTTTGGTAAAACTACTATTATCTTGGGTGGTGGCCTGAATGATACGGCTGCTGGACTGCAAGATGCTCAAGGAAACTTTCATAGAATGCCTACCCCTGTCGAGTATGCTATGACGCAGGGTATCCAGATGAATACTCAGGAACCTGATCGTTCTAAGTTAGGTAAGATAGGAAAGGCTAGTGAGCTTGAAGATGGTGGCGGCGACGATGATGACTCTAATGGTGGGGCCGGTGGCTTCATTTGGAGTCTATAGGACACTTTAAGTCGCTAGAAGGTATAATTATCGCATGGCTTGGTACGACGATTGGCTTAAAAATAGGGTTAAGGGGCAGATTGACGAGCTTCTTAAGGCTGATGGCATCTCTTCGCCTACGGCTGCGCCTAGCACTCCAGAAGTAGCTGATGGAGATAAGCTTCCAGATGTGCCGGAGACAGATCATGACGCTAGCAAGCAGATTGGTCGCAAGGCATATGTTGACGACCCGTACTTTGACTTAATTGGTAGTCAGGTCAACTATAAATTTAAACTTACCCGCATCTCTAACAAGACTCTTAAAGAGGTCTCTGTTCGTGACTGGCTCATCTCCGCGATCATCCAGTGCCGCGTTGATACCTTAGTTCGCTTCTCGCGTCCTGAGCATCGTCGCTTTGAGATGGGATATAGAATCGTTAAGAAAGATTCTGAGTCTCATTACACTGACGAAGAGAAGCAGGAAATAGCACAGATCGAGGACTTTCTCTACCACTGTGGTCGCAAGGAAGGTACTCCAGCTGACGACAAGAAACTCTTCGGAGAGTTCTTGAAGGTGATCGGTCGTGATGCTCTCACGTTCGGACATGTTGCTATTGAGAAGGTTAAGACTAGAGCCGGCGGTCTGCACAGATTTCGTCCGCTTCCCGCTGAGTCTATTTATCTCATCAATAAGGCTTTGTCGAAGGAGCAAGTTAGCTCCAACGCGATGAAGAATTATCAACTCACGCGTCCTAAGAGCGATAACGATCCTAAGGCAGATCAAGTTGTTAATGAGGTTGAAAACGACTTTATCAAGTACGTTCAGATTTCGTACGACAACCGTCCCCTAGCCACGTTCGGCGACGAGGACATGATCTTTAAGCTTTTTAACCCACAAAACTTTGCAGACTCAATGGGCTACTGCTATTCGCCTCTTGAGCTTGCAATTATCAACATTACGAACCACCTGAATGTCGAAAATTACAACGCTAATTTTTTTACGCATGGCTATGCTGCTCGCGGTGTTCTTCACCTTAAAGGTACTGTTACTCAGCAACAGCTAACTAATTTCCGTAGAACCTTCTATAACAGCATCACTGGCCACCAGAATGCTTGGAGAACGCCAATCGTTGCGGGTCTCGATGAGGTTCAATGGGTTCCAATGTCCGCGAACGCTCGCGAGATGGAATACCTCAACTACAACAACCACCTGATGCGTATCCTTTGCGCTCAGTTCCAAATCGATCCGGTTGAACTTGGCCTTGACTACTTGATCTCGTCCAACGGACGCGCTCCAATGCAGCAGGCTTCCAACGAGTACAAGATTACCTACTCTCGTGAGCGTGGACTCGTTCCGCTTCTCATGTTCATCGAGGATGTCATTAACTGTGACATTCTTCCTGCCCTCGATAAGAGTCTAGCGTCTAAGTACAAGTTTGTCTTCACCGGAATGACAGAGGAAACGCCTCAAACTGAGATTGCTCAGATGCAGGCGGAGATGACTGTCTGGAAGACGATGAACGACCTCCTCAAGCAGGCGCAGAAGGAGAAGATCGGTGAGGCAGCTGCTGACCTTCCGCTTAACCAAGCGTTCTGGGCACTCGTAGAGAAGAACTACACGAGAGGCGAGATTCGTGAACTCTTCTTCGGCGATAAGGGCGCATCCTCACGCAGAGAGTTGCAATACATTCCTGGCGATCAAGCTTTCTTGGCTTGGCAGCAACTACTTCTCACCATCGATAACGTGAAGAAGCAGGAAGCGCAGATGGCCGCTCAGCAAGATGCTGCATCTCAAGAAGCGCAAATGAAGATGGCTCAAGAGCAGCAGAAGCATGAGCACGCTGAAGCTAAGCACGAGCGTGACAAAGAGAAGCATGACCTTGAGATGGAGCAGATTAAGTCTAAGGCTGCCAGCGACGCGGTCCAGCATGGACTTAAAAGTGCTGCTAAGGAATTTGGTGCCACTAAGGCTGCCAACATTGGCGGCAAGGTAATGCCTAATCCCATCAATAAGCTCGACAACGAATGATCTACGTTAGGCAGGACACAGGAGAGGTCTTGACTAAGGAACGTAGAGAGTCCGTTATGATGCTCACTAAGGTTCTATATCGTCTAAGCATCATAGACGAGGAGCAAGCCCTTAATATCGCCACCCAGTTTCATATCCTGGTTGTATAATCACATCGATTATGGCGCTAATAATTCTTGAAGGTCTTGATAGGACCGGTAAATCTTCTGTCGCTCAACTATTTGAGAGTCAGGGGTTTGAAATCATCCACATGTCGGCTCCTCCCAAGGGCACATCACCCGATCAATATGTCGGCGAGATGGTCGACTTACTCACTAGCATCCAGGGCCGAGACGTTGTTCTAGATCGCTCCCATTACGGCGAGATGGTCTGGCCACAGGTGTACAATCGCGCCCCTCTCATCGACGATGAGGCCATGGAGGTTCTACGAGAGATCGAGAACAACATGGAGGTGATGCGCATCCTCATGCACGATCCTAACAGCGAGGCTCACTGGCAACGCTGCGTTGAGAACAACGAGCCGTTAACCAAGATTCAGTTCGTCAAAGCTAGATCGCTTTATTCAGCTATGGCCGATAAGTACGGTTTTGAGCGCAAGACGTTAAAGGATTTTCCAGATGCAGTCCAGCCGTTACCGACCGAGAGTAAAAAGGGGAACGTGGCTAAGGAATCCGGAGACGCGGAGACTGCTAGTGCTTCTGATCAGGCTGCAAGTGATAGGTCCAGTTCTGATAACGGAAGTGGAGCGCCAAAGACTAAGGAACAACTTAAACTCGAGCGCGCCAACATCATCAACGAGGTCCTCTCCAAACGGATCATAAAAGGCAAGGGCGCTGCGTACGATGAGGTAGAAAGAAGTGTGAGACACTTCTTGAATTTGGAGCTCGGCAAGATACTGGGTTCACAAACTGCAACTCCTGGACTCACCAATGAAGAGATTGAGTTGCTAAAGTTTTTCTGCAAGAGATTGAAAGATAAGGAGACCTAATGGCTACACAGCAAGAATACGAAGCATCAATGATGGATACTCAAATTGAGTTGGGTAAACTTCAAGTTGAAAGAGCAAAGTTGGAGCTAGAAAAGGTTAAAGCAGAAATTGAAGCTGTAAAAGCTGACACTGCTTTGAAGCAAAAGGAGTTAACGAAATGAAGGGTTTTAGACAGCAGCCTGAAGCTGGCCGTAAAGAAAGACTTCGAGCTCTGGAGAAGGAAGTCGAAAACCTCTCCATGGCTGTGCGCATCAATCAGATGATGACGCAGCAAATTCTTCAAAACCTCAAGGGAATGAAGGAAGACCTCGGCAATTCCCTGGGCCTCATCAACGAGCTTCAGTACAAGATCTTGGCGGTTCAAAGAGTCTCTAGCCTTGACCTTCAGGCTCTCGCCGACGTTGCGAACGAGCTTCGTCTTAAGGACTTCAATGAGGCCTCTGACAAGGAAGACGCAGAAGGCAAGTATACTGTCGGCACGGTTGTTGACGAGCGCAGTACAGTTATCTTGACCTCCAAGACCGAAGATCCTGACAAGGGAATCTTCCGCTCGCGTCTGAAGCTTTCCGAGTGCGGCGTGCCTGATCTTATCAAGGCCTTTATGGGTCGTGAAGCAGGTGCAAAGGCTCTTGTGAAGCTAAATGGAGTAGATCATGAAGTTGAATTGCTTGCAATTAGGCAACCGCCTGTTGTGGCGCAGGCCGCAGGAGACGGACAGCCAACTACGGTCACGCTATCTCCTGACAGTCCTACTATTCAAGTTGCTGAGGTAGCTGGGAACGCTTAATGTCTGATGACAACAAGATGGACAAGAGATGCCCTCGGGGTCTCGAGTGTCTACCGAACGAATGGTGTCCACTTGCTGTCATGAGGCTAAGAGCTATAAGGACTGCAGGTAGAGAGCTCACGGAGGAGGAAGAATCAAAGCTTCCTGGCTGTCCGTGGGCTGTTAACCATCAGCTGGCCAACTACTGCTTCTTTAAGTACATCCAAGACTATGCAGGCGATAAGCCTCCTTCCGACGTAGAAGTCGCATCCTTAAACTGCATGTCAGTGGACGCCGTCAAGAAGACCGAGAAGATAGCTCTCGCTAAGATTCGCGAGACGGATGAGTTCCGTACCCTAAAAGAGGACATGGAAGGCGAAAGCGTTGTCGGCGAATCTCTCTCTGACGACGACTACAAAATATACCGATGACCGAGCAAAAGGTTAGAGTTCTAGGCAACCTTATTAGGATGCTCAGCGAACTTGGTATCCTTAATAACTTCTTTATAACTTTTATCGACATAGCTCCCTATCAGTGGGATCCTAGTGCCAATGGTGGCGTAGGCGGCGAATTGCCGCACAGCCCAGACTGGCAAATGCGGGTAGAACGCAAACAATCATAGTTAGAGCCCTGGTATAATCTTAAGTGGTATGTCTAAGAAACCACTTGAGATTGATATGTGCGCCGGGTCCCAACTCAGGGATACCCAGGGTGAGATGCTCTCCGTTGAGGGAGCTGATATAGCAGATCTTCTTGCCGGAAAGGGTCGTCTAAACGATAACCACGGTAAGGGCTTCTTCAACTCTATTGGTAGGGTCTCTACCGCCAAGAAAATCTTTAAGGAAGAAGATTGCGACGACGACCGTCAGCGCTACTACTGGAACAAGGTTAAGGCGCCGTACTTATATGTCCGCGGCTTCTTATATGACGATGAAGATCATCCAAATGCAAAAGCCGCCGCTGCCATTTTGAGAAATGTTCATAAGACGGATTGCCCGCTGAAACTGAAAGCTTCCGTAGAAGGCGGAGTAATTTCAAGAGGGATCTCCGATCCATCTCTTCTTGCTCGAACAAAAATCCATAGCGTCGCACTTACTTTTACTCCTGCGAACGTCGCTACGCTCGTTGAACCGCTGAACCTTGATAAGTCTCAGTCCGATGACGCAGCGGATATGGAATTGATCAAATCTGTTATACATCTTGCGGAAACGAACATCCCCTCGTTCCGTCACATCGCTCGCGACGCGTCAGCCTCTAAGGTGAGAAGCAACATCGAGAAGATCGTTGAGCTCATGAAGGGCGACAATTCAGCCATCGACATCCCAACTAAGCAAGAGATCCTGCAGTACGCTTTGGAAGCTAAGATTCAGAGCAACGTCTCGAAGATCCACGAGCTGGTCGAGGAGATAAAGAACGAGGAGATGGAGAAGGGCTTGAAGCAAGCTGCTCTTGGCGCCATGATGACCGGTGCTGCAGCGTTAGCGCCTCAAACTGCGCATGCTCCCGCTCCCACAGTTCAGCAGCAAACTCAATTCAAGGAAGCGCATCCCATGGATCTCACCAGGATGCCTGCCAACCATCAAGAGATGTACAAGCAGTTCGCTAAGAGAAACCCTCTTCTCGGCGCTATCGGTCAGATCGAGTCTAGCGGCGGTCTCAATTATGCTCATAAGGCGATCAGAGATCCGAGCAGCATGCATGCAGGCCAAGTAGCTGGCGGCATGTTCGGCATGATGCCTAACGCAGCAGGTTACATCTTGAGGAACGATCCAAAGCTCTCCGCCAAATATCCTAAGTTTGCAGAAGCAGCTAAGGATATGAAGGCTAACCACAAGATGTTCACCGACCTCTTCAACTCCAATCCTCAAGCCGCATATGACTTTGCGGATGCCTTGCTAAGCAGAAATAAGCACAAGACTAAGAACTTAGACATGCTTATTCATTCGTGGAATCATGGACTTAAAGGTGCTTGGGAAAAATACAAAGAGGGTGGCCCTAGCGGCATTAATGACTCTGATTATGTCAAGAAGGTCGTTGAAGCTTATAAGAAGCTACTTCCACCGGCTAAAGCTAAGGTGCACGCAAAGAAGCATCTTAAGAAAGCATTATCAGCTGGATACGGCGGGGCTGGCGTCCCAACCGCTAATACCGGGGGCGGCGTTCTGCAAGCTGAGTCGCTGGATGACGGTAGAGGCAGCTTTAAATACGTAACTTGCGATGACTGTGGTAAGGAGCAGATTTACTCTAAATACCAAGTCAAGTGTAGAGATTGTGGCAAATCTTTTCCTATGGAGAAGCTACATAAGTTGTTCTTAGGAGCAATAGCAACATAGGGTAACAGGTAGGTATCTGGGGCGTGTTTAAGTAACAGGCCATGGTATACTAGGTACTATCAAGTTTTAACTTTCGAAAGTTAAGGAGAACTAAATGGCAAACGTAACTGCAATTATGAACAAGCTCGCTCGCAACGCGCAGGTGCTTGGGCTTACTGTTAACTCGCAGACTGCTTCGTCCGTCGTTATTGAAAACGGCTCGAACGATCTCACGATCAGCTATCAGTTGGCATCGATTCAGTCCCCTCAAGGTGGTGTAGATCCTACTGTTTCTCCATACCTTGGCATCGGCATCGCTAACCCAGGACAACTCGTTCTGACTGGCGCTGGTACTGCTGGCACGGTCGGCGGCGTTATTGATAGCGCTGTTGCTGCACAAGTGCTTCAGATGATGTCTGGCATGGCCAACGACATTATCATCGCAGATTCTACGCATCCTCAGATTGCTCGTCTACGCGGCGACGCTGATTTGCTTGGAATGGGACAGTAATCGGGTCTATCATTTAACGAGGAGTTAACATGAAAGAGGAACTAAGAAAGAGCCTCACAGACCTGATCGACGAGACGCTTCTCGAGCTTGAAGAGCTTAAGAAGTCTCGCTTCAGTGCTGCTGAGATCGAAGTTAAAGGTCCGGGCGAAGGAATCGCCGGCAAGCCTTCTAATGGCGACTTGCACGCTAAGAAGGAAGACAAAGACAAGGACGAAGACGAAGGCGAAGATGCTGAAAAGGCAGAAGGCCACAATCGTCAGTCTGATCCAGATGGTGGCAAGCACAAGCCAGTTGCTGGTGAAGGCATGGAACACGGACAAGGTCCTGAGCACGGTTCTCACGAAGGTAAGAAGCGTGACATGAGCGGCAAGAACAGCGAATCTGATCCTGGTGAAACCCAGCATAAGGTTGCTAAGGCCGACGACGAAGACGAAGACGACAAGAAGAAAAAGAACAAGGACGCTAAGGGCGGAGAGCGCCATGAAGCCGAAGAAAAGAAGGCTATTGGTAAGCTCGCAGATCTCGCTGGAATGAAAAAGGGCGAGAACAAAAGTCCTGAAGAAGTCGACGCTGACGTTCAAAAGCTTGTTATGCATGGACTGAAGAAGTCCCAAGAAGAGACTGAAGCATTGATGAAGAGCTTTGTTGAAGAGAGAGTAAAGCCTCTCGAAGACAAGCTGTCCACGATTCTCAATCTCGTTAACAAGATTGCAGATCAACCTGTTCCTGCTAAGGGCGTGACCGCTAATGCTGTTCCTCTTCGCAAGAGCGATGAAGACGGTGGCGAACCTCTTTCCAAAGCAGATGTTGCTTCCAAGCTCTTTGAGCTGAAGAAGTCTGGAACCAAGGTTGACTCTCTGGATATCACCAGAGCTGAAATGGGACAAGATCTCGCAAAGATCGCAGCCAAATACAAGATTTCGTAATCAAAGGAGAGAACGAAAATGAACGACGCAATTAATCAAGTTTTGCAAGGCCTCGATCAGGGTCTCGTTTCCGCATCGGACATCGAGTCACTGAATAAGGCTATCACCGCCGGTTACGGTGGTGCTGGTAAGCCAACTGACCTCACTTATGGTGGTGTGTTGCAGGCTGAATCTCTCGAGGCTACCCTCAAGAGCATCACCTTCGACATGAAGAACCTCAAGTTCTGGCCAGCCATCTCGGTTGACAAAGCATACAACCTATTCGAACAGTACAACCGTTTGATCAGCTACGGTTCTGATTCTGTTCCGTACATCGGCGAAGGCGGAGCTCCTCAAGAGGAAGATTCGACCTACGTACGTGACGGTCAGAAGATCGTGTTCTTCGGCACTCGCCGTAGGGTCTCTCACCAGATGACTCTCGTCCGTGTCACTGTTGGCGACATCGTTGCTCAACAGGCAAAAGAAGGCACGATGCATCTCCTCAAGAATATCGAGCGCGAGCTCTATTGGGGTCATGCTCACTTCATGAATCAGTCCACTGGCGCTGAAACCGGTTCTGATGCCGACCTTCCAGTGAACAGCATCGCGATGAGCGGTCTGTTGAAGCAGCTCCAAAAGGGCGACACCGATGCTCAAATGCAAGCCGGTGACTTCCTTGGATATGGCGACTCCAGCTCTATCCAGGCTGACCTCGCTGGTCAAGTGATGGCTCAAGACGACATCGAACGTCTTGCTGTTATCGCTCTTGAAAACTTCGGCGCTCCGGATCAGTTGCACATCGAACCAGCCGCTCTCTCGGCCTTCGTGAAGCAGTTCTATCCTCAGTTCCGTTCGGCTCCTGGTCTTGCTAACCAAACGGTTGGCTACGACGTGTCCAAGGTGCAAACCACCGCTGGCGCGATCGACCTCAAGCCAAACCTCTTCTTGCGTCCTCGCAGCGGCGTTCGCTCGCTTGCTGTTAATGCGCAAAGCCCTGCAGCTACCTTCACGGCAACTGCAACCTCCGCTGGTTCAGGATCTGGCTTCGCAGCTGGTACCTATAAGGTGAAGGTTACGGCTGTGAATGACTCTGGTGAATCTTCGCCAGTATCTTCCGCTGACTGCGTGCTCGCTTCCGCAAGCAACATCACTGTTGCAATCGGTTCCGTGCCTGCTGGCGTTAAGTACTGGAAGTTCTACATCTCCGCTGCTGGCGGCGCTGCTGGAACTGAGAAGTTTGCTGGTAACTGGGCAAACGCTGGTGCAGGTAACTACATCAGTGCTAATGCTCAACTCCCAGGACTTGGCGAAGCATTCTTGCTCGATATGAGCGCTGAGTGCATGCGCTTCAAGCAGCTCGCTCCTCTCTCGAAGATCAACTTCGCGATTGTGACGACCGCTCTTGAGTTCGCGATCGTTATGTACGGTGCGTTGTTCGTGTACACCCCACGCTTCAACTGCTTGTTCCGTAACATCGGTAAATAAGCTCCATCCAACGCAATAAAAGCGTAGTTTAAAGGGCTGGCATCGCAAGATGCTGGCCCTTTCACTTTTCCGGGTATAATGGTTGTATGAAAGCAAAACTACTCGCCGCTTTGGCAACATTGAAGTCTTTGGCTCAAAAACTGTACGGATTCTCCCCGCTTCTGGCTGGTATCCTTGTTGGATACTTCGGTCATGGCGTTATCAAGTTAGGTCTTGATCTCGTGGGAAACGTCGTTCGCAACATCTTGGGATAACATGACCAAGGAAGAGATTCTAGAGCAGCAAGTCGAAGCTCTTGAGAAGCTCCTTCAGTTGAAGGGTGCTGTCATCCAGGAGCTTGAAAGTAAGGTATCTAGGTTGGAAGCCGAACGACTTGTGTACCCAGGAATCGTTAATGTTCCATATCAGCCTTTCATAGGTGGTGGATCTCTTCAAGTTCAATATCCGTGTACTGACGGGCTTGGACACAACTATCCCCAAAATTGGGGCGGCACTAGCCATCCTGCTTGCACCAAGTGCGGTCAAGTGCCGTACTCTAATGGTTCTGGATGGATCTCTATTTCTGGCTCTCAGGCTGTGGCCGGTGCAGGTGGAACTTCTGGCGTCGCTACTTCTGGTTACATCGCTCCAGCTGTAGGCCAAGGCAGTACCCAGCAAACTGACTGGACGAATGCCGCTCAAAACACCAACGTCCTCACCCTATCTAACGTAGCAAAGAGATAACGTACGTATAATTCCTTCATGACGAAGAAGGCAAGATACGTGTGTTTCGAGGGGACTGAGGGCGTCGGCAAGACTACTCAGACTCAAAAGTTGGTTGATCATCTACGAGCTAAAGGCTATAAAGTCTTGCAGACGAAGGAGCCTGGCACACCTCACGCGCCGCTCACTATGCAGCTGCGAGGAATCATGCTCGACAAGCAGTACGACGAGCAACTCACTGCTCCTGCTAGAGAGTTAATCAGCCAAGCAATCAGATCCATTCACCTCGAGAAGGTAATCCTTCCAGCTCTCAATGAGTATGACTTCATCGTCCAGGATCGCGGCATTCTGTCTGGTTTGGCTTACGGAACGGCGTGCGGTAACGACACAGAGATGCTTGCCATCCTCGCGAGATATGTCACCTCTCCAGGTGAAGATGCCCTTGTTGATGGCGTATATGACAGTATAATCTATCTTAAGGGAGATACCTCTTCTGGCCTTAAGAAAGCGCAGCAAGCAAAGCAAGAATTCGCCGCTGGCGACGCAATGGAAGCAAGAGGAAACTCCTTCATGCAAACTGTCTCGACCTATATGGACGAGATGTCTCAAGCGTTCAATACCCACACCATCTCTGTTGACGGTAAGGACATCGACCAGGTGTTCCGAGAGATATTGCACTCGCTGGATATCGAGGAATAAGTAATGGCAAAAAAGAAGCAGATCTCTAACAAAAAAGAAAAGATATTAGTGTTGGATATCGAGACGGCTCCGATCTTGGTATACGGCTTTGGATTGTTCGATCAAAATCACGGTTTAAATCAGATCGTAGAAGATGGTTTCATCTTGTGCTGGGCAGCTAAATGGCTGGGCGAAGATAAGATCATGTTTGCTGGGCAACAGAAGGTTAAGAAGGTTAAAGGACAGTATGCCGCTGTCAGCACAAACGACAAAGAGATCGTTGAGAAGCTAGCAAAGTTGATCATAGAGGCTGATGCCGTTGTTACTCAAAACGGCAAGCGATTTGACATTCCTACCATCAACGGACGCTTGATGCAGGTAGGCAGCAAAATCGTGATACCGAAAGAGGTAGCTCACTTCGACCTCCTTGACGTTACTCGTTATCGCATGAAGATGACCAGTACTAAGCTGGAATACATCTCTTCCACCATCAACGAAAAGTACAAGAAGCTCGTTAAGAACGTTAAGTTTCCAGGCTTCGAGAAGCATCGCGAGATCATGCTGAATAATAGCGATGAAGCTTGGGATGAGATGGAACTTTACAATAAGTATGACGTTCTCTCTACAGAAGAAGCGTACTTAAAGTTGCGTCCGTGGTTCAAGCCGTCGGCAGTTTTTTCGAAACCAAATTACGACATTGTTTGCTCCTGCGGAAGTACGCATTTCATTAGGCAAGGTACTAGATTCACGGAAGGACGCAAGTATGTACGATTGCAATGTACGAAATGTGGTTCCTGGCACAAAGGACCACTCATTAAAAACGAGTAGTTATGCATTTTAAGGAGATCGAGTTTAAGTACGACGCGGCCGGTATCGAGATGGCCAAGTTTGAGGAGCTTGTAGAAGCTCTCCCCAACATCCGTAAGAAGATGATGGTGAGTTCGTACGACGACTACTTCACGAACGCCGAAGGTAACTTCATCAGGTACAGATACCATGATGGTCGCGGTGAGTTGACGATCAAGAGGAAAGTCAACGACAAGAATAACAACGAGCGCATTGAAGTTAACGTTCCTACGGCTGGGGATAATCTTAAGACAGTAACCGCGTTTGTTGATCTCCTAAGCTACAAGCACAACTTTGGCATCTATAAGACCTGTAAGATCTATTGGGTTGATAAGGTGGTGGTGGTCTACTATGTCGTTTATGACAAAGAACTTAAGGAACTCCGTCGCTTCATCGAAATCGAAGCTGACGAAGATCTTCAGTGGGCGACAGAGCAGGAAGCGTGGGACGAGATCGCTAAGTACGAAAAGCTCTTCGAGCCACTCGGCATCACCCCAAAAAATCGTCTACGCAAGTCGCTCTTTGAGATCTTCAGACGAAGTGCGAGCCAGTCTACGCAACCTTCTAGTTAACTTAGGTATTAAGTCGGCTAGGGGACCTGTTGTATACATCAACGGTCAACTTTGCCACGTTACTTTAGTCGGCGGTGGTGGTGGCGGAGCTGGTGGCTATGTTCAAGTTACTTATGGTTCTATAACTCTGCAAACAACCTTAACTCAAGGTCAAATAGTGCACGCCGGACCTCTCTTCCTGAAGGTCTAAAAGTCGGGTTTTTAAGTCGTCTTTCCGGTATAATGGTTCTAGGTTAACTATTAGGAGAAACGATGAAAACATCCAACGTCGTAAGCGAAAATTTAAGAGTTGCAGAGACAGCTCTACTGTGGGAAGAGCAAATCACCAATAATACTGGTACCCTAGTTCTTCCTAAATGGACTACGTTCAGGGTAAGGGCTACCGGCGCTACTACTGTCACCATTGACGGCGTTCTTGCTGCGACGATGAGTTCTGGCGAGATAATGCTCTTCAACACCGGAACGGGCAGCACGAAGGATACTGGTCTCAACACGATTACTGTTGTGATCGGCGCCGCGTCCGCGTTTGTTCAGGTTGCAAGAGACGTAGACCGCCCAAGACTACAACCTAATCCTTTCAACCTCCTTAATGAGCCTGTTGGAACTGGTGAATCGCCTTAATAGGAGTCTCTCATGGAACTCAAGAGTTTCAGGGAAATCCTTCTTAAAAAGGCGGATGGCAATCCCTACTTACAGACATTGATCAAGTACGCTAAAGATGACCTCATTGCTGAGGAGGTTGTCGAGGCGTTGCTAAAGATGGCTGAACCTTCTGCGGCGATGGGTCGTGGCGCAAACCACGCCATCACGTCATATGCGGCAGGTATGAAGCCTGTTCACGTTGAACAACTTCGTGATGCACTTGGTCACCACATCTCTCACTATCAAGGTGCGCTAAAGGCACATCATGCTGCTACTGATCCCAAGGAGAAGGCAAAGCTTCGCGGCATCGCAGATCAGCATCTCAACAAGATCGTTCCCCTGATGCATCTAGCTGGAAGAGCTAGCAAGCACTCTGGTGGCAATCTTACGCTTGATTATCCAAGCATGACTCCGTGGGAAACAAACTACACTGGAACAGAGCGTCACGCTCACAATGGCAAGCTCAAGGAAGGCACCAAGGATCTCGGTCGTCGTCCAGCTCCAAACGCTAACCGCGAGAGAAATCCAAGAGCTGTTCCTGACTATCGCTACCTTGAGATGCCACCACATCCTGGTCATACTGCTGTTGAAAAGATGCCTCACAAAGGCGGATATCCCTTCGAGGAGGTTCAACTTGGATCTCCAATGAAGCGCGATGCTGGTCAAGCATACTTGCCTATTGAAGATGTTGGCGAAGTGAAAGAGTATGTGCCGCATCCGTTTGACGCTCACCCCGTTCATCAGCACGCTGACGTGCCTCAGCACGAGCTTGGACCAGAGCATCATGAAGCGATTAACGCTGGTCTCTCTGGTTGGGCGGATTCTGAGCATCACAAGAAGTGGCTGGCTGATCAGAAGGCAAAGCACGCAGCTGATCCAGAAGCTTATAAGGCTCGCGGAACTAAGAAGCCTGGTCACGTGTACGAGGGAATTCCTCTTACAGAGATGCCTCACCACAAAGCCGTTCCTGCGGCTGCGCCCGCCGAAGCTCCTGCTCCAAAGGCAGAAGCACCTAAGCAAGCGGAAGTTGCTGCTCCAGCTCCAAAAGCGCAGGCATCTAAGCCTACTATGGACTTGAGCAAGCCGCCAGAAGGTTCTCCTATGGACGACAAGATCTGGAGTCAAATCCCAGACGACTTGAAGGCTGCAATTCATGAGCACGCAGCGAAAGGCAAGAAGAAGTAATGCCAGCGTTCATTAAAACTCCAGCAGATGAAGCTCGTTGGTCAAAGGCCAAGAAGGCAGCGAACAAGACTCTTTCCGAGTCTGATGGCGATCGCTACTGGGCTCTTGTCAACAGCATCTACCAGAAGATGACTAAGTCCGAAGATTTTGAAGCACTTGAAGCCGTTTTGTTAAAGGCTCGCAGACGTCTATCCGATGAACCTTCCGATCCAGATGACGAGGGGGAAAATCTAGAAGAACAAGGTTTTAGAGAGTTCGACCCTGAAGAGGGCGACGATGCAGACAAGTGGCTGCAGGAACACGACCCACAGAGGTCAACGGAGGAAGACGAAGATGAACCTAAATACTATGAAGAATATGGTCCTGATGAAGATGAAGAGTCTCATCAGCAAGAGCCTGAACTGGATGAAGAGCCTGCTGCAGAAGCTGAACCTGTGGGAGAAGAAGGAAGTCCAGAAGGTGGAGCAGAAGGTAGTCCAGTTGAAGTCGCGCCGCAAGCGCCAGCCAAAGAAGCCCCAGTAAGCGAGGGCAGATTTCCGCAGCCGTCAAGGGAAGACATTGCGGAGATGCGCCAGTACACTCGTCCTTGGGAGCAGAGAGCTCGCGAGAAGACGCGTCTTGAGGCTGAAGCTCACAAGAACCCAGTTCTGCACCATGAAGGTAAGCTAGTTGAAGCTCGCAATACTGCGCACAAAGCTCATCAAGATGCTTATGCTGCTATGCAAGCTTCTCCAGAGTATCAAGGTGCTGATCCAATCACTCAGATGGAGATGGACAGTAAGTTCGAGAGCGACTGGCACAAGCAGAATCCTGACTACTTAGCAAACGCAGCAAAGATCCATAGCGAGGCCCATAAGAAGGGACTCGGCGCTAAGGATGTTCATGCAGCTGCTAAAGACGAGGCGATCAGACACGTTCTCACTGGCGGAGCGCAAGCTGAGACTCCTATGTCTACTGAGGAAGCTCTGCAGCACGCTGGCGGAACTAAAGGTGAAGAGGGAACTGTTGGTTCTATGACCCAAGACCCATCGTCATCTTTTGCCGCAGGCAACAAGGCATTCCTTGAGCAATACGGTAAGGACTACGAGAAGAAGGCTAAGAAGCCAGCGAATCTCGAGGAGATGGCAAACTATGATGAAGGTTCGAAAGCAGATGTTCAGCGCGTGCTTGGTGAGCATCCTTCACTTAAGGATCCTGCTAAGAAAGCTAAAGTTGATGCCTTCTTCCAGAAATATCACCCGCTGATCGCTATGAGTGCTCACAAGGTTCTCAACAAGCTTGGCCTTGACCACAAGAAGGGCGATGTTGACCTTGGGATGCTTCATGAAGCAGGGATGCATGGACTTATGCAGGCTATCAATGACTACAATCACGATCATCCAAGTCAGGCGTCGTTCGCCACGCACGCTGGGAACAAGATTCGCGGATTGCAGCAGACAGCGATGAGAGCGCAGGATCAGATCCCGCACGAGCTCAGAGTTGGAGCTAAGAAGTTTCAGCAGCAGAAAGCGGCACCGATATCCAAGCCAGATATACATTCCCTAGTGGCTAAGCACCCACCGGAAGTAGCTGATAGAATGAAGAGAATAGACACCTTCAAGCAAGTACATGCGCCTAAGGTACCTAAGCCTGAAGGAGGTAGTAATGAGTAACGACGGAAATAACCCAAACGATAATGGCGGTCAAACGCCAGACGGACTATTTGAAGATTTAGCTGCTGACCAGTTCATCACTGGCAACGTGCAGGGCACTGGCATCGTCAGGACGCCTACCGTTCAGCCTTTTCCCTCTTGGAGTACTAAGCAAGAAGAAGGCTTCAAGCGCTACCTTCCTGTCCCAACGCCAGCAACAATGAAGACGGGACCTCTGTTTGGTCTTCCGTTGAAGTCGTATCTCACTGGGCAAGAAGTTACAGATGATACGCTCGAGCGTTACATCACGGAAGCTATATCTGAGATTGAGCACACTCTCGATTTGTACATCACTCCGGTGACGTTCGAGGAGAGACACGACTACTCTCGCGAGATGCAGTTCTGGGCTTTCGGTTACCTTAAGGTACACCACTCGCCGATCTTGAACGTTGAGCGTTATCAGCTTACGTTCAACAACGGAATCGGTATTCCTGGATCGTTACCGCTCGTCGACATCCCGCTCGAGTTCATCCACGTGCAGCCTCAGGACGGCACAGTTCAAATCGTTCCAGCTCAAGGTGTAACTATCTCTGGCTTCATCATCAGCATTTACTCTGGCTTGGGATACCACGCGTTCAACTCGCAAGCTATCTCCTACTGGCCTGGCGCTGTGTTCGTCAAGTATAGAGCCGGCTTTGAGAAGCACAGAGTTCCAGCGTTGTTAGTTGCGCTCATTGAAAACTTAGCAGCTTATAAGTTTCTTTCGACTCTTGGTCCAGTGTTGTTTCCGTATAATTCCACCAGCATCGGCATTGACGGAACTAGCCAGAGCGTGAGCACACCTGGTCCGCTATTCCTGCAGAACAGGTTGGCTGACTTAGAGAAGCTTATTCAAAGTGAAATGGAAGCTGCTAAGGGTCACTATCAGAAGAGATTCTTGGTCGACTCGATCGGCTACTAAGAGGTTAAGATGGCTAAGGTTGATAAAGCTATTAGAGAGGTTACTGCAGACGGCAAGGAAGAGATTGTGCCAGGCAGAGAACCGCTCAAGAAGGATCCCAAGAAGAAGTTGAAGGATCGCTGGAAGGATCTCAAGAAGGCTCTCGATCACGAGAAGGCTATCCTTGATCTCCAGGAAGAGCAGGAACCTGACGAGGATGAACAGGACATGCAGGAGGAGCAATCTCCTGAAGGCGAACCTGTCGCTGCGGAAATCCCTGGGGACGACTCAGAGGTTGAAAATTCTACGGGCCCGGCGGATGAAATGGATCAACCGGACCAAGAGGAAGGCGATGAAGAAGCTAGTGAAGAAGCGCCAATGGATGATCAATCAGGAGTCGGAGAGGACGATGGATCTCAACTTCCTGACGAATCGGAAGGCGCACAAGAAGGCGACGAACAAGGCGGAGCTGATCCAGAAGAACTCAAAGCGGCCTTAGAAGAAGCGGGCTACTCTCCTCAAGAGATTGCTTACATCGTTCATGGACATCACGCTCCAGAGATTGATGAGACTAAGGCAGCCAAGGCTGACGCAACCAAGGCTATGTCCGAGGTTGAAGTTGAAAATGCTAAGAAGAAGTTTGATCTTGAGCATCAACTCGCTCAGAAGAAGTCAGAGCATGAGCGTCAATCTAAGGATAGAGCTCAGCAATTGGAACTTGAGCATAAGAAGCGCATGCAGGAGTTGGAGTATCAGAACGCCAAGATCTCTGCTCCCGATCCTGAGCTAGACAAGAACCATCGTCAGCGCATGCTCGATCTTGAGTATGAGAACGCTAAGAAGGCTGCTCCAGATACGGACTACGAGAAGAATCATCGCAAGCGCATGATGGATTTGGAGTACGAAGGTGCTCAGAAGAAGGGACAATCTGGCGATCCAGAGGCCGACAAGAAGGTGCAAGCTGAGATTGCTAAGTTAGAACTTGAAGCGAAGAGAGCTGAAATCCAAGCTCGCAAGCGCGAGATCGATCTTGAGCTTGAGTTCAAGGAGAGGGAGCACGAGCTTCGCTTGAAGCTTATGGAAGCTCAGATCAAGCAGCAAGCTAAGCAAAAAGATCAACTCTCCCAAGAGAAGCACAAGCATAAGCTAGCGGAAGCTAAGAAACCGCCTGCCAAGAAGCCACTTAAGAAGTCAGAGGACGAAGAGTATGAGCAAGAAGACGGACAAGACGTTACAGAAGTGTGATGAACTTATTGATAGGCTCACACAGCTGAAGAAGGCCTTGACGGCGACGAACGTCGCGTCGACCAGAAGGCCAGTGAACGCGCTCGGTGCTGGCTGGTCGCAGGATCCAAGCACTGGGGCGTTCCATCACAGCACGCACGGCGTCATCAGCACAACGAAGCATCCTGACGGCTATTACCAGATCACTCACGGTGGTCGCTCAGTCGGCAGAGCTGATTCTGCTGGCGCAGCAGGCATCAAGATCAAAAACTACATCGGTACGCTTCAACCAGGCGACGTCGGCATGCACAACCTTGATCCTATGTCTGTCGGTAAGAATGAGGACATGGATAAGTCGGGCTATGGTCCTAAAGGCGGCGGTCAGTACGATCCAGCAGCTAATGCTCGTCGAAAGGCAACTAATGTTGGGACTGAGAGATTTGGCAACCAGAGTGTTAAGTCTTACACTCACGGTAAGGCCTTCGCTCAAAAAACGCCTAAGGGCGCGGCGGGTCCAGTCAAGCAGTACACGCCAGAGCAGATTGCTGCTATCAATGAGGCTAGAAAGCTCAAGAAGACGGCTGAAGGCACTCCATGGGTTACTCACGGAAGCGTTCCTAACGCTGACCAAGAAGTGCAGAAACTTCAAGTCACTAACCCAGCAGTTCCAGGTGAGGATGCCGCTTTAGCTCAACTCACTAACTTAATGGCTAGTAAGAACATGATGCATGCTAGGACGCCTAGCTCTGAAGAGATGATTAAGGCCGGTGAGCGCATGTTCGGAGTTAACGAGCAAGCTCTTGAAAAGCAAGATCAGCAGTGGGGCGGCGCCATCAACAACTGGCTCATTGAAGCTCAAAAGCCGATCAGCGCAAGGTTCGCCTCCGAAGAGGAAGAGCAAGCCTATTGGGCCTCAATCAAGGTTAACGATTCCAAGCGCGACGACTACGGCTTCTAAAGCCTACTCGTGCTATAATTGACTTAAGAGCCTGTGAACGGTCACGGGTGCTTGGGACAATTGGAATGGCACTAGAGAAGCGCTTAATAGCGGTTCCCACGCAGTACTTTACTGCAGATGGAACCAATGAAGGACTTGTATCCATCGCTGACACCTCGTTATTCAAGGTGAAGCAGGTCGTATACATCATTGGCAACCACCTTCCAGATGTCGACCAGATAGAAGTCAAAAGAGTAGTAGACGCAAACCACATGTATGTCGGCCCGAAGGGTGGCAGCATCGATGCGCGCGTTGACATCTCCCTCTACACAACTATCCTAGGTGCTGGCATCGCCGCAAACGAGCAGCCAAGACCCTCCATCCCTAACGAGAGCGTAGAGAGAGCCACCTATGAGGAAGAGCCTACCCTAGCTCGCAGATCTATCCTGGTTGACAAGCTTGGCAACAAGTACGACCGCACAAACCTGCTTCCTGTTGACCCCGAGGGGCCATCGATCGCATCGACCAACAACTTGCTTGCGATGCTCGTGCAGGGATCAACTGTCATCAATCCGCAGGACTACTTAATTAACAACGAAGGATTCTTCGTCTTCGACAATGAAGGTAACCTAATAAAGGCGCAATAACATGGCTGGCAACAATATCCACTCACAGCTAACAGATCAGGCAGAGATTCACGTACCTAAGGGCTTTACTGAGGCCTCTAACCATACGGCCTTGACGAAGAGTACGGCTGGTCAACTCGTGTGGCGCGATCTTGATAGCTTAGGTGAAACTAACAACTTCACTGCAACCAGAGATCCGCTGCCTTCTGACGACAACACGCTCGGCTATGTTCCCGGTTCGCGTTGGGTTAACACTGCGACTCGCACTGAGTTTACTTGCGTTGACGCTGGTACTGGCGTAGCTCAGTGGCGCGTTCTCATCAAGAACAACTTCACCGGATCTGATCCTACGATCGCTGACGACATCTCTCAGGGATACTCCGTTGGCTCCATCTGGACAAACTCGTCTAGTAACGAAGTTTGGGTTTGCGCTCGAAACGACCTAGCTAACGCTGAATGGAAGAGCATAACTGCACCTGACATCGTTGGTCTTGACCACCGCACCTTGTCTCACCTAGTTGCTCCTGCTGACGATCACACGCAGTACGTGCACATCGACGGCCGTCGCGCGATGACGGGTGACTTGAGCCTCGGCGGAAACTCACTTACGAACGTTCTGCAGATTGACGGCGTTAAGATCCCAGATCAAAACGTCCTTCGCGTCAAGCTCAATCCAGGATCCGCAGAGTACTCTTCTGTTGCGGCAGCTATCGCAGCCGTTACTACTGCTTCTTCTTCTAACCCGTTTGCTATCTATGTCGGTCCAGGAGTATTCGTAGAGCCTCAGATCGTTATGAAGCCATACGTGTACGTGATTGGCTTCGGCTTAGACTCAACGATAATTCAAGCTGCCGACAACACCAACCATTTAGTGGTAGGATGCGACAATTCTGGCATCTCTGGTTGCGTACTCACTGGCTTAGTAACTGCTGGCAAGGCACTCATCTATCTTGCAAACACCTCTAGCACTCCTCAAAGTGCTTTTTGGGTTGAAGACGTAAGATTTGGTTCTGCTGATACTCTAGTTATTGCTGACGGTACTAGCTCATACTCCAACATCTTCATTAATAGCGCTCGCTATGGCGATGGCTATCAGTTCAACACTGGTTTCGTTGCCCGCACGACCGGATCTACTTATGGACGCGTAGTGTTAAGAAACTCTACATCCACAAAGATGACATCTCCTTATCCTGTCGACATGTTCGTTTGCGACGGCGCAGGATGCGAGATGAGCGTTAAGAGCTCAGTTGCTCGCACCGGTGTAGTTGGCGGCGGAGGAAACGGTTTCAGAGTTAGAAATGGCGGCTTGATTCGCGCGACCTCTGCTGACGTCATTGGCTTTACAGAGGGTATGTTAGTTGAGAACGTGGGTGCAGCACCTACTATTCTTGCTGGCATCGTTCTGTTTACCGACAATGCTCACGACCTGCGCGTCAATCATCCTGGTACTCAAGGCGGCATTGCGTGCGGTGCTAATGACGACGTTAACGTTTACATCAATCCAGCAGCTACGCAGTTTGGCTTTGTCATTTTGGGACTTGAAGACGGTGATGTTGTTGTCAGCGGCAAGGTTAAGCAGTTTCAACCAGACGGTAGCTTTACAGATGTTAGCACTTTAACTACTAACTCCTCTGCAGTTGGCTTGCTATCTGAAGGAGATATCAATCCTCCTGTCAGCGGTCTCACTGTTAATGTTGCTGCTGGCTACGGCTATCTGCACAGCGCAGATGGATCGCTTCATAAGGTGACGTGGCCAGATACTCCTTACACAGCTTCTCCAAACTCATCCGTTTACTTATATTTTGATGCGACGGCTACGCTGCAAGCAAACACGACGCTGCCGGACACTACCCAATACATTGTAGTGGGTCGAGTAGTATCTAACACTACAGACGTCATGATTATTGACGAATCTGGCTTCTTGAGCATGCATGCAGGAAGTGAGATCGGTCGCGCGTTGAGAAGTGGTCTTGGCGCAGTATACGTTAGCGGTTCTGTCGCCGCAGAAACCGGCACGCGCGAGCTGAGCGTAACACCGGGATCATACTACTACGGCGAGAGAAACTACCTAGCTAACGGTGGAACTCCAATCACGTTCACTGAGTTTTACCAAAACGGTTCAGGCGGGTACACCAATGTTCCTGGACAAAACACGGTAGATAATGCTAACTATGATAACGGTACTGGAACTCTTGCTCCTCTCACCGCTGGTTATTACGCTAAGCACTCTTTATATATCATCGGTGATTCCACTGGAGACTTTGACAGCGAGAAGTATTTCTTAGTTTATTCTCAGCAAGAATATAGTGTTCTAACTTTAGCTGAGCAAGGATCACTGCCTAATCCCCCAAACTTTTTGTCTGAAGGTGTGACGCTGATCGCTTCCATCATTGTTCAGCAAGGAGCTACGAATATCATTGAGGTGAGAGATGAGCGACCAATCATCTCTTCTAAGCGAGTTTCTACTGTTGCTGCTACAACGTTCCACTCCAACTTGCTGGGGTTGACAGTCGGCGACGACCATCCTCAATACTGGAGAGGTGACGGAACGCACGTTGCGACCGGTGACTTCAACTTGGGAACGCACAACATCACGAACCTTGGAACCGCTAACGGTGTTCACGTAGAAGCTCACGCTTCTAGGCATCAGCCGGGTGGAGCAGACGCTATCCCAACTGCGGCCCCTATCACCCAAAATCCTGATCAGTCTAACGCTGTCGGAACCTCTGCAAACTTAGCTCGTGCTGACCATGTCCACAACATTCCAACTGCGGCCGCAGTAACGTTGGACAGCAATTCAACTAATACTCAGGGTGCGTCGACCAGCTTTGCAAGAGCGGACCATACTCACCTAATTACGGTGGGAACACCTGTAACGCAGAATACTGATCAACTTAACGCCCCTGGTTCGGCTGCTGGATTTGCTCGCGCAGACCATATCCACAACATTCCAACTGGAACTGCTGTAGGCTTAAACGCTAACAGCACGAATGGTCAGGGTGCGTCGACTAGTTTTGCAAGAGCTGACCACACACATTCGATCTCGTCTGCTGCAGCTTCTACTCAAACACCTAACCAACCTAACGCTATCGGTGTTTCTGTAAGTTTTGCAAGAGCTGACCACGCTCACAACATTCCTACAGGTATTGCGTCTGGCTTGAATGCTGGCAGCACCAACACGCAGGGATCGGCGTCAGCCTTCGCTCAGCAAGACCACACGCACGCAATTGCGTCAGGACCGGCGTCAACTCAGAATCCTGATCAAGTTAATGCTACTGGCACGTCAATTAACTTTGCAAGAGCGGACCACGTTCACAATATCCCTACTACGATAGCAACGACTCAAACACCTAACCAATCTAATGCTCAGGGTGCGTCGACCAGCTTTGCAAGAGCGGACCACGTTCACAATATCCCTACTGGCATAGCTTCTGGCTTGAATGCAAATAGCACGAACACTCAGGGGACTGCTGCAGCTTTTGCTCAGCAGGATCATACTCATGCGATTGCAAGCGGCGCACCAACTAACCAAACGCCTAACCAAGCTAATGCGGCTGGCACTTCTGCCAACTTTGCAAGAGCTGACCACGTTCATAATATTCCAACTGGTGCTCCTAGCGCGTTGACGCCTAATGCCGGCAACACTCAGGGAACTGCTGCAGCCTTTGCTCAGCAAGACCATATCCATAACGTGCCTACTGCGGCACCTGCTAACCAGACGATTGCAGCTGCTGCAGCCGATGGATCTGCCTCTACGTTTGCTCGTGCTGACCACATTCACACGTTCAGCGTCGCAACTCCTACCGACGTTGGAGCTGCTAACGCAACTGGTACTTCTACCAGCTTCGTGCGCGCTGACCACGTCCATAAAGGTGTTCACTCTGTTAAGGCCAACGCCGGATCTCAAGAATTTGGTGACTTGACGTTTGCCAACGGTACCGGTGTCACGGTTAGTGACGTTTCTGGAACGTTTACTGTTGATACTACGTTTGGACCTAGCGAACTTGTTCCTACAAATGGCGGTGGCTTAGTTCTCAACTACACGGCAGGTCGCGTTCGTATCAATGGAACGTTCTATTCTATAACTGCTGGCAACATAACGCTAGGTGCCAACGTAACTAACGGCAGAGTATACGTTAACACTTCTGGTGTTGTTACTGACGGTGGAGCTATTGCTCAAGCTCCAGCAAACTCTGTACCTATCGCTGTATACACGACTGGTGCTTCTACCATTACATCAATAACGGATCACAGAACGTTCTTAAGCAATCAAGTTGTCTTCGCGTCGGCTATTTCGATTTCTACCGCAACGACTAATACGATTGGTACTTCTAATAACTTTGCTATGGCTGACCATACTCATGCTGTATCTATTCCTAATAGCAGAGTAACTGGAACTTCTATCTTAAGTACGACCAGTACTACCTACGTTGTGGCAACTGGTCAAACGCTAACGCCAGTTGCTGGTACGTATTATGTTGCTGCTAGAGCTATCTCCAGTGCAACCACTAACGGTCATAA